AGGATTACAGGCATCAATTTTGCAACAGCAAAACAAAGATCGCCAAAAACTTTCATTTTTACCACCTATCAAAAAGAAGTTCATAAATAAGGAAAGTCAAACCCCAAACGAAAAAGCAGAGGAGGGCGAGCAGCGCAACGGCTAAGATTATAAACGGGAAATTCATTAAAATACATACCACGCCGCAAAGGAGTGCTATTGCAAGGACAAGACTGACGATTACTTTTATGGCTTCAATCATACGATTGCTCCTTTCCTATTTTCTATCTATATTATACCATAAAAATATTTTTATGTCAAACTACTGGGGTAGCGAGAAAATTTTATTTTTAATATTATAAAATTAGATATTAGATAGAATATGAAACGCCGGCCAGGTGTGGAAAGGAGGAGAAGGCGTTTGGCTGATAAAAAAATTAGAATAGAAGTCGAAATTGGCCCTTAGGGAGGCTTATTAAAAAATGGTTCATATTTTTATGGGGCCCTAAGGGATGAGGTCATAGAAGCATTGGGTGGCGTTGAAAAAGTAAAAGGAGAATTAAGAAGTACTAAACAAGAAGTTTGGGTAACTGCATCAAATATTAATAAAATAATAGCTTCTTAGTTAGGAAATTATTTTGAATATGCTACTTATGATGCTTTAATGAAAATTATTAGTGCTGATCCTGACGTCGATAAAACAAAAACTAATTTTGCAAGTTTAAATGCAGAAGGTAGAAAAAATTCTATTCTTACACTTCTTAGTAATTTTATTTCTCAATCAAGGTTAAATTAGTTTATTTAGTAGGCAAATGCTTAGGCACACCAGGGTGCAGCTTTATTTTGGAATGACTATCGAAAAAGATTTATAAACAATAGAGGAAAAATAGAATAGAGTATTGAGCTAGAATGGCTTGGAGGAGGCGGAGGCATTGGAGATTTAAAACTAATTATTGGTGATGTTGTATGGATGATAGAGTGTAAATATTATAGCGCTTATACTGCTAATACTACAGGTATTCATTATTTTAATTTATCTGATGCGAGGGATAATTTTAAAATGTCTTTTTGGAAATTTTTAAAACAAAAAGGTCATCCTTATTGGTATTCACGAATACCATCTCAGAAAAACACTTGGTATAATAATATTACAAAAGGAGGATTTTGGAGCTGGCTAAAAGCAGAAGCCTCAGATTTAGGTAGTGATAATGCTGCATTATTAAGTTATTTGTTACAAAAAGGCCAATAGTATGAAGTATTAAAATATTGGCAGTCTAAGGGAGCGAATGTAACTACTGGAGGGCGAGGAATTATCACGGGAGTTAAATATTCGGCTTCTACTTAGAATCCAAAAATAACAGTAGATATAGATTTAGACCAAGTAGTGAGTAAATTAGATGTTGCTATTTAGAAAAAATAGGCATAGATAGAGTTTTTCAAAAAAGAAAAAAAGAAAAAAACATTAATAGGATCTGCGTCTTTACCTACTGAGACTTTGGAAACAATCAAAAATAATAGTATTGATGCAAAACCATCAGCAGATGGAGAAGGATGGATTACCCATCTTGCCTTTATTTTATAGAGAGATATGCTCTCTCCATTTCCAATTCAATAATTTAGTAAAAGGAGGGCCTTATAATGGCTATCAACAAAATCAACTTAAATAGTTTTGGTAACTTACCTGAAATTGAAATTAAGTATCTTCAAAAAGAGGGTTAGGTAATTACCATTCAAACAAAACTTCCATATGAAGAAATTTTTAATTTGATCCAATGGGCGGTAAATCTGACTTTAGGAGATCATTCTTTTATCAGTGAACCTTTAAGAATTGTTATTTAGGATTTGGCTATTGTTAAAGGTTTTACCAATATCAATTTAGATAAGATGGATTTGGTTAATTGTACCGCACGAGATGTATATGAAATTTATGATATTTTGATGGGACATGATATTATAGAGGAAGTTAAGAATTTAATTAACGGGAAATAGTTAAAGTTTTTTGAAGAGACCCTTCAAAAAACTTTAGTAAATATTACCGCTTATCGAACTAGTGCTGCAGGTATCTTAGAAAAATTACAGGATGATAAAATGGCAGAGATTATGCAAGCAGATGCTTTAAAGAATTTGTTGGATAATGACAAAGATGTAAATAAGATAATTGAAATGTTCCAAATGATGGGAAATTAGATTTCAGAAAAGACAAAATAATTTAAAAAGGAGGGGTAAGAATTGGCTATCACCTTTTAGATAGGCTTTTCCGCAGACACAAAATAGTTTGAGTCTTAGTTAAGCCGAATAAGAAGTGAAATCGAAGCCGCTTTCAAAGCTCCAACTGCTGGTAAGGGAATGAGTGACGAAATTGCCGCGGCAGTAAAATAGGCTCAAATACTTGAAACGGCGATGAAAAAAGCCACTACTGACAAAGGGCTTTCCTTCCGTAGTTTAAATAGTGAGTTATAGAAAGCGGGTACAACTGCCACCGAAATGGTAGCAACTTTAGCAAAAGCGGGGCCTGCTTTTGCTGGTTCTTTAGATTCATTTTTAACTGCCTTTGCGACCGCAGATAGAAGTTTAATTAGTATAAGTAGTAAACTTAAAGAAATGCAGCGAGTAATGACACAATCAATTAAATTCACTGCTGCTGCACAAATCCAGCAATTTGTTTATGGACAAGTTTAGGAAGCTATTTCTTGGGTAAGAGAATTAAATTCAGAATTAAATACCATAGCCATTGTCTCTGGTAAATCGGCAGAAGAAATGAATAAAGTTTTTGAATCAGTAATAAAGAACTCTAAAGAACTACGAGTAGCGGCGGACGATTATGCTTATGCCGCACAAATTTTCTACCAATAGGGCCTTGGAGACGAAGAAGTTGAACGTCGTTCTTAGATCACAATAAAAGCAGCTTAGGCGGCAGGGTAGTCTACCCAAGAAATGTCACAATAGTTAACTGCTGTTTGGAATACTTACAATATGCAGGGTGAGCAGCTTGAAAGAGCAGCTTCAGTCGGTGCACGTATGGGTGCTGAAACAGCGGTTGAATTTAAAGACATTGCTACTGCTATGCAAATTTCTGCTTCTGCAGCTGCATAGATGAATGTTGAATATGATATGCTGGCGAGTATCATTGCTACAGTTGGTGATACAACTCAGCAATCAGCTTCAGTTATTGGTAATGCTTACAAGACAATTTTTTCACGTTTTGATCAATTAGTATCAACAGGGACCGATGGAGAGGTTACTTTAGGTAGAGTATCATAGCAATTAAGTGATTTAGGCGTTAAAATTCTTGATGCTAATGGAGATTTAATTCCATTAGGAGAAACTATTTTAGATTTAGGTAACCGTTGGGAAACATATTCATAGAAATAGTAGATTGCTTTGGCAGAAGCTATCGGTGGAACAAGACAATTAGGTTAGGTTCTTGCGCTATTTAATAATTGGGATAAATTTATGGAAAATTATGAGTCTGCTTAGAGTGAAGTTGGATCAGAAACTTTAGAAGAGCAGTATCTCACTTCATTAGATTCTTTAGATTCTGCTATGACTAATTCCGCAGAGGCTTGGGGTCGAGCTTTTAGCAATATTTTCCAAGAAGATATGTTAAAAGGATTTTATAATGGTCTTGAAGATATAGGAAATACTGTTGGAACTATTTTAGAGAGTTTTGGCGGATTACCAGGAATTTTAGCGATAATCGGCGCTTATTTATCTAGAAATATTTTAACTGCTGCCGTTAAAGTACGCAATGAATTTAAGACATGGAAAGATTCTTTGACTTTTGAGAATCAGTTATTATCTGCAGATAGACAATTAACTGATATGAAAGCTAAAGTTGAATCGGTTCATTTTAACGGACAAACATCAGCAACTGCTTCTCAACAAAGTATTATAAATAATTCTTATGATTAGTAGAAATTAGATTTAACCGGACAAATTACGCAAGCTACGATTAAATTAAATTCTATCGAAAAGAATGGAACCACAGAGACAAAAAATAAAGTACAATGGTTGCGAGAAGCTTTGGCAACATCTTAGCAATTAGGATTAGAGGCAGTAAATAATTTAAAAATTGTTCAGTAGGATGCTAAGCAGCAAGAAGTTATTGTTCAAGGAATGAGAAATCGAGCAAAGGTGCTTAGAGAATTAGCCAGCAAGCAAAATGATCCAACTGAATCAATAAAGACTTCTTTTGAAGCTAATACTTTAGAAAAACAAGCCGACTTAATGGAAGATATGCTAAATATTTAGCAAGCAATTTCCAGAGTTGATAATGATGGAGTAACAGCATTTTCTGAAGCAGTTGGAAAGATGGGAGACGATTTAGTTAGTTTTAATCCAGAATTTGAAACTTTTGGCGAAGAATTAAAGACTTTAAGTTAGAATATATAGAATGATGGTTTAAATGGTTTTGTTGATAATATGGGCACCTATGCTTTAGAATTAGATGCAATTATTGATAGTATTGACGGAACTGATGCCGCCAGCGTTAGATTAAGAAATAGTTTAACTTAGTATAGATCTTAGATTTAGAATGTAATAAGTTCTTAGCAACAATTAAGAACTGCTTTACAAGATACTACTAATTTCGCAGGATAGATTGATGCTGCTTTTAAATTAGCTGGAACATCTGCCGCTCAGTTTGGTCAAACTCTATTGACTGCTTTTTCTAATGCGGCAATGTTAGGAATGCAGTTAAGCGCTCTTTGGAACACTTTGAGTAGTGGAGAAGCATCTTTTGGTGCAATCGCTATTCAAATTGGATTATTACTTCCTTCTTTAATTGCTACCGGAGCGTAGTTTATCGCTCTATATAAATCTTTAACCGCTGCTTTAACTACGTTAGGAGCGGAAACTTTGGCCACTAAAGCAAATGAGAAAGCAAAAGAAGATTTAACAAGAGCAACGAATGAATTAGCCGCAGCGGAAGAAAGATTAAAAAATGCGTAGAAAAATGGAGCTAGTTAGCAGACTATTGACGCCGCTAAAAATGAAGTTTAGGCAAAAATGAGACAAAAAGAAGCGGCTTAGAAAAATTGGAATGATATAGTTGGGAAAACAGCGGCAAACAGTAGTAAAAAAGACTTACTTAAAGGTGGATTATCCGGTCTTAAATAGGGCGCCGCTCAAGGACTACAAAAAGTAGTTTCGCTGTTGACAAAAATCCCGCCTTAGGCAGCAATTGCAGTAGCAGCCGTGGCAGCAGTTACAGCCGCTGCAGTATTTGCTTATAATGAATGGAAAAATGTTTAGCCTGAAGCCCAATTAAAAAAGGCAAAAGAGGCCGCTAAGGGATTGGCTGAAGCTGCGGCAGCGGCCAAAGAGGAAGCTGATAATTTAAGAACTTCTATTGAATCTTACGATTCTGCAGTAACTACTTTAAAAGAATGCGAACGCGGGACCGTAGAATGGAATGAAGCTTTAGTTGCAGCTAATCAATCAGCCTTAGAATTGATTAACACTCTTGCAGATGCGAATATAAATATCGAAGGATTGTATGAAAGAAATGAAGATGGTCTTTTAGCAATCAATTCTGCAAGATTAGAAGAAGCATAGGCTTAGTTAGATTAGCAAGCTATGGGCGCATCTTTTGCATCAGCCGCAGGAAGAGCAAGAGTAAATGAAGCTCAAAGAAATGTATAGGGTAGAGATATAGCGAGAGATATTAGTGGAGTATCAAGTGATTTTTGGTCTGGTGTTGGTGCTTTTATGGGTAATGCTCTTGTGCCTGGTCCAAATATTTTTGATAGTAATGCCGATATTCAGAATAAGATAGATCGTTATTTGGATGATTTATTAGCAGCAGATGGCCCAGAAGAATTTTAGAAGGCTATGTTGAAAGCAGGAATTGAGGTTACTAACTTTAATGCAGATATCCAAGATATTCAAAATGCAGTACAAGAATATGGGGCTTCTTTAAACAATGCGTCTCAATAGTTAGAGGCAGCAGCAAAAGCGACTGTTGACTCTATGATTGGTGATGATTATAATGATGAAGTTAAAGATTTATTGGGAGAGTCAGTAGCCAGAAGATAGGAAAAATTAGATGATTATTATTTGGCAGCATTTGATTCTTTCTCTAAAGCAGATCCTTTTGAAGAAAGTAATGCTTTATATAATGATATGATTTAGGCATATAGAGATTATATGGGAGATCAATCAATTGAAGCCGCAGATAATTTTGCTAGAGGAACAGATACAAACAGAACTTTTGGATTTATGATAGATGGAGAATTAAAAGAAGTAAGGGCAGAAGAGATGGCCTCTATTATGGCTTCTCAAGAAGCTCTTGAAGGATTAGCTTCATCAGCGGAAAATTTGAATAATATACTCGTTAAATTAGGAAGAACTGCTGAAGGGGAAAATATCAAAAATGTAATGCTAGAAGGAAATATGAATACCGCTACTTCTGGTGAATTAATTTAGAATTTTGATGGCGGAATAATGCAAGATTATTTCGGAGCAGAAATGAGCGCAGGATTCTTTGAAACTTGGGACTATTTAAAATAGGCTTTTGGTAGTACAAAAGAAATTAGTGCCGCCGCGAAAGAAATGGGTATGGGATTATTTGAATTTATTCGCTATATTTAGGATGGGGTTAATGCTTCTATTGATACAATGCAAGAATTAGGCAAAGATATGGGTGAGACTGCGAGAACTATTTTTGAAGGGATTGATGTTTCTAATATTGACATCGGAGGGCAAGAAGCTATAGCAGAAGCAGTTTCTTCAACTTATCGGTCTAGTGGAAAAGAAAGTGCCAATTATTTAAGTGAAATTTTTAAAGAAGCAGGCGATGACGCCGGAGAAGTTGCTAAAATTATAAATAGTATAGATTGGACACAGAATGATGCAATGTATTAGGTAAATTAGGCGTTAGAAGAATAGGGCATTTATTTAAATACATCAACAGACGCTTGGAGAAATTATTCTTTTGCTGCTCGCGAAGCGGCGATTGCAACATAGGATGTTAATGATAGATTAGAAACTTTTAAACAAAATCTAAAAGATTTTAAAGATGTGACATCAGATATTGAATTTGGCACAGTTATTTCAGACGAAGACTATCAAAATTTAGTTGAATATAATGAAGCTTTGTCTGAATTTTTTATTCAAACAACAGATGGATGGAAAATGATTTCTGAAGATACCGCAGGATTCTAGTCTTAGGCTGCTGGAGTAGTTGGTAGTCTTTCAGAAATGAAGGATGAATTAAAAGATTTCAACAGAATAGGATCGATGATGGATTTTTCAGAAGACGGAGGGAGAGCAGGAAATTATTGGGATAGATATGATTCCGAAGGTAACAAGAAAGATACTTTGACTTTGGCCACTTAGTCAAATAATCTCGCTGGAAGAGAACGTTTTGCTGGTGCTCCGATTGATGCCGCTTTTGAATATTTTGGATTGGATAAGGGAGCTTTTGAAGAAGCCACTTAGTATATTATTGATAAATAGAATGAAATCAAAGAGGGAACTATTACAGAAGAAGATTTAGCAGAAGATACTTATTATTAGGATGCTTTAGCAGATATGGAGTTATTTTATGATAAGGCCGCTCAAATGGGAGAGCAATATTCCGCGGGAATGTTTGAAGAAACTCGTGCAGAAGAAATGTGGGTAGACGCAATGGTCAGTAGTATCAATGAACTTGGTGGGGCTTTGGCTTCAGGAGCTATCAGCGCGGAGACTTATAATAAAACTTTTGCATCAGTTGTTTAGAAATAGGCAGAAATGTATGATTTAGATTATGAAGATGTCGTTGATTAGGCAAACGCTTTAGCAGATGCTTATGAATTAGATGCTGAAGCAGCTTCTGAATTAGCGATTCAAAACCAAAGAATGAATAAAGGAGTTTCAACTTTAAGCGAAAATTGGGAAGATTGGTAGAAAATTTTGAAAAAAGCTGATAAAACTAATATGGATTATATTGATACCGTTTAGGAAACTACAAAAGCGATTGCCGACCTAGTAGGAACCTCTGAGGATTTGGAACTTTCTGAAGAATTTTTTGATAGTGCTGAGAATATGGAACTATTAGGAAAAGCTGCTGAAGGCGATGCCAAAGCTATAAATGAATTGGGGACCGTAGTCGCCCAAGATTTGGTTAAATAGATTGAAGATATTCCAGAAGAAGGAGTATCTTTAACAATAGATACTGGAGAAATAATCAATATTAGTTAGGATTAGTTTAATACAGCCAGAAGCAATGTACTCGCAGGATTGCAAACATTAAGAACGGCTATCGCAAATGGTTCAATTGGTATTGGAGATCCTTTATCTAATGCTTTAGGAAATACAACAGTTGACTGGGCGACAGATTTAAATACTATGGCGATGGCAACTTAGATGTCTGTTCAAGAAATGAATGATATTCTAAGTTCCGCTGGAGTTTAGGCAAATGTTACCGTTGCTCATGTGCCAACTAAGGTAGAAGTACCAGAATATACTACTGAAGAAACAGTCGAAAAAACTGGCGGAGGTATCTTATCTGATTTTGGACTAGTTCCTGCAACATATAGAAAAACTTCTAAAACTTATATTAGCGGACATAAAAAAATGGATAGCTATATTGATGTAGCTTAGATCGATATGGGCGAAGATGGACAATCTCCAGATATTAAATATATTGGAGGAGGAAGTGTTGCTCCTTCTTCAGTAAGTACTCCGACAACAAGTGGAAACGGTGGTGGAGGCGGCTCTAAATTTAAACCAGAGGAACACGTTGATGAGCAAGATAAGGTACATGAGCGTTATGAAAATTTAACAGAAGCTCTTGAAGATATGACTCGTCAACTCGATCGTTTTTCTGATGCCGCGGATGACGCTTGGGGAGCTGCTCGTATCCGTCAACTTCGTGGATATAATGCTCAAATTTAGCAAATTGCAAGAACTTAGAAACAATTAATTGAAGAAACTAAAGAATATTATAAAATAGATAAAAATACTTTAATGGCGGATGCTAATATTGCTTCTATGGCTCTTTGGAATCCTGGCGAATATGGCTCTCTCGCAAACCCAGAGGATATTCGTCGTTGGATTGACGAAGAGATAGCCGTAGCTACTGCAGGAATTAATGCAGAAATTGATGCTTATAATGCTCGTGGCGTAGACGATCAAGATGCTCTTGATAAGGCGAAGGAGCCTTACGAAGATCGTATTGAGTATCTTGAAGGTTTAAATGAAGACCTTGACCAAATGCTTGAAACAACGGATTTATTGTAGGACCGCCTTGATGAACAAATGCAAAATATCTATGACTGGATGGCGAATAAAGTTGAAGAAATGGAGTATAAACTTGAATTTAAATTAAGAATTGATGAAAGCGATTTTGACCGTCTTGAGAATCTTTTAGATAGACTTGGCGATACGGGAATTATACTTGGAGATAGTTTTGAAACTCTTTCTGATATGATGAGTAACATCATGACAGAATAGGCTCCTGCAGTATTTGAAGCAATCGACCGAGGCTGGCAAATTGCAAATAATATTGTAACTCCAGAAAATCAAGATTACTTTGAAGGTCTTTTTGGCCCAGAAGTGTGGCAGGAATATCTCGATAATAATGGCGGATTACCTGCTGAGATTATGGAGTTCTTACAAGATTAGAAAGACGCTCTTTATGATATGATTGACCAAGTAGTTGATTTGGCCCTTGAGCAATTAGACGCCATTTTTACAAAGATGGAGCAATGGTTTGAAAAATATGCCCGTTTAACAGATTAGTTAGATGTTGCTGTAACAAAAATGGACACTTTACAAGAAATTCTTGATTTTAAAGGAACTAATTATTTAACTGAAGGTGGTCGTCAAGTTCAAAGACGTCTTAATGAAGAGCGTATGAACGCAGCGGGGACCCAGGCCAAAATTGCAAAATCTCAGCTTGAACAAGCTAAGCAATGGGCAGCTACTGTGGAAGCAGAATATAATACAATGAAAGAAGCATATGATAACGCTTCTGATGAAGAAAAATCTGCTTTAGCTGGCGGAGTAAATGAGCTTTATCAACAAATGATTGAAGCTTAGGAACAGGTAACTGATTTTGAAGGTGAATTCGCAGAGTCAATCTCTGAAATCTTTAGTACTGCTCAAGACGTGCTTGAATAGGAAAAAGAAATGGCAAAAGCAAATATCTCCGCGACCATTGGCGGGTTATTCTCTGATATTGATGAAATGATGAATATGTATTCTGCCGTTGATAGTTGGTCTAATACGCACTTAGATGATTATGATAAGAATTATTTATTAGGTGATTTACAATCTCAATTTGATGAGGCAACAGAGAATATCAATGTTGATTCTTATGAAGGATTAGCGCAATGGTAGGAACAATTAAATAAGTATAAGGAAGATGGCCGAGACGTAACTTAGGAAGAAGTTGATTTGTTACAAAAGGCCCTCGACCTTGAAATTGCGAGAGCAAACTTTGAAGATGCACAAAATGCAAAAAATACTATGCGTTTGGCTCGCGATGCTTCTGGTAACTGGAGTTATATTTATTCTCAAGATTAGACTTCTTCTAATTAGGCGGATGAAATTGCAAGACTTGAATATGAATATAAAAAGGCTTATGAAGAGATGCAAGATTCTTTTGGCGAGAATATTATGGATATGGCTGGTCAAATGAAGAATGTGATTGAGAATATCAATTATCAGTTATATTTCTCTTCTGAACAATACCGAAAGATGATCGATACTCAACTTGATATGCTTAGTCAGTAGATGATTGCTTCTGGAGCTACTATTGAGCAAGTAACAAGTATTATGGGAACAGGAATTAAAAATTGGCAGTATGATTTCAGTCAATCAGCTGCAGGCATTGTAACTGATACCCAAACAATGGAAGAGATGATTGATAAATTCCTTGTTGCTCTCGTTGGTACTTCTGAAGGTTATATCCCTGGAAATACTTCTTCTGGTGGTTTCTATGGCGATTGGATGACTGCATAGAAAGATGTTGCTTAGGTAGTTAATGAAAAGGGCGAGGAAATTGGTGAGAAATTTGGCCTTATCCAAGAGGATATTGGCGGGTATATTGATGAAATTGTTGCTGGTGAACAAGGTTCTTTACATTATTTAAAGATTGAAACTCAAACTACTTAGGAATTTATGGATACTTATTTAGGATATATGGAAAATGATTGGTCAGATACAGAAGATTATTTAATGGGATAGATTGGCGAAAAAGGTGATACTCAGTAGGGAACTATTACTGGCGATATTCATTAGATTGACCAAGCCGCAGAAGAAATGCGAAATGATACTCTTGGGGAATTTGATGGTTTACTTACAGGCCTTTAGAACTGGGGTGTCAACTTTAGAAGTGAAGTATAGACTTGGATTGATAAATTAGAAGAATATATAAATAAAATTAAAGAAGCTGAAATTGCATCTGAAAAGAAGATGGATGATGAATCTTATGTAAACGAAGAAGTTAATAAAGTTGAAACTCAAGAACCCGCAAAGCCTTCTGCTCCTTCTAATACTGAAGATTCAAGTACAGCTAAAGCTGCCGCAGCTTATGAAAATGCAATGGAAATTTATAATAAAATTAACAGAGGACTATATCCAAATGGGGGAGCAAATCGTCGAGCCAAAGCTCTTTCGGAAGGATATACTGAAACAGAATACGAAATTGCTCAAGAGTTGATTAATAAAGTATACCCAGTAGCAAAACGAGGTTAGGGGATTCAATGGGACACTGCTGTGGCACAAATTAAGGCAAAATATTTTGCTTCTGGCGGTTTAGCTGATTATACTGGTCCTGCTTGGTTAGATGGGTCTTATTCTAAACCAGAACTTGTTTTAAATCCAGAGGATACCCAAAATATTTTAAGTACAGTAAAACTTATGAGAGAAGCTGTTGCTTAGAAGATAGCTGCTTTAAACGGACGCAATATTAGTGGAGCTGAGCTAAAGAGTTTCGCGGATAAAGCACAAACTATTGAATAGCAAGTGCATATTGAAGCCTCTTTCCCAAATGTTTCTGTTGCTGCAGAAATTGAACAAGCATTTAATGACTTAATCAATCAAGTAGCACAGTATAACATTAAGAAATAAGATTGAAAGGAGAAATACAATGGCAATCAATGTTCAAGGCTTTTATGATGCTATTAACAATATTGCTAATTAGCAAGTAAATGCCACGCCAAAAGATTTAACAATTAACGCTGAAATTGTTAATCTCTACAATGTAGATACTGGCGAATATAAAGTTGAGTACCAAAGTAATACTTTCTCCGCTTTCGCTGTCGAACCGACAGTAACTTACTCCCTGGGCGAGCACGTATACGTGCTCGTCCCTTAGGGGGATTTTTCGCAGAGAAAGTTAATTTTGGGTAGAGCTGTCGGATAGCTTTCTGAGAGTCAAACTCAAGATTTAACAAATTTTTATATTGATTAGGGTCCAAACTGGTATAGTGAAGAAGATCATACTTATTTACCAAATTATGAACCTCTTCAAATATGTGCTATTAGTGCTTCTTCTAAAAATGATTTAGTAAGGGATCCCACTAATTCCAAGGCACCTAATTATGAGGATTAGGGTTATCGCAGATGGTCCCCAGAAGAGATGAAAGAATATCGAGACCCTATGATTAGATATCCAGCTTCTTATATGTCAGAAGAAGAATTAGAAAGAGTAGATGCAGAATTTTAGAATTATGCGAAATTCTTTGAATATTTAAAAATTGGGGCAAGTTTTAGAACTTCTTTTTTATCTTCTCATTCTGCTGGCAAATATTATCTTGAAGCGACCTTTATTGCTAATAATCCAAAATGGGTACCAGAAGATGATCCTTTATATGATTTAAGAAAAGATGAAGACCCTTATATTTTTATTTCTTATAAATTAGGATTTGAAAATTTTAATGGCTCTCCTTATTAGATGCCAGTCTCTACACCTCAAAAAGCATATTATAAGATTGACCCAGGAGTATTAAAAGGATTATATAAAGTCTCGCTAATGCAAGATGGGTCTTTGGTTTGCGATGTTAAACCATCTTATGATGAAAATGGTAACTTAGTATATAGAGTACCAGAAGATAATGTTGACGATACAAATAATATTTTTGCTGAAGATATTGAAATTAGATTTTGCCGCAGAGTAAACCTTCTTGATACGCCTTATTTTGTATGGATTGAAATGCCAGAAGGCGATTCAGTTTATGCTCCTGATGGAGATAAGGTCGGTAAAGACTCTATAAATTTAGTTCCACATATGTATCACTACGCTCAAGAAATTACAGATTAGTGTAAAATAATGTGGTTTAGAGAGGATTTAAGTATTCCCGAAGAAAATAATCCAAATGATGGCGACAGAGATGAAGATGGTCGAGTATGGACGTTCTATACAGGCCCAGGATGGCGGCCTATTGAGCAATTTATTGACGGGATGCAATAGGATTATCGAATTGAGGACGATAATTCTTTGACTGTTAATATGTCTGCCGTTCCATGGCAATGGCGCTATAAATTAGTATGTCTATATAAAAACGCCGAAGATCATCCTTTTGGTGAAGATATAGCAACAGTAATTAGAGCAGATTCTAAATATGACTTATTTATTGAGAATTTTACAGATAAAGGTAGCAATAACGAACTTTTAAGAATTTCTGATAATAATGCTTTAGTGGGAGTAGATATAAACCCCGCAACAGGAGTATTTTATCCCGAATGGTTTGGCACTTGGTATATGCAGTTAGATGACAATAGTTATAATTTAATTGATCCTCCATATTTAAATGGCCCATTAAATATTTAGGCATTTTTAAGTTATGAACACGTGCTATTTAGAGTAGCTTGTTACGACCCAATGTTAGTAAATCCTCCTGATGGAGTATATGATATTACTACTATGCGCCAAGTAGAGGAAATCGGCTATTTAACTTATGAGCTAAATTCTGCTACTGATCTAGGGCTGCTAATAGATTGGGAAGGAACTAAATCTTTTAATTATACTGCTCTTGGTTAGGCTTATGATCACGTAAGTAAAAAAGAATATACTTTAGCGCCTAAACTCAGTTGGGTCCATGATATTTCAGCCTATGATTTACAACTTTATGCTCCAGATGGTTAGCCTCTTGGTTCAAGAACTTTCTATAATCCTGATTCTACAGTAACAGATCCTGCTACTCTCGCAGGAGTGGGTTATACCCCAGCTTCATCTATGCTAACTAATATGTATTAGGATAGTAATAACGTTCTTCATTTCAAAGTACGTCAAGAGTATGAAGCGGATAGAGTTGGAGGGGCCAAAAATACTGTTACTTGCCGAGTACATACAATTAAAGATGATATGTGGTATGAATCAAGTTGTGAAATTGTTTTTACAAAAGATGGTCAGCAAGGAACTCAAGGCACTGGATGGACGGCGCCACTTGATTTAACTAATTCAGTAGCGCATAGAACAAAAGTTGTAGATAATGAAACTGGAGAAACTACTGTCAATTCATCTCCTGCTTTTACTTTAAAACTTGGTTTTCCAGCGTTTCCAATGGTATTGCACGAAAGAGCGAATGAACCAGGGGTATATGATTAGGATCTAAAGCAGAACAGAATATTTTTACGTCCATTTGTAACTAAAGATGGAAAAGCTATTGAAAGCATTGCAGATATTGGTAAAGAAAGAGAACATTATAGATTAAAGATATATTGGGATGTTTCATTCCCCCAAAATGCTAAAAATCAGTATGCCGCTGGCGCCTCTTTCTTGAGAATCTGCGATCCAGAAACAGGAACCCCGCTCAGTGAACTTGGTGGATAGAAACAAAAGAGAATACGTCCTATTTTAAGTAAAACTGGTACAACACGAGAGCCAGGTATCCAAGCAATGACTACTTGGGCATATAATGACCCTAAGGCTCATCAATACGGCGCAGTTGAAATTCGATATGAGCCTGGCGCAGGTATGGATAGAGATATTGAATATGGACAAAAATTATATCATTCAGATTTAATGTATCGTTTTGTAGTAAAGTGTCAGGTTGATGTAGAAACTAATTTAGCTACTGATGTTATTACCAGAAAAATGGGCGCCACTATGGGCGAATATGAACAAGCATATGAAGAGTCTTATACATGGCATAGAATTAAATCTATAAATTCTTGGTATGCGGTAGATGTATTTATTGAAAATAATGGTGAGGCGAATCATTTTGACCCAAGAATGGTTTCTTGTAATTGGCCTTGGGACTTGTAGTATGATTCAAGAGGTAAAAACCCAGTAATTGATGCAGATTATCTTGAATTTTACTATGGTTTTTTCCCAGATAATGAAGTAAAAACAGAGGGACAGTATATTGATCCACTGGCAGATCTAACTCCTACTGTTCAAAGTATTTTTGAATCTCCAAATCCATTATTAAGTGATCCTAATTATGCAGCGAAATTTGAATCAGAATAGTAGTATCAAACCGCAATATCAGCGTTGCCTGAAAAAGTATTTAAGTTAAAACCTAAATCTACATTAAACTGGCAAGAAGGTACTGTTGGCGTTCTTCATGGATTTATTTAGAGTGATCCAGAAAAAGGAATTACTGGAGGAGAATTTTTTAGAAATCAGATTTATCATTGCAATACTTATGATAATGTTGACATAAACGGCTGGGATGGAGAAGGTATTGACATTAATGAAGAAAATGGCACTATTTTTGCTCCGACAATTGGCGCCGGTTTTAAAGGTCCCTTAACAAATACTTTTACTGGAGTTTTGATGGGAGTTAATACTGCATTTTTAAGAAAAGACGAATATGAAGATGAAAATGGGCAGAGTTAGTAGTACAGTATTCTTCAATATGATAGCGTCGCAGAAGAAGAGTTAAGAACATATCCTTATATGACCGGCATCTTCGGCTATCAATGTGGATATGCTTCTTTTGGTATCCTTGAAAATGGTACCGCTTTCTTCGGTCGAGCAGATCGCGGCGGTAGAATTATTATCGACGGTTATAATGCCACTATCTATGGAGGCGCTAATGGTTCTCTTGGTTCTCCAGAAATTGGAGATGATATGTGGAATAATATGCGTCTTACTTTTGTCGATTTAACTCATGCGACTTCTGGTTATGAAAATACTTATACCAATGAATATGGAATTATTACTAAACAAGATGATTCTATCTCAACTATTGAAGATGATGACCCAACTACTGCCGGTAATACTGGGGATAATAAACCAGTTACAACTGCTGTTCAAGGCATTCGCCAAGGATTTGATGGAGCTTATTTTGGCGATGGCGTGCAGAGAATGACAAATGGTACTACAAGTGAATTGCCAAGTTGGTATTAGAAAATTTGGGAAGAGGCTTATATCAAAGGCCGGAACACAACTCCTTGGTGGTTAAATTGGGGGAAATATGATCCACCGCCTCATGGTATAACCGCTGGCGATGCAGCATTGTTAGAATATCGAGGTCAAGAAGAATATTCAGATAATATGCGAAATTATTATTTGAATTATTGGCAGCCTAATTTAATGGATGTCCGAACAATGTTGAAAATTGGAGAAGATGCAAAAACTAAGAACTTAACTGGATTCGGCCCTTCAAGAGCTTCTACTACTCCTGCTATCGAAATAGGACAACATCCGACAGGGTTAATGCCTGGACTTTTACCATGGGGATCTTATGAAGATGTGTTCCAAGATCTATTTATTCCTGGCGATAGAAACTTTATGGTAACTTATGACGGTACGTTATGGGCAATGAATGGCGTATTCTTAGGTAACGTTATTGGTTCTAATATTATTGGCGGTCGTATTCAAGGCGCAGAAATTGGTATCGGAGATAGAGATAATGTCGATTTTGATGCAATTAGAGTTTTGGATAAAGATTGTAATTGGTAGGATTTAGAGCCGCCAACAACAAGAGGATTGAATTAGGACGAAATAGATAGTATTTATGGTACTTCTACTACTCAATCTGATGGTACTCAAATCGCCAGTAAATTATATCTCTGGGGCGGACAAATCGATTTAGGATCTTTCCATATTAAGGGATTAGATACAGATAGTGGCTATGGTGATTTGGTTCAGTTTGGACATTCCGATTTTGTTGGTCCTTCTCATTTTTATGGCAATGTTGGTATCGGGCCAAATCTCGGTGAGGGTCCTGATTCTTCAGTAGACCCAAGATATGTTTCTGATAGAGGAAACCTTTTCCAAAGCGGAGGCTATGCCGCTCTTGGTATCATAATGCCAGAAGATGACGTTACTTGGCACCAATTATTTGCCGGCGTTTCTGGAAATATGCAAATTGAAAAGGTATACTATGCTACTTCAGGATATGGCCCTGGTGACCCTGGCATTATTAATGGCGTTGGAGGAAGTATTGAACAAAGTGCAATGTTCTCTGTAAATACTTACGCCAGAGAGCCGCTTGGTAATAGAAGAAGTGATCCAGATGAAGACGCTTATGCCGGACATTTTTGGCCTATGGCTTTTAGATATTCTAACGCTTCTACCGATATAATAGATCAAAATGATGATCCATCTATGGCTGGTGTCCATGGATATATGACAACAATGGACATTTTTAAGTCCAAAACTTTTACTATTAGTAATGGTGTCGGTGGTCCCGGTCTTCCTGGTGGTGGATAGGCTATTGATGGAAGTAACTATTTTAGAGTAGGTCCTTGGGGATATGAATTTATTAGAGGATATATTTGTTATGGATGGCAAAGAGAATAGGATTCGGAAGCGCCTGCAGTAAATAGATTAGATGATAGTGGTTAGTATGGCGTTCGTGGAGTTATTGGCTTAGTAAATCGTGGCGGCGGAGGAGGAGCTACTTCTCCTGCAATAGGTATGACAAGCTGGGGCAATGCCGCAATAATCATGTCTTCTGATGAAAACTTTATGTTAAAAACTAAAAACTGGATGTCATTAAGAGCAAATGCTTCTGAAGATGATCTAAGAAATAATGATTCTGTAACTGAAACAAAAATCGAGCGGTCTGGTGGATTTTTGGCAGAACTTTCAATGGGTGCCGTTCAATCGACAACATTCCCATCACCTTCTGCAATTCTTAAAGTTCACTCAGCGGAGAAGAATCGTACTCATGCTCGAGCAATCCTATAGGTGGTTGACTGGAATGCTCCGGATATAACATCTTTAGTAGGAATGGTACATTCTGCAGATGCTCGTGCTGGTTTACAATTAGCACCAGATTATACAGATGATGGTTCTAAACCTGGTACTTATTTATATACCCGTAAAGAAGATATCCATATTATACGCTATCCAGATGGTACAGGAACTGCTTATTGTCAAGACTCAATAAATGTAACAGAAGGATTATTTAGAGAATCTGAAATCGTATTCTATGCTAAAGATAGAGTTACAATTGCTTGGGGTTCTGGGCAAGGCGCTCATACAGATCCAGACAGTTGGAAACACGCGGCGATTTTTACTGGCGATGGTATTCAAGTTATCAATGACGGTTCCGTCGAAGGTGGACCAGCGAAGCCTGACCCTGATCCCGGTAATGGCGGAGGTAATGGAACTCCTCCAACTCCTGCTACACCAGGCGATAAGAAATATTGTATTTATCTTGGAAATGTTGATAATGCACATGGCACCTCAGAAATTACTTGGCAAACAAACTTTGTTTCTATTTCTGGTAAACAGGTTTGGGTAGGTGGTGCAGATAATCAACAAGCTCATAATCCACGAAACTTTATGCTTTTTGCACAAACTTCAGTTGATATGCGAGGAGATTATGCTATTCCAGAAAATCAATTCCATATTTATGCTCGTTTTGCATAATAAAAAGGCACCCGTATTATACGGGTGCCTTTTTATTTTTTATATAAGAGAGAGCTAATTCGGTCAATTCCGACCTTGCGATTTTATTAGGCATTTTCCAGTAAAGATAGTTGTTTACAACTTGACTCGGTGTCGTTTTAGAAGTAGCTTTTCGCGGCTTCCAAAACTTGTCTCCATACCTACCGAGCATAATTTCGCCTATCTCGCTATAAATGATGCCCATATCGACCATACTAAGTAAGTCTTTCTCCATAGGACTTAAATATCGGTCGATACAATCCATTGACCATACATTCCAAAGGTGAGAATATGACCCAAGTGCTTTTCCTCCGCGGGAAGCTCTTTCGCTATCTCTTAGATTAGGTTCTTTTAGAATAAATCGCCAAACTTTAATCCAAGAATCTGGGAGTTTAATCCCGAATAATGACTTTTGACGTTTTATTTTCTGCCATTGAGTTTGGGTTAGACCTTTAACCCATTCTTCTGGTATCTAATCTATTGTTTGTAAGCACATATTTGCAGAAGCTTTGGAGTCGCTTGTTGGCGTTACGAGTTGGTCGATTTGCCATTGCTCAAGGCCATCATAGGCGACAATCTTGGGGTCATCGCACATAAGGGCAATCTCACCATTGCCGCTAATGATTGGATTCATTACAGGACTCCTTTCTTATTTTCTAACTATATTATAGCATAAAAATTTTTTTATTGCAACTTATTTTATTTAAGGTATTATAAAATAATTTTTATTTTGAACGATGAAGCAAAACCCAAGGCCATAGGGATCTATAAAGGATTTGCCTCGTCGGAGCAAAAGGATATTATAAAGGAGACATTTATATGAAAATTGACTTTAATGCGGTACGAGATTTGTACCGCCCAAATCAGCAAGCTGTTTCCAAAGGTAATGGAAAATATTTCTGTACTTGCTGTAAAAAGACTTTAGACGAGAAGCAATTTTTTAAGACCTCTCGTACAGACAAGCATCCTACTGGAGTGCTTCCAGAGTGTAAAACTTGTCTGGCAATGAGGGTTGATGATACTGACCCTATGACCTTTTTACCTATTCTTAAAGAGGTTGATGTGCCATACATTCCAAGTGAATGGCGTAAACTCCTTATGAAGAAAAGCGCAAAAGCTGGATCTATTGTTGGTAAGTATATCAGTTTGATGCACTTGAACCAATATAAGAAATATCGTTGGGCAGACTCTGAAGCCAAAACCAAAGAGGAAACTGAATCTTTACTCGCTGCCATGCGTCAAGAAACCGATAGCGAAAGTGAAGCAGAAGCCAAAGTTGAAGAAATGCTGAACTTTGGCGATATTGCGCCTCAAAAGCCTGCTCAAGCTATGGTTACTGCGCCAGATATGTCTGCGCTTTACGGCCTAACGCCAGAGACATCAAAGTATAATCTAACCCAAGAAGAAATCAATGAATTGAAAGTAAACTGGGGTGAAGACTATACTGAGGATCAATACCTCTATATGGAACAAATGCTTCAGGATATGATGGAGTCTTATGTCATTCAGGACCCAATCGCTATTTCAAATGCGCGCATGATTTGCAAGATGACTATGAAGATGAATAAATACGTCGATATTGATGATGTAGCTTCTGCATCTCAAATCGGCCGTCAGCTTGATATGTTCATTAAATCTGCAAATCTGGCGCCCGTATAGCAGAAAGACCGTCAGCATACTACTTTTGCTATCTCGCAGCTGGCTTTCTTGGTTGAGCGCGAGGGTGGTTTTATTCCAGAGTTCTATGTCGATCAGCCTAATGATAAGATTGATTAGGTATTGAGAGATATGCAAGAATATACTGAGTATCTGGTACGCGGCGAATCCAATATTGCTGAAATGGTAGAGAATACCGAAGCAATTTTGGCACAAGACCCGCTTCCAAATGCTGTTGAAGACTATGATGATTTCGCTGCTCTTGAGCGCGAATTGCTTGGCGATATTGCTGATATTGAGGAGGGACAAGGTAATGCCACTACCGATTAAGAAGAATAATCAAAACAATCTTCTTACGCGCGTAGTCAGCAAACAAGAAATCCTTGATAATATCGAAGAATATCGAAAAGCAATATCATTCTATCGAGCTTATCCAGATAAACTTGTTGATATGTATATTCAGGCGTCTGGAGAAGATTGTACTTTTAAATTATTTCCATACCAGCGAATCTTTTTGCGCGCGATGGCAAGATATAAGGATGTATTCTTAACATTCAGCCGTGGTACTTCAAAGTCCTTTATTGACGACCTTTGGAATATGTTGGAGTGTATTCTGTACCCCAATACAAAGTTGGCTATTGCGGCTACCACGAAAGGCCAGTCTGCGGCTATTTTGGAGTCCAAGGTTTCAGAAATTCTTACTCTGTTGCCAATCTTACGCTTCGAGATTAGAAAAACGGAGAAAGTTAAAGACCAGTTCACCATTTACTTTAAGAATGGCTCTCAAATGAGCAACCTTGCCGCCAAGCAATCCTCTCGTGGTTTGCGTTTTACAGGCTTAACTCTTGAGGAGATTATTGAGGGCGATCCTGATATTATTCAAGAAGTTATTATTCCTACTCTTGCCATTCAGCGTCGCGCAGCAAATGGTGAATTTAATAAAGCTGAGACTATTTCTCAGCAGAAAATTTGTGTTACAACTGCTGGGTTTAAAGATACTTATGCCTATCATACTCTGATTAGGACATTACTGCGTCAGTTGACAGAGCCAAATAAAGCTATTGTACTGGGCGGCTCTTATAAAATCCCCATTATTGCAGGATTGTAGAATATGGACTTTATTCGTCAGCAGAAGATGAGCGGTACATTCAATCCTACCTCCTTTGGGCGTGAGTATTTGAGCCGCTGGTCCAGTGGTTCTGAAAATGCTTACTTCGCGGCGGAAACATTTGATAAATACCGTTCTCTTCAAGAGCCGGTATTTGAGAGAGAAAAGAACCTTGGCAAAGGTGTAGATTATGTATTTGGCATCGACGTTGGTCGTTTCTCTGACCAATCTGAAGTTTGTGTGTGGAAATATATTCCACAAACAGGAACTACATCTACAAAACATCTTGTCAATATCTATTCTTTCGAACAAATGCACTTCGCCGAACAAGCGATTGAAATTAAGCTGCTCTATGAAAAATATCACCCAAGAGCAGTCGTCATCGACGGCGCGGGCGTTGGCGCCGGCCTAATTGATGAATTGATTAAATCCCAAGTAGATGTGCGCACCAATCAATTTTTGCGTCCTTGGGGAGTAGCCAATGATGATAAAGGCTACTACAATCAATTTAAGAGCGCGGATATGATTCCAAATTTGCTTTATATTATTAAGGCAAATGCTCCATTCAATACGGAAATGTATGCTAATTTACAAACACAGTTGACCACTGGTAAATTGCGTTTCCTTATTGATGAACGCCAGGCCAAGATGAAGATGGATGCCAGCCGCGCTTTAAAGTTCAAAGACATGACTGAAGACGATAAAGCAAACTGGATTGTCCCATTTATGCAGACATCTATTTTAAAAGATTAGATGATTAACTTGGAAGAGAAGCATGAAGGTGTAAATATTATTCTTGACCGCACAAATAAGAACATCAAGAAGGATAAAGTGTCTGCTATGGGTTATGCTCTTTGGTATATTAAAGTAGAGATTGATGATCGCGCTTTGATGCGTCAAGCAATCTCTTGGGACCAGGCTATGAAAATCGCTGGCCGCCGAGATGGATAGAAGTCTATGCGCTCTCGTATTACTTTAAAGGGTAATGGACAGTACACTTCTAATCTACGAAAGAGAAAGAAATAATTTTATTTTTGATGTTATAAAATACTTTATATAATAAAGCGATGACAAGGAGGAACATAAATGCCTTGGCAAGAAAATGACCATCCTTCCATCATGGAGCGAAAGGCAGCTATGCTTCTTGATTAGGGAGACATTTTGTATGTTACAGAATTTTCTTTCCCTGATTTAAAATCAGACCGAGGCATTCCGCTGCGCTTTGATTTTGCTATTTTTGAATCTCCAGAAGATATGGAAAAAGAAAGACCAAAATTTCTTTTGGAGATGCAAGGAGAATAGCATTATAAGCAAAAGTTTCAAACTAAGGAAGGCTTTGCAAGACAGTAGGCTAACGATAAGAGAAAGCGTTCCTACTGCGCGGTTAAAGGTTATACTTTAGTCGCAATTCCGTACACTGAATACAATTCAATGACACTTGACTCCATTTTGGAGTAGGGTAAATACTTTGATTGAGAAAGGAGGGCAATATGGATAAGCCTATGTTTAAGCGCGTCAATGCTCCGCGCCCACCAATGGACTTTGGTTTGTTAAAAGTCCGTAAAATGACTATTAAGCCGGCTGAGGCTATCATCTATAAAGAGGATACCAAGGGCCGCAATTCTGTTGACTGGACTCGACAGACACATGACAAAATGATCGAGACAACTAAGGGCACAGATTTGAAGCAAATTCGTTCTCTGTCAAAGTATTTCTTCCAAACTAATGGTGTCTATGCTCGTGCTGTTCGTTATTTGGCAGATATTTATAAATATGACTTTCTGCTTTATCCAAATCTCGATCTTGACTTAGAGATGACAGATGAGTTTAGCGACAAGATTTTGAAGAAATTCAATGTGCTACTTGAGCACTTTGATAATTCGGCAATTCAGTTAATGTGCCGTAAATGGGCAAATGCGGTTTGTATTGAGGGCTGTTATTATGGTTACATCTGTGATGATGTAAACGATAAACTTGTTGTCCAAGATTTGCCTGTTGACTTCTGTCGTTCCCGTTTTCTTTATAAAGGAATGCCTCTCGTGGAATTTAATGTCCAATACTTTGATAAGGTAACTTCTGATCAAAAGTATAGAGAGAAACTCCTCGGCCTTTTCCCTGAAGAGTTCCAAGTTGGGTATCGTAAATACAAAGCTGGTAAACTCCCTGCTGAAGAGCAAGGCGACGATGCTGGCTGGATTCTGCTGGATATGAATCGCTCATTTAAGTTTAACTTTAATGATGAAGACATTCCACCTTTCCTGTATGCGATTCCTGATATTATTGGACTTGATGAAGTAGAAGATCTTGAAAAAGAGAAGCTGCTTCAGCAAATTCAAAAGATTTTGATTCAGAAATTCGAACTTGACCAGAATGGTCAAATTCCATTCACTATGAAAGAACTTCAACAGTTAAACCAAAATGCCGTAGATATGGTCGGCGATGCTGTTGGAGTAAGTGTATTGTCTACTGTTGCAGAAGTTTCTCTTGAAGATTTGGCGACAAGTAACGGTACTGAATCTCAAAATAACCTCGAAGCCGCTCAGAATAGCGTTTATAATGCTCTTGGTATTTCAGCCAATTTGTTTAATACCGATGGCAATCTTGCTCTTGAGAAGTCAATTATTATTGACGAGGCTTATATTAAGCCTCTGCTTCTGCAATTTGAGCAATTCTTTAATCGCTATCTTGAATGGAAGTTTAACAAGAAAGATTTGAAGTTCCGCATGAAGATGCTGCTTACTTCTATCTTCAATTCTTCTGATATGTCCAGTAAGTATGAGAACCTTACAAAGATTGGCTTTAGCCGCTTCCTACCAATGGTCGCTCTTGGGCATACCCAGAAAGAGGTTATCTCTATGGCAAAACTTGAACAGCAGATTATGCAGCTTGATGCTTATATGCTGCCTCCATTTAGTTCCAATACTATGTCTTCTGATACTTGGAGCGATATTAAGGCGCAACAGCAGCAAATTCTCTCTGGTGGTAAAGTTACGCCCGTTGGAGGATAGGCTGATACTGCACGTTCTGGTTCCGTAACTTCAGATTCTACTGGTGGCGCTGGCCGTCCGCAACTACCAAATGATAAGAAATCTGACAAAACTATTGCAAATTAGGCGGCACAAAACTGATAAAAAGGAGTTTTTATTATGATTAAAACAATGAAAAATGGCGATTTAAGGGCTATGGGTTTAGCCCTTGGGCAGATTTGGAATACCAAAAAACATGAAATAAAGATGACAGGAAAGAATACTCTGTATTTACTAAAAATAAAGTCAGAAATAGACAAACAAAATGTAGTTATTAACGATGCTTTTATGGCAATAGGCTCTACCCATGGGGGCACAATGTCAGAAGAAGGTAATATGACTATTCCAAAAGAAGAAATCGAGACCGTGAATAAAGAGCTAAGAGAGATTGCAGAAGAATCTACTGATATAGAGTATACTCCTTTAAAAATTGGAGAAGACGATGAGTTGCCTCTGGAAATCATGGAAATACTTTTGCCATTTATTGATTTAGAAGACTAATTTTTGAAAAGGAGGGGTCTTTTTGACAGTTTTATTCCCTCCAGTACTGGAATCTTAGGCATTATCTTTTCCATATGTTGCGCAAAGTGATGTTGAATATTTTTTTGATATTCGATTCCCCTTGCCAGCGATGATTTCAATAAATGATATTAAGCATATTTAGGTTTCTTTAAAATATGCTAATACTGGCGAAGTGGCGGTAAATCCAGCATTTGCTCCAGATAGACAAACTTTGTTTATTGCAGCTACCGCCACAGCCTATTTTTATTAGGAATCTTCTGGAAATTATATTGTTAGAGTTCCTTACTGGGCTTTTGGTGGCGGATGCCCAATGGCAGACACCACATATTTAGTCCAAATTAGATTTGGATCAAAAGAATTATGGCCAGGTAGTATAACTGGACTTGATGGGGGAAATTACCAAGGATTTTCTCAATGGAGATAGGATGCGACTACCCATGTCCCTTCTTATTTTGGAGAATGGTCAAATATTCAGAAAGCTTATTGTTATAGCGAAGCAACAACAAGTATTGACTATAATTTTAATGATTTTATGCCAGAAGTAATATGGACTTATAGTCCTGTTGGAGATGATCCTATTGAATAGGTTCAAATAAATTATACCTATAATGGCCTACATGGTTAGGTAATAAAATCAGAAGTATTCAATGGTCAATTTGATAATGACAATGTTTTTACTTTAAATTAGCAATTAAAAGTCGCGCCTGTAACTCAAATTGAAGTAACTTTATAGGCAGTAACAAAAAATAATACCATATATACTGCTTATATAAACATTCCATCTGTATTGAAAAATTATACCTTATTGCCAGTAATGCAGAGGGTAAAAGAAGGAGATATTTATCTACCTTAGATTAAAGATAGCGAATTGCTTACTGCAGAAAATGAAGATGGAATTTTAAGTAAAACTATTACTCTTCCTACAAATAGTGGTTTATTAAATCATCAGTTATGTAATGTTTATAGAATAAATACATTAACTTTAGATTGTTTAAAGATCATAAAAGGATAGGATATTTTCTTCGGAGAATAGTTAAAATTTAAAGATTATACTTGCGAAATGGGAGAAGAGTATCAATATGTAGTTTGTGCATTAAAAAATGGAAAAGTTGATCAAGCAATTACTGACCCTTATCCTTTTGGCGACAGTAATCCAGCATATGCAAGACTAATGAAAATGGAATTTTCATATTTGACTACAAAAAATCATCAATTACGAATTGCTGGAAATGTTTCTTTATCCTCTTTTAAACGAAATACTTAGGATGTTTTTTAGACTACCATTGGAGGACAATATCCTTTTTACTCTCGTGCTTCAAAAATGAATTACCGCACTTTTACTTTAAGTGCTTTGATTACTGTTAATTTTGATCCTACTGCAACTTTTATGCGAATTGATGCTTGGGGGACAATAAGATTAAATGAAGAAATATCTTATGATAAATACAGGACTCTTATTGCAGCTTCTCCTGGATTGCGTCAATTTTTTGTGCAAGTAGGTTTTGATGAAAATAAAGAACCTATTTATCGTTTTGTTGGCAAGCGTTCTTTCCCACCAGGATACACCCAAAAGCAAATTGAGGCAGAACAGAAAGCCGTCGAGAATTTTGTAAATAGATGCGCTTCAACATTAATATTAAATGGTATGTGGTGGGACGAAGATAATGGTGATTCTTTCTTAGTAGTTTAGGATAAAGATTTGCTTTTTAAAGATGAGTTTTCTCTTTCAAGAAGACGCGTTTGGTCAAATCGAGAAGCTGATCTTGGTGAAGAAATTGTAGAATTAGGGAAAGAGCCATATTTAGAAAAAGATTCAAAATAGGCTGGTAGTGGTCCTGCTTCTATTTTTGGAGATTACCTTCATAGAAATTCAGGTTTAAATTATGGAACAAATCCTACCGATTCTTTAATTTTTGTAGAAAGAAAATTTAGAGATCAAGTAATGAAATGGCTTTCAAATGGAAAACCAAAATTATTTAGATCTGAAACTGAAGGAAATATGATTGTTGTTTTAAGTGGGGTTAGTTTTACTCCATATGAAAAAGGTAATCGAATAGTATATACTATGTCAGCTACTGTGACTGAAATTGCAGAATTTAATGACGATAATTTATTACAATACGATTTAGTGCCAACTTCTATCCAATCTTCTTTTGTTGGTAATTCTGAATATGATTATATTTGGGGACAAGAAGATACTAATGTTCTAACTTCTTTAAAGTATATTTATAGTGAGATTTATGATATTCCCAATATGGAAATTGGAAACGGAGAAGAATCATTAAGCATTGATACTTATCCCGCGGTAAACGGTGGAACAGCGCCATACACTTTTAGCGCGACTGGATTACCAAGCGGAATTACTATTCAAAAAGAAACAACTCCTGATGGTATTTTGGGCGGAGTAATTGTTGGTTATCCTGACGGCGCGCCTGATCCAACGAAAAATATAAGACCTGGTATTGCAACATTAACTGTTACCGATGCAGATGGAGAATCAGCTTCAATGGATATTAAATATGGTTATATGTATGTTAAATTAGAAAAGACAATGGATATAAATATAGCACCTAAAAATTAGGCGGATAATCCTGATGCAGTCTATATTGTTGGATAGCCAATAGATCCTATTTCTACCTCAGATTACTTTAAAGGCGGTGTACCACCGTATTTATATACGGGGATTAACTTGCCCAGCGGCGTTTTTATTGACCGCTCGACAGGAGAAATTACTGGAGCTTATAGTAGTGAATTAGTTTAGGGTAGTTAGAAATGTTATATTGTAGTGACTGATTATGTTGGGTAGAGAATAGAAATAGATATTTCATATGCTAATGGTAGATATCCTTTAAGTTTTAATAAACTTCCATCCTGGGATTATGGATATACTGAAGTTACAGTACCAATTCCAAGGATAGATTTAAATGAAGGAGTTTTTGGTGGAGTCGCTCCTTATGAATTTACTGACGTAGAAGGAGCTCGATTACCGACTGGATGGAAAATTAGCGATGGAAGCATGGTTGATGAAAATAATTAGCCTGTCCCTAAAGGAGTAATTTTTGGCATCCCCGAAGTTGCGTTAAAAGATCATGGGCAATTTACTATCCAAGTAACTGATGCTACTGGAGCTTCTAAACAAGTTACTATTTATAGAGATTCTATTTTAGAAGAGTTTAAATTTGTTTATGATGAAAAATTTGATGTTGTAAGAGATGAGACTACTCATCAAATGAAGTTATTGCCTGTGGGCACTAATGTTTCTTAGATTATGCTTGAAAAAGGAGTATCTGGAGGCTTAAAGTATCCTGAAGCTCCTTATTATCGTTTTGAAGCAGAAGGATTATTGCCTAATTTTAGAATTTCAAATTATGGTGAGATTTCTGGCAGAGCTTAGGTTTCAGTTCCAGAACATTAGGCAAAAATTTATGTTATTGATGCAAGAGGAGAAAGAAGAGCAATCAAAGGTACTTTAGATTGGCCTAAGGGTGAAGGAATTACTGTTTCAGGAATAGATTCACTTTTAACTTTTAAACGCTCTAAATTTGAAATAAAGGGACTGCGTTAGGGAGTGCCAATTCAAAATAGTAATGTAACTGGATATGATAATGACGGTAATCCAATGCCTCCTTCTTTAACTATTGAAGCGGATTTAATAGAAAAAGATGGATAGGAACAATTTACAATTATTGCTCAAGATTTCCCCGATGGGATTACTATTGAACCATAGTACAATAGTGTTGGAACAGTAACAAATTGGATATTTACAGGAACTCCAACAGGACCAGATTTAGAAAAAACTGGATGGTTGCATATTTCTGATATGACCGGAGATGCTATTTTAATCCCCGTTTATTTTGATGCAGTTATTGGAACATTTACCTGGGAGCCTTTTGCTCCAACTGTACCCGGAATTGCGGGGTCTAAAGTAAATATTGCATTATAGGGATTAAGCGGCGGACAACCTTCTTATAACATTATTATTGATCCAACTTCAGATGAATGGGTAATAGATAATTTTTATATCGAGGCAGCTTCTAAAGAAAGTTTAACAGGATGGTATTTTAAAGGAACAGTCCCAGATATGGATATTCCTGAGACAAGAGTCCGGCTTATTGCTTCTGATAATATAGGTAGTGCGCAAGTTTACGGATATATAATTTTTGAAAAGATTACTCAAAGATTAAAGATGACAGTTGAAGAAAAGTTAAATAATAAAGTTCTTTATATTGGAGTTTCACAAATTAATCCTCCAATTTAGGTAGTTTCAGCATCTGGAGGAACCCCTCCCTATACTTTTTCTTTTGATATGCCAGGAGGTTTCCCTGGAGGAATTACTTTTAATTCAGACGGAACGATTAGTGGTAGCCCAACAAAAGAATACTCTCAGAGAGCGGATATTGGCCCTTATTTCTTAGTTACAGATAAGAGTGGATCTTCTGCTCGATTAAATACAAGTGATGAAAATGTCTGGACTCCATATTAGGTAATTTATCCACCAGAAATTTCTACTCAAATTGGCGGCACTCCGGCTATGACTTCAAGAGAAGTTAACTACGGCAATACTGCAAAAATTTCAAATAAATTTGAGACAGCGTATCTTTTTGAAAAAGTATATACTTCCGCTTATGTAGAAGCGAATAATTTACCTCCTGGGTTATAGCCAATTAGAACACCTGACAATAAAGTATATGTTAGTGGAACTCCTTATGAGTATTCCGCTAATCCTATTACTGCAACTGTGACAGTAACTATTCCTGAAAATCAACCATTTAATGGTCCTATCGTAAAAACAGTGACTTTGAAATGGGATAGTATTTTAGGTGGAATGTCTCTTCAAATCCCAAGTACAACAGAAATTGCAGCAATAGGAGTAGGAGAAAGTATCACTCCAATTGATTTAGGATAGTTCTTACAAGGTGGAGTCGGGAATTTTGAATGGAATGTTGATCCTTTGCCTCCCGGATTATCTATTAGTTTGTCTAATAATGGTAGAAATGCAGTTATTAGTGGAACAGCTACGGCTAAAAGTGAGGGAGGAAGATTAAAAGTTACCGTTACAGATAGAAGTGATGGAAGTTCAGTTACCAGTGGCCTATCTTTTGGCGGTTTTTACGAGCCATTGGTAATAACAGGTGAAGTTGTTATTCCAGAATATCAAGGAGGGGTAAATATTACTCCAGTGGATATTAAACCTCATGTTTCTGGAGGAGTACCCAAATCAGATGGTTCTTATTCATATCGTGATACAAATGGGATTTTGAATAATCGAGGTTATGGTATCAATGATGACGGAACCATATCAGGAAAAACTTCAACTGAATCAAGAGCTTATATTGAGGGAACAATAACTGTTGCCGATTCTAAAGGACAAAGTAAGACTATTCCTTTAAAATGTGGAGCCATCAACGGTACATTAGGATTCGATATAAATGCCGCATAGGGACCAGTTACAATACCCGCCGGTCGTAAAGGGACAGCCTTAGCAGCTAATGAGTTAATCAAATTACAGAATGGTGCTGTTGGAGGTTCAGGAGTATATACTTATTCTGAGGACCCTTCTGAAGAAGGCTGGAAACAAAAGGGTTTTACTTGTACTATGGACTCGAATGGTAACTTCTCTGCTATTACTCGCCCTTCAACCGCAGGTCCGGCAGGAAATTTCAAAGTTATCTTAACAGACGGCACTTCTCGTCTCTATATTCCAATCGAATATGGAGAAATTACGGATTAAAAGAGGTGAAATAATGGCAAATTTTTTAAGTGATAGGACTTTTCTTTTAAAAGTAAACAGACATAAAGTAAAAGAATATCATGCTGCCATTATGGCACTTGATTTTGAGACAGAAAAACCTTTAGCAAGATTAGAAGCAAAGGTGGTTAGCGGCAATATTTCTATTGCCGCTAACTCTCATACTCGAAGAACAGGCTCTTTAGGACTTATATTTGATTCTTAGACATACAATATTGTTGATGTATTAAATCTTATTGCAATAGATAAAAAAATATCTTTATCCATTGGTTTAACAAATCCTTTTTTTAATACTGAAGAATATAAAAAATATGGAGAAGTTCTATGGTTTAAGTAGGGCGTTTTTATTATTACTGCAGCAAATTCATCAATTTCAACTTCCTCAATGTCTGTAAATGTAACCTTATAGGATAAAATGTGTTTATTAAACGGAACTTGTGGCGGAACTATTCCCGCGTCGACATCTTTCCATGATTAGATTACGATAGATGCTAATGGAGATACAACAACAACATATCCTTTAATAAAAGATATTATAAAAGAATGCGTACATCATTTTGGCGGAGAACATTTTTCACGAATAAGTATTGAAGATGTTCCATCTGTGGGAAGAATTTTATTGGAATATGCAGGTAGTACGCCAATAAATTTTGCAACTGTCGCAGCTGTTCCTGATGAAAATCAAGATACATCGAAGACTCAAGATACTGCATGGAAAAGAGCGCCTGGGGGATCTTTTGTTATTGGTGACCCTCCAATTAAAGATTTTTTAGATACATATTATCAAGGAGAAAAGGTAGGTTATGAAGAGACTGATTTAACTTATCCTGGGGAATTAATTGTAAATGGAGGCTCAAATGTTTGTGCAGTATTAGATGAGATTGTAAAAGCGCTTGGTAATTATGACTATTATTATGATGTAGAAGGAATATTCCATTTTTGTCAAAAAAATAATTTTTAGGCGACGGGAAATACTCCATTGAATTTAAGCCCAGAAGAAGATTCATAGTTGCAAGCCTTTTATTGCCCAAGATACTCTCCTTCATTATTATTAAATGAGTTTTTAGATACTGAATTAGTTTCGTAGGTTTCATTTAATCCAAATTATTCTAATATTAAAAATGATTATGTGTATTGGGGATCAAGACAAGAAAATTCTGGAAATAGCGAAAACACAATAATGGTGAGATACCATTTGGCCATTGATAAAAGACCAGAAGATATTCCTTTCCCAGCAACAGCAGAAGAAGCTGCTTTTATTGGGGAAAATTATTCATTATGCCACAAAGAAATTGAAGAAGTTAGATTAGCAGCCGATAATACTCTTGTTAGATATTAGATTTCTAATCAGGCTATAAATTCCGGAGAAGTCGTTGGAGAAATTGTTGCTCCATCTTTAGATAAGACCTTCCCTGAAAATCCTTCGGCATGGTTTAATTGGAGAGAAGAACTTTATCGGCGTGCCTTATTAGCCTATGGTTAGTCTACTGAGGGGTCTTATTATGACGAAGAATTAATGGCCGAATGGAGAGGTATTTTTGACCCTACAAGTACGATTGATAAAAAAGGCAAAGATTCTTTTTAGTAGGGCTGGATAAATAAATATGGAGAGGGTAATGCCGCAACTCCATGGACAGGGTATAATATTGATGTTATTATTGCACCAGAAAAAATTAGATACTGGTTAGATTTAATTGATACTACTTCATCAATAGGAAAATATTCAGTAAATCGTATTGGTAGAAGGTCAGTTATAACTGAAGACACCAAAGTGAACGAAGTCTATGCTTTAGAAGTAAATGATATTGTTTTTATAAAAGCTCCAAGTACAAGTGAAGAATGGGAGAAAACAATGCAAAGAGTAAGAGAAGAATATATCCCTATTGGGCAGACTTATTGCTTTGTATAGGAAGATTAGTGGTGTTATTTTAAAGAACGAAATTCTTATGGCACTTGTTATGAAGGAGTTCGTTCTCAAATGTATTCTAATCTTTACTATAATTCTTCTGTAAGTATGACTACTATACCAATACTTTATCTTGATGGAAATTAGTGTATTCGCATAAACTTCCCCGAATTTGGAATTACCGGCGACTACATTATAAATACGATCTCTATCAATCTTAGCGGAACCCCACAAATGACAATGTCTTTACAAGAAGCTATGGTCGTTGTATAATTATTTCAAAAATTTTCAAAATTTTTTATTTTTATCATTACAAAATCCAGTATATGTTGAAATGAAAATGCGATGCAGGAGAAAATTTGTCGTGAAAAATTTTATAACTTTTTTATTTTTGATTTTATAAAATGTTATAATAGTAAGTCTGGAAAACGAAATCAAGAAATTATTCCGTTTGCCAGCGTATCACGACAAAGAAAGGAGGAACTTGATGGAATCACAGGCAATTGTGAATACCATGGAAGTTCTGGAAACCAAGCCGATTAACGAGCTTGTTACCGAAGCTACCATTAAGGTATGTTATGTTTCAGAAAATCCCAATCAGAACAATACTGTGATTAACAAAGAGGTTGGTCGTCAAATCGCTGCGACCCTTCCTGGCGCTCCTGTAGTAGGCTTCTACGACAAAGAGTCCGGTGACTTTGTTCAACATAGCCGTAAGGTAACTATTTCCAATGGTCAAGTGAACATTGAAGATATTACAAAGCCTTATGGTTTCGTAAGTTTTGATGCTCCTTGGTATCAAGACTTTATGGAAGATGGCCAAGTCAGAACTTATCTGATGTGTAAAGCCTATCTATGGACTCGGCAATATGAGGAAGCCTCCCAAGCATTGAATAAAGGGCAGTCAATGGAACTCGATGAGCAAACCATGAGCGGCTACTATGAAGGCGATGTTTTCATTTTTACTGCCGCTACCCTTGACAAGCTCTGTATTCTTGGTGATGCTTATGCACCCTGTTTTGAAGGGGCTAAGATAATGTCCTCTTATACTAAACAGTATGAGAGCCTTGCTGAGCAAGTGGAGAATATCTTAGGAAGGAGGTATTACGTCATGAATGGGCAACTTCAGCCTAAGCCTGAGAAGATTACTCTTGAGTACGCTCTTCAGCTTGGCTGGAATCTGACTGACGCAGTATATATGCAGCTGCGCAATCGTGGAGCTGAGATGAAATACGACATTCAGGGTATTTACTCTGAAGGCGGCACCATCTTTGTTATTCTCCAAGATCGCGAGTCTCTCGAATATGTACGCGTGAATCTGACTATCACAAGCGAAGACACAGTTGAGCTTGATAGTGAGATGCAGGCTGTAAGACAGACCTGGTCTGTTAAGGAGCCCCCTGCTCCCGAGCCTGTTGAGCCACTTGGTGGCACTACCGTAACTGCAACACAAGATCCCGCTTCTACTGCTTCTACTGGCGCTCCTGCTGCTCCTGCAGCTACTCCTGAGCCTGCACCTGCTCCTGCTGGTGCTGGAGTCTTTAAGAAGAAAAAAGATGACGAAGGAGAAGGAGAAGGCGATGATCCAAAATCTGATGACGGCGACGGAACCGATGATGGAACCGATGGCGGAACCGATGATGGCGGAGACGACGACGACAAGAAGAAGAAGAAAAAGGGCAACTTCGCAGCTGATGGCGACGGAGATGATCCAAAGCCAGAAGGTGTCGAAGGAATCCCTGATCCCGCAGTCGGGAATCCAGATCCAAGTGACATTCCCGGAGCAGCAACTTACTCTACAAACGGAGAGGGCGGCGAGCCAAGTGCTGAACCTGCCGCTAACCCAGAGCCTGCTGAGCCTACAACACAGTTTAGCACAGAGCCTGCTGCCGAGCCTGAAGGCACTCCAGCAGTCGATTATACTGCAGTGATTGAGGATTTGAAGTCTCAGGTTGAAACTCTTACCAATGAGCTGAATGGTTATCGTGCCAAGGCAGCCGAGGAAGAGAAAGAAAAGAAACAAGCAATGGTAACATCTTACAGTGAGATGCTCACTGAGGAAGAGATGAAGCCTGTTGTAGAGAAGCTCGATGAGTATTCTCTCGATGAAATCGAGTCCAAGCTCGCTGTGACTTATGCTCGTAAGCAGAAGAACAGCGGACATCCTTCTACTGGATTCTAGGTTAGCGTCGCAGGCGCTGCTGCAGTAGATCACTCTCTGGACGGACTCCCTGAATTTTTCATTCAGGCCTTAGAGCTTGACAAGAAGAAAGAACTGAAAATTTAATCAGTTTTTCTTGATAAAAAGGTTATAAACTTTTTTGAAAGGAGATACAAAGTAATGCCTGCTACTTTTGTAAAGACCGAAGGCAAGTATGGTCAGGTTGAGGCTAATCGTCTTTCCGGTATTACCTTCGGTTACATTGAGGCCCAGGCTCCCGCTTATGAGGACGCCGGCGCCGCAACACCTATTGCAGAGCTTGAGAACGGTATGTTCCTGTGTGTAATCCCCGACACCACTGAGACTTCTCCTATGGGCCGCATCGCGGTTCTGCCTGGGGCTGCACCTGCTACTGCAAAGCCTTACCTCGTATACTCTGAGAAGAAACTGTATGACGAGCGTATGGGTTATTCCGATTTCGTTGATCGTGCTGCCGATAAGGTGGACGGCCTTCTGTATCCCAAGCTGATCGGTATTGTGCCCGACAACGATGCTTTCACCACAAACACCATCAATGAGGAGCCTGATTCCCTGGCAGTCGGCGACGTACTGTATGTTGGCGATGATGGTTACCTGACTAAGACCAAGGGCACCAATACAACTTATCAGTTTGAGGTCACCAAGGTCTACACTATGCCCGATGGCCAGCCCGGCGTTAAGCTGATGAGCAAGGCCTGCGGAGCCTAATTGAAAGGAGGATTTACAGATGGCTTTCGTATATGCTGATAACCTGGCTCTTGCTAAGGTACTGATGTCCAAGAAGAATCCTTCTGGTAAGTACTCCTTGAACGGCCAGGAAGTTTCCTATGACTCCCTGAACGATACTCTTCAGGCTAACCTGAAGGAGATCGCTGGCACTCCACAGCTGTGGCGTGAGAACAAGAACACTGTCTTCTCTCTGATTGAGCAGACTCTTGATACCGTAATGCCCAAGAACGTTCTTGACACTTATGGTATGTTCGCCGATGTAACCACTATTGCACAGGGTGACACCATGGTATATCACCGTAAGATTGGTGAGCAGCGTGCAAAGCAGTTCGTAACTCGCGTTGCGCTGGCTGGTCGTTATGAGGCTTTCGAGCTTGCTGACGAGAAATTCACCATCAAGACAACCGCTTACGGCGGAGCTGCTCGTATCGGCTTTGAGGAGTTCCTCGATGGCCGCGTGCAGTGGTCTGATTATCTCGACATCATCAATGAGGGTATGTCCGAGGCAGTCTATAAGGAGATTGCTAAGGCTCTCGTTGCTGCTATCGAGGCTTTCCCCGCTACCAACAAGGTAAGCGCAGCAAACTTCGACGAGGCTCAGTTCGACCGTCTGCTCCAGACTATTGCTATTTATGGTACTCCTACCATTTATTGCACTCTGGAAGCTGCTATGACTCTGCTGCCCTCTGACAACTGGATTTCCGAGTCCATGAAGGACGAGCGTTGGAACAACGGTTACTTCACTCGTTATAAGGGCTTCCCCGTAGTGGTTCTGCCCCAGTCCTTCACCGATGAGACCAATGCCACTAAGGTCATTGATCCTTCCTATATCTATATCTTCCCAACCAACAACCAGAAGCCTGTCAAGATCGTGTTCGAGGGCCAGACTCACGTCAAGGAGTTTGAGAACCGCGACTGGTCTACTGAGCTGCAGACCTACCAGAAGTTTGGTGTTGGTATCATCACCACTAACAATCTGGCTGTGTTCCGTAACAAGGGCCTTGTTATTGACAATGTTCCCGGTAACTGGGACTAATCAGTAACGATTGATTTTGAGATAAAGGAGTAATAACATGAAAGTAATCAATCGAAGCGATGGAAATGTGGTCTACTCTCTCCCCGAATTGAATATTCGTAGAGTGTTCGTTCCAGGAGAGAGTAAAGACCTTTCTGAACAAGAGCTAAATGCTCTCTGGCAAATTGATGGCGGCGCTTCTCTTCTTCGTAATGAGCTTATGGTTCAGGATGAGGAATGGGTAAATAAGATGATGCCGTATGCCCCTATCGAGTATTTCTGGCTCGTCGACGACGTTGATAAGTGTGTTCTTGAAGATAGCCTTGAGCTGTTTAAGGAAACCCTTGAATACGCGCCAACAGGAGTTATTGATCTCATTAAGGCTCGTGCTTGGCAGTTGCCAATGACCGATCTTAATAAGATGGATGCTCTTAAGCAGAAAACAGGTTTTGATACGCTCAAAGCCATCGAGGTTATGAAAAAGCCAGAAGGCACAGCTCCCACCGCTCAGAAACCAAAGGAGAGACTCCGTAAGAGGGAGGGTTAATGTGACTTCTCTTAACGAGGTATATGATGCGTTTTTCGCGTTAATTACCGACGATATGTATATGGAAATTACAGAGGAGGAGACACGGGCCGATTGTCGAGAGCTTCTCGAGGCTTCTCTTCCTTTGTTTGAATTTCCAGATAAGCTGATTGATATTGTAGGAGATTCCTTCAACGTAGACCTTTCTCGCGAAGAACGCAATATTCTCGCGTATGGTATGCTTCAGATTTGGCTTCAGCGCCAAATCACTTCTATTGACGTAGTTCGACAGAAGTTCTCGGGTACTGACTTCAAGCTGACTAGCCAGGCCTCTCATCTCCAACGTCTCATGACGCTTATGACAAACACCAAGAATGAACATAGGCGCCTGCAGATGTTACACTCTCGTCGTAGAGTGGGGCCAACAGGCAACTATGAGTCAACATTTGATTTGTTGGCGAAAAGAATGCACTGAGAAAAAGGAGATGTAGTATGGCGAAACAGTTTAAGTTTGGCCCCGATGCTTGGAAGTATAACAATACCCGTTTGACAAATCAAATCTTTAAGCTCTTACCCATGTATGAGAATGAAGAGGATTGGCAGTCTCAGCGTCGCACAGTGGTTGATGAGCTGCACGGGTATAACAAGATGTTTGAGGAAAATCCTCATTTCATGGTATTGATTGCCAAATTGATGGCGCTTGACTATGCGGACGATAAGATGATCTTCCGTAAGCGTATTTTTGAAGCAATCTCTGAATTGAAGTCAATTCAAATTTAAGGAGCGGTAGCATGAGCTATGAAGGCATGAAACGCCGCCTCAACTACTATGGTGGAGCACCACAGTAGGACCGCATGATTAGAGATAAACTCTGGTCAATGCTTTCTGCTACTAAATACTCCTATCAGGCGGCGAAATTTACGAAGTATCCTGGAATGGATAAGCAAACAGTTGGCTTATTTAATCCAGTTACTTAGAATATGGACTACGATACGAAGCTGTTATCAGTTCCGTTCGACGCCCAATACTCTGTCGGCGATGTATTTCGGTGGGACAATACCGGTACTTACTGGATTTGTTACGCACGAGATTTAACTGAACTTGCCTACTTTAGAGGTCAATGTCGCCGCTGTGATTATAAAGTTCAGTGGGTAGACGGCGATCGTGAAGTACAAGAGACGTTTATCTCTGTGGTTGGTCCTTCCAATCCAGATTACACGTCTACGAATACGACATTTGGTTCTGCCGATTTACCAAATGCAAACCTCGTTGTATTGGCTACGGCCAATCAACAAAACAGGGCGTATTTCAATCAATATCAGAAGTTCTTGTTAAAGAGCTTTACCTATAAGGTAGATTAGATTGACGACATTTCAATGCCGGGCGTCCTGCAAATGAACTGCTCCAGGTACTATACCAATTTGGTAGAGGACGATGTTGAAACAAACATTATGAATACCTGGAATGTACAACCCGTCATTCCTGAATATCCGACAGAATACGGTATTGAAGGTCCGCTCGTCATTAAGCCTCGATTTAGAGTGGAGTTCAAAGCAATTGTCGCCGGCGGTAAATGGATTATTGTAGAGAATGAAGGCGCTAGACCATAGGATCGTATCCCCGCTAAATTCCAAGAAACAGATGATGTTTACGCACAGTAGATTCATGTTTATTGGGATTCAATGATGTCAGGTGCTTTTACCATTGGCTATTAGATGCCAAATGGAACTCTATACCAGAAACACGTCTAGGTTGAATCATTGATGTAACGAGAAGGAGGAATAAAATGCCACTACTGCGATCACAAAGTGAGAAATCCATGTTGGGACGTTATTCATCATTCGCTTCGGTTGAAAACACGCTCTCACTGGTAGTGGACAGGTTAATGAAGAATGAGCGCTTGAAGCGCTTGCTTTATTACACCGACAAACACGCTTTGGAGCTGCCAAAGTTAAATCAAGAACAGGCGTATTCATTGCTCAATAATCAGATCAGAATTGTCCCTAAACTGACTATTGACCATGATGCCAAGCCCTATGTGATTATCACACTGGATAATTTCGTGCCTATGGAAGATCAAACCACGTTCAGGTCTTTCCAACTTGGATTTGATATTCTTGTGCCGTATGAGTTCTGGTTGTTGGATAATTTCAAGTTGCGCCCCTACTGCATTGCCGGCGAGATTGACGGCATGATTAACAATGATTTTGTCATTGGCACTCAGGTGGCTGACTTTATGGGCGCTAAGCAGCTCATCATTAACGAAGCACAGGGAGGCCTTTCGTTGTATTACAATGTCGAAACCTATAAGGACGACAAAAAGCTGCATCCTAAGGAAGGACCCACTCCTGTCTTTTGATTGATTTTAACATTGACGAGCTAATGCTCGTCACTGGTATTGATATTCCAGTTGAGGCTTTCGGAATAACAATACATCAGCCAAGAGTGCGAGAGATCGCAATGCTTGGTGAGCAGAACTACTTTATTGCTCTGTCGATATTTCGAATGAATAAAAAGTAGCTTCACATAGAATCACCCGATGTAACAAATTGGATGATTTTTAACGAATCATTGACCCAAAAGATGGAAGGCATCAAAGATGTCCGGGCGCTTTTGAATAATTTTCTTCAGTTGTTTTTTACGACTAAGATCAATATTGGTCCGCGATCCTTAATCATTTAGAATAAGGATTAGCTAATCAATATTGAGCCAGAACAATTCGATGACTTTTAGGAGTTAATCGGAATTGTTGGAGGTGCTTCTTTATTGAGCGGTTCAAAAGAGGAGTTCAATCCAGCAAATAAGCTGGCGGCGCAAATCGCTGAAAAGATGAAAAAAGCGCGAGCGAGGCTCGCTGCTATGTAGCCACAGTCTAAGTCGAAAGGCTTCTTGGCTAGATACATACGAGCTGTCGCAATAGCAACGGCAAACTCGCTATCGGACGTCACTGAGATGACTATTTTATAGTTAAACTCTTTGATGCAAACCTACTTAGCATGGGAGGCGTATGATCTCGATGTCAAGAGCCGTTTGGCTGGCGCAAAGAATGAGGATAAACTTGTTCACTGGATGATGCGTGACCCAGAAAACGACAATGATTCTATTGGAACTCTTGAAGGTTAAACACTCTTATGAGATGTTTCAATACCTTGATTAAAAGGCAAAATCTTTTAATAGGAGGAATATTGCTATATGAAATGGGCAATTCGTGAAGCCATTGACGTCTATTTCAAGGCTAAGTCTGTGTTCACTCTCGGTGCGAAGACTTTCCGTGCCGGCGAGCCTGTGCTTATCTTTGATACTGTCAAGACTTCTACTCTTGAGGTTGCCGCTGAGGTCTCCTATGTAACTGGTGGCCGCGGTAATGCTCGTCTGCTCTCCTATGAGGGCGATAAGACCCTGACCTTCAACTTCGAGGATGCTCTGCTGTCCAATGAGGGTCTGGCTATTCTTTCCGGTGCAGATCTGATTCCTGCCCGCAATAAGCATCTTCCTGGTTCTCACCCCGACGCTCGTAGCGTGATTGCTCACTATACTGAGAAGTATTCTGTGGCAACCAACAACCAGATTGATACCGATCAGACCAAGAACGTTTACGACGATGACGCTTCCCTGTATCCTGCCGGTGGTGCTGCTGATCCCGTCACTGGTGACGAGACCGAGCATGGCACCGTTAAGGGTACTTATGCTCCTCGTGGCGGCGTAAACAATATTTGGCTTACTCGTAAGCCTTATGTTGGTCAGAACGCTAGCATTTATGTAATGCTTCTGGACGACGCTGGTGAGATTTCCGGTATGCCTCTCCAGATTAACCTGGAGGCTAATGAGGAGGATGACGAGTTTAAGCGTCACTCCTATCTCTGCAAGTTCAAGAGCCAAGACTCCTTCGTTGCTTTTGACTTGTATAACAACCCAATGTCCGTCGAAGAGTATCCTGATCCTGTTGGCAAGGATGCTTGTGGTGTATTTGACGACCAGGTAGCCTATTATGTAGACTACGATACCGTTTCCGCTGAGGGCAACTGGGTAAGCGCTTGGGGCGATCCTGCTACCTATATGCGTACCATTAGTGCCGCTAACTATGGCGAGTTCTGGGGCGATACAAAAGAGAATTCTCTGTATAGCTACCTGCTGGCTCCTTCCGGCGGCATTGCTCAGCCTAAGGCATTCAAGGAAGGCTCTGACTTCGTTTACAAGGTAAACGTTCCTTCCATCCTGTATCAGGACATCGTACTGCTTGACTACTATGTTGAGTATACTCACGATGCAACTCAGGTTTCCATCCTGCCCGACAAGTTTGGTGCTTACTTCTATGTTGAGGGTTCCTCTCTTGTCCGTCGCGCTTCCGATGGTGTAGACCTGCCTGTTGAGTTCGTGATTCCTAAGTTTAAGGTAACCACAGCTCTGACCTTCACTCTTGCCACAACTGGTGATCCTTCTACCTTCACCTTCTCCGGCGACGCATATCCTGACTTCAGCAAGTTCGACCTGACTCGTAAGGTTCTCGCTGACATTCAGATTCTGGATGCTGACGACAACTACGATGGTGGCTCTGCTGGTATCGCTACTTCCGATCCTACCTCCTATCGTCGTTATAAGTACAATAACGATACCGATGGTGAGTACCTGTGGAAGGATCGTTCCCTTGAGCCTCATCAGAATCTGGATTACTCCGATACTGGTACTATGGGCGCCGGACACCTGTCCAGTGAGAACTACAAGCGCTTCAATCAAGACGCTGGTGGTCCTCGTACCATTACTCCTGGTCAGGGTCTGATTGACACCAAGCCTGGTGATGAAAACCCTTAATCGGCGTCGACCTGAACGAACCTGGGACTAAGGTCTCCGACGTCTTGGCTGACGCCCCCGCTGGTTCCACCATCCAATTAAGTGATGGTTCCGTCAGCGAAAAACTCACAGTTGATAAGGACATTACCCTCCAAGGTACTACCGAGGAGGGTAAGTCCACTATCCTTGAGCAGGGGATTACGTTGGCTTCTAACAACGAGCCAATTTCTGTAACTGTAAAGAACATGACTTTACAGAACGGAAGTTTTGGTTTGCATGACAACAACAACGGACCCGAGGCAAACGGCGCACGTAATGCCTATCTGACCTTCGAGGACTGTGTGATTAAGGACTTCACTGGCAAGGGTGTCTATACTGCTGATGCTCGTGTCTTCAAGATGAAGAACTGTAAGATTGAAAATTGCGCAACTGGCACCGATACTGGTATTGCTGGCGACTATGCGGTTGACCTCAATCTGATTGGTGTAAAGAGCGCGGTTGTTGAGCTTGAAAACTGTGAATTTGTTGGATACTGCGGCGCTAAAGCTGCCTTTAAGGTAACTCAGCGTGGCGGTCCTTCCGATGAAGGCGCAGGCGATATCCCAATGGATAAAGGCCAATCTTACATCAATAATGTAACCATTACTGGCTGCTCTTTCGATACTGAGACACCTGTTGACGTTCGTCTGGGCACCGACCATAAGACTCCAGATCAGCCTGATTTGGAAAATACCACAGCCAACTTCCCAGTTATGATTTCTGGCAATAAGACTGAAATCAACGTTCATGTTGCTCCTACTGGCAAGAGCTATGTTGTTCCTGTCGGCGGCACTGGCTACAAGAACGGTACTGGCGAGTTTACTGTTATTGGCAGCGCAACTCCTGAGCCTGAGCCTGATCCTGAAGAGCCTACAACTGGCGCTTCTATCGGAGATGTAGACTATCCTACAATCCCCGAAGCCGCTGCAGCTCTGAAGGATGGCGATACTCTTGTATTCAATCAGGATTATGACAAGCCAATCATCATTAATGGCGTAGATGTGACTATTGACCTGAATGGCCACACCCTTGCCAATACCACTGCGGTCTATGACCCAGCAGGTGGCATCATTAGCTTGATTGCTATTGAGAACGGCGCCAATGTGACTATCACTGGTAATGGCACAGTTCATGCTCTTGAAAATGACTGTTATTGTGTTGATGTCCAGAATGGCTCTATGCTGACAATCGAGGATGGCACTTTTATTGGTAACAGCACTGCTTGTTATGTCCAGCAGGGTGACCTCGTCATCGAAGGCGGCGATTACTCCATTCAGCAGTTGTCTGAGCCTGGCAATGGCGGCGATGAGCGCTTCACTCTGAACTGCCTCGATAGCGCTTACAAAGATGGTACTGCTACCATTGAAGTAAGCGGCGGTACTTTCAACAAGTTTGATCCTGCAAATAACCTCGCTGAGGGTCCAGGAACAAACTTCTGCGCTGCTGGTTATACCACAGAGCAGCAAGGCGATAAGTACACTGTCGTAAAGGCTTAATCGCTTCTCCTTAAAATAAGAAAGACCCCTCCGGGAAACCGGAGGGGTTCTTTTTTTATGCCTATTTTTACTCAAATACCACGAGCGCGGCATCGTAGGGCATGAGATAGAGAAGTTCAGCATCAGAGTTTCTGGTGCGAATCCAAATCTCAATGCAGGAAGCGCCGTCCTCTGTATTAAAGTCCATAGAGATGAGATCGCCGACGTCCTTAATCAAATCAACCAACTGATTGAAAGTAGAAGGATTGGTGGCAAATCCATCTGGAGTCTTGATGAGAGTTACATAGTGAATGTCGCGGCCGTACAACAGGTAGTAGGTATTGGGAGGACAATCCTCATTGAACCATACCGTTACTCGGTCGGCGAGATTGTCAGGGTCTTTCTCCAGGTCGTAGAGAGGTTCCTTAGACACGATACTCTTATTCATGTCATAAATAGTCATATTGGTGGATACACTGGCAGTTTCGTCAAGTGCCTTAATGGTCACTTTCTTGCCGTTTAGCGCAGCAACCACATATGCCTTCTTATCCATCTCTACCCAGAAGATTTGGCCAGGCTTTAAGTCAGGCAGACCGCGGATAGTATTCTTGCTGGGGACATCTCCACGATACCCTGGCAGTTTCTTAATCGCCTCTTTGATGCGATTAGTTTTCTCTTCTTTCTGGTTTAAAGCCGCCAAATCATGCTTTGTCTTGGCGGTGGCAAAGTCAACTACTTTGTCCATTAACCTTCCTCCTTTACTAAATCTACATAGTGAATATCGTCATCAAAGGGACGAATTTCAATCGACTTTCCATTAAGGAAAATCAGGAACTTATTATTTTTCATGTGGTCAGATTTTACTACGCCCCAGGGGCAATCTTGAGCGCGGCATCCATAAAGACGATTGATAAGAGTAATGAACTTATCGACATCACTGGACGGCCCATATTTTACAATATGCTGTTCGCAATCTTCTGGTGACCATACCTCATAGAAGTCATTCCAGCAGAGATTCAACCATTGGATAAACTCTTGTCTCACTTGGGCATGACCTCCAGATAATGATTGATGTACCAAATCGCTTTTTCAAGGTCCTGCCGAGTCTTAGCGGGATCTTTCTTTCCTGCGCGGCAAATGTATTTAACAGCATTGCCAAGACAGAAACCACGGATACCATCAGGGCCGAGCTGGTCTTCGATAATATCAATGACCTCATACTTCCCACTGGTATAGTGGGAAGGATGATTCACAGGGTCATCATTAGGTACTGTCAGAATGGCGTGTTCAATATACTCCTCGCCAGGCTCAATGGGAAGCCCATCTCGGTCATAATAAGAAGAAGAAGTTCTATCAGTCGTCATTTTCGTTGCTATCCTCCAATGTTCCAGATTTTCTTTCCTTCTGGACTTCAAACTTACCAGTAGGAAGAATCTTTGTAATCTTATATGCTGTGTGGCGCATAGGACTATTCTTATAGGTCTTAGCAACGAAAATATCGTCTTGACGCATACCGTGAATAATCAGAGCAACGCCACGATTCAACCAACTCTTTTCAACTACTTTCTTCTTACCATCCACTACTTTTGAAACCTGCTTATCGTAAGATGCGAATTGCTGCTTACGGAATTTCACTTCAACAGGACCAGTAGCAGTTAGCAAAGTAATTGAACTATGGAGTTTGTCTTTTGCAATGGCATAGCCGGCAATCATTGTCAGCTTATAAATGGGAACTACTCGGCCGCTCGGCACCTTATACAGACTGCCAACCTCAGGTTCAGTCGGCAAGTCATCAAAGTTGGAGATGTTATTGATATGAACCATAGGATGCTCCTGGAAACAAAGGCCCATAGTTTCAATCTCCCATTCGGCATAACCTTGCTCCTTATTGAAATACTTTTCAAGCCAATCAGAGATTTGCTTATCATTGACGGCCTTAAGCATTTCTTCTTGATGCTCTTTAAGATAATTCTTGATATGAAGCATCCAACTATCGAAGTAAGACTTCCAGTAAAGAGTAGGGAAATGATTTTCTTCCTCAATACAACCTGTATCATATTCGATTTCATTAAGAAAATCAAGACAGGTTTTATTGATTGGATAATAGTCAATTTTTTCGCCGAGTTTTTTCTGTTCTGCCGCTTTCAACTGATTCATATAATGAGTGAAGTTGAAAATTCTTTGAGAGAACTTTAACTCCTTAGTATCTTGCGGCCAAAGGCCAAGTCTACTAATCATAAGTAGATTCTGACCATTCAGTCGGCTCTTCGTATCAGCTTTAATCTCTGCCAATTCCTTGATTATATCTGATCTCAGACCGAATCTGTCAAAGGCTCCAGCCTTTACGAGTGTCACAATTGAAGTGACATCAGCGGCAGTTTTCTCAATGAAATCCTGCAAAGATTCGAATGGGCGAAGCTCGAAAATCTTGGCCATAACCTTATCTTTGAGGCCCTTCACGCCAGCCAAACCATAGTGAATGGTATTGTTTTCGCTATCAACAGAGAAATCTGCCTCACTTACATTGATGTCGATAGGAGTAATATTTACTCCTTGACTTACCAATGTAGCAACTGCTTTGGCAATCTTGTTGTAGTTGGCGCCTTTGCCATCAAGTGCTCCGCTTCTCTGAAGGAGACAAGCGCATTGCCAATAAATGGGCGGGAAGAGGATATCACCCATAAGGATACACTGGACGCCGATGATAGAATAAGGAAGAGCATGATTGAGGGAGAAGCCATATCCGAGAGACGGCTGAATTACTACCTTCCATAGATAATCCTTTACCTCCTGAGTACCTTCGCATTGAGAGTAAAACAACTCTTTCTGCTTGGTAATCTCATTCATTTTCTTCTTCGCGACAGTCTTACGAAGTGCATCAGCTTGCTTCAATGTGTATTTAGCCAATAACTGGCTCAATACCATGAAACTTTCCTGCGTCGCCGCGCATCCATTGTATCTGTCGAGTTCCTGGTGCATAATGTGACGCTGTTCATCGCTCAATCCAGCTTTAACCATTTCCTCTTCAAAAGACTCTGGGTCATCTTTGATACGACAGAATCTTTCAATCTGGTCCTCTTCGCCTTCTTGAGTCATCAGACGAATCAGACCATTGACAGAAGTAAGCTCTGCAAGATTATGAGGATGAGTTGCCAGGATACCTTTACGACCAGAAGCGGCATCCCACTGGAATACAGAGAGCACTTCATTATTATAAAGTTTCGCCCAGATTTCAGGATTATTAAAATCAATGGTATTGGGATTGATATACTTACGGAAACACTGTTTGAGTGTTAAATCCTTATCAACCAAACCATCTTTCTTCAACAAATCAAAGCACGCGGCCTGAATATCAAGCGTGGACAGCAAAAGGAAATCGTACTTATAACATCCAGCCTCTTCCACTGTATGAAGGTCTAAGGCTGTGCACATATCGCCGTTCGGCGCACGCATAAGAGAACAATGATTAGTTAAACGGTCTTGGTCGTCAAACAAAATCACGGCAGCAGCGTGCGTTCCTGACCCGACGATTAGACCCTCAATCTTTTTGATAATGTCCAAAAGGCCGGGATACTGATTACATTCCTTGATAAAACTGTGGTTGACAGAATATCCTGTTGTCTCATCGCCTTCAAGAGTCTGTTTGAGCGTTGCAACGAAGCCACGCTTAATCTCAATAAGGCTGGAGAGATAGGTTGAAATATCGCTGTCCAAACCATTGGGAAATTCTTCACTTCTGTAACCACGAGCGGCATTGCCGATAGCCGCTTTCAAGGTCAATTTGCGATATGTGGCTACCTGGGTCATACCCAGTTCGCCGCGTTCTTTTCTTATTGCGGCAAAAAGTTCAGGACGTTTAGAAGGTTGAAAATCAGTGTCAATGTCCAGAGGAGAAGTACGAACTTTGTTAGCGAATCGCCAAAAGTAGAGGCCGTACTGAATAGGATCACACTGAACCACGTCCATAAGATAACAGAGGAGAGAGCCGGAGGCAGAACCTCTGGAGGGACCAACAGCGCAATCAATACTCCAAGCCAGCTCAAGAAAATGCTGCATAGTATTAAAGTACGCGAAAAAGTTGTCGTTGAACGCTTCCGACTGGAACTTGAATGTATCGAACTCTTCCTCTAAACGCGAAAGGTATTCTTCATTCCATTTGCCTCGCTCCATCAGACTTTTAAGGCAATACATCGCACAATAATAAGTCTGATAGTCTTTTTCGTGAGTCGCCCACCAGAGAGTGGGATATTTAGCCAAATCATTAACTTGTTCGGCAGTAAAGCCAACATTGATAAGTGGCAATTCAACCTTAGGAATACGGGGATCTTGCGCCAAATCATAGAACTCAATCTGATCGGCGATATGAAGAGTATTCAGAAAACATTTGTCTACAAACTGCGGGCGAATATCCATTTTATCCATAAGTTCATAGATTTCTCTTTCATCCATCATTCTGGCGAAAGTATAATACTCTTTAACTTCACGATCCTCTTGTTTGCTTCTCAGAAATGCTTCGAAGACCGGGAAATCTTCTACATTCTGGTAGTGCGCGTCGGTTGTGATGATGAACTGCGCCCGGCCGTTATAAAAGTCAACAGCGCGTTGATTAAAAAGAGTTTGATCCTTACTATCAGAAGGTTGAAGCTCAATATAAAAATCTTCGCTACCAAACTGATTATTGCACCATTCGATGAATTGCTCTGCTTTGTCGTATTCTCCATTGTTAATCAAAGTGGGGAACTCGCCGCCCAGACAGGCAGTAGAAGCAACCACATGACCGCGCGCCCACTCCATAACCTCCTCAATGTCAGATTTAAGAGTAGGTACTCTGCGCTTGCCCCACTTGACAGTTGAACGATACCACGCGCGAGTCGATAATTCAATCAGAGCTTGATAACCAATCTTATCCTTGGCAATCAGCAGGAAGTGATAATATTTCTCTCTCTGCTTATCGTCAGGGTCATAGCTATCGACGAGGTAAATCTCGTTGCCAATGGCAAGAACGAAATCATCACCGGCGTCGCGCAGTTTCTTTTGCATACGATTGATTTCAATGACTTCTGAGAGATTATCGTGATTTGTAATGGCAATACCGCGCATACCGAACTCTTTGGCTTTATTTACAAGATCTTCCAGCTTATTGATGCTGTCCAGACCAGTTGTAATATTGCTGTATTCAGTATGATTGTGGCAACCAAAGTACATTCACTCATCTCCTTTTACTTCGTAGATGTGATATTTACGACTTTAAGTCGTTTCTTGGCTCTTGAAAGGCCAGTATACAGGAGCGGCTTATCAAAGCGCTCAAGAATATAACAAACATTCTCGTATTCAGAGCCCTGGCTCTTGTGAGTAGTGATGGCATAACCATAACCAATATTCACAAAATAGAGCTGGGGTGTTGGAGGAAGATGGTCAACCAGAAGATTTGCTGTGTCTCTATCAATCCTTGTCATCTTTTCAACAAAATCAACGAGAGCATCTTCTTTATTGGTCTTTGACAGACCAATTTTATCAAGGTCAACAATATATTGATCTTTCTGCTCCTCACTCAAAGAAGCATTCTCAATAATTGTATGAGCCATCTTCCAACGCTCTTCAGATGCTTCTCTAAGAGCATTATTATAGGCAATGTATTGAGCCGCAAATCTCTGCTCCCAAATATTGCCGCTGGACTTGGGCATACGATTTTGCCATTTCACACAAACATAGATTGGGCGCTTGCGGTTCTTTGCGTGCTCAATCGCATCCAGCAAATCGGCAAAATACATAACATCGCCATTATAGATGCCCAGGGGATTGATATTGTCATACAGAAGAATCTTGTCGTGGAGATCTGGATAACGGTCTCCGCCAATACAAAGATGTTCATTGATTTCTGCACACAGTTTATTGGTATAACAGATAATCTGCCATTCGGGGTCGGTCTCAATCTCGGCCTTAGAAGTTCCGTATGAAATATCTGGAGATTTCTCTGCCCAATACTTGATACGAGAGAGAAGTTGCTGTTTAGATTGAGTGAAATCTCTCAAATCGCCGCACAGTAAGGCAATGTCGTTATCAGACCGCAATACCTTATGCAGCTGGAGATGCGCCAGACTTTTCAAAACCTTGACACCATATCCAGAAGTGTAATTCATCTTAGATACATGAAGGTCATGTCTAAAAGAATTAAGGTCGTTTGCTACTTCTGATGTATTGACTTCTGGAAGTTGACATTCATCGCCGCAGCCAATGACTCTCGCATTGGTCATCATCCACCATTGAGAGATGAACTGCGGCACCATAGAAAGCTCGTCAACAAACAGAACATCATATGGAAACGTCCTCGGGTCACGCCAAGTATTTGTGAACTTAGTGCTTCCATCAGAAGTTGTGCCCAAGACGGTACTTTTCTTCGTAATCTTCGTCACAGTTTCAATGCAGAGCTTATCTTTGTCAAACTCCAGTTCTTTTTCCTCAATCGCCTTCCAGACTTTATTTCGGAGAACTGAGGTTGCTTTGCCTGTCATTGCAGTAACTGCAACTGCATATCCTTCACTGAGAAGTTGACAGATAAGCTCACAGATTACTGTTGTCTTACCTGTTCCGCCAGAACCAGAGATAATGGTATTATGCCCATTAGGATCGTGAACTTGCTCCAGAACATAATCCATTACTGCTCGCTGTTCGGGTGTAAAAGGGACCAAATTGTATCACCTACCGTATCACTATTTTGCAATTTTAATGCAACTTGCGAGACTCTTTCATCTTTAACAAAGTTGGTTCTTCTTGGCATTTCGCCCAAATCTTGTGGCTCTTCCGGCCAGAGAGGACGACTTTTATGCGCGGCTTCCAGTAGTGCCAAGAACTTCTCTTTACCTTTATCTACTGGTGCGTCTTTATGGTCAAGCGGCACTCCAGTATTTGGAATATCAATAATCCTATAACACTGAAGCCCACCTTCATCTTTTATTTTTGCCGCCATGCCAGTTGTTCTCTTATTATAGAGATACCAGTCATGGTCTTCGTCACTTTGCTCTTTGTATTGCTTGTCAAAAGCAAAGAAGATTTTTCTCGCGCCACATTCATACAACATATTGATATGGTTGAAGTGACACCCGAAGGTATGTGAGGCAACACAATTCTTAATGCCCCACTGATGCGCAAGCATTACCGACTTGGCACCCTCAAATATGATCGCTTTCCCGCTTTCTTTGATGTAAGGAGCAGCAATGTGCAACCCATACAAATTGCGGCTATTAGCGAAACTCCAAGAAGTTTTTTCTTCATTGGCCAACATCTCCCTATATTTTTCATCTCTTACGAGAGGGACATATTTTGCTCTTGGAAACCACATCGCGGCCTGGAATGGCGCTCCAGGATAGAGTTTGTAGAAGTCTTTTCGCAACATTCTGAAACTGCGCTCATACAAACCAACTATTTTACCATTGATATTATGATGAGGAAGAATAATTGTTCCATTTCGAGGAAAGTATGCAACATCATATTTCAACATGATGTCAACATCAATTTTATCTTCTGTATGCCATCTCAACTTTCTCATAACATCTGGCGCTTGAGTAAATTGAGTTTCATAAAGTTCATCAATAATATCTTGACGAATTGGCTCAACTGGTTCAATATGTTCAATCTTAAAAGGCCGCTCCGTAAAACCAAAGTCAACACTGATTGGTACGCGTCCAGTTAAATCAATTCGCTGCCCTGCGATGTAATCTTCAATGAACTGCTTAGCAAGTTCTGGATCAGGCAAGTCAAGTGCTCGCTTGACCCAAGTATGGAGCAGCATACCGCCGCCACACTCACTAAAACAGTTGACTTTCAGAGTTGATGGGTCAAATAACGCTGAATGATTCTCACCATGATGGCACAGGCCGATAAGCTGTATTGCACGCTTACCGGCACTGTTGACCCATCGAGGTTGCGCTCTCATATACTCAAAAAAGGAGAAGAAGTCGTCTCCATTGAGTAAAGCAATCTTTTCCTCATATGTCATTGACTTCTTCTCCTTTCAGTTAATTAGAACGCGAGGTCAGGCTCCTTGTCGTCCTTCATGGCTTCGGCCTTCTTCTCCTGAAGGTTGGCCTTGAACTCGTTGTACTGGTCAACGGTAATGTCAGCCTCATCGCCGAAGGTGTAGGGAGTAGGATTGATGCGAGTCACGCACCAACGCAGATTGGTGAACTCGCGGTGCTCATCGTCGCCGATGGCGTTGGGGATAGTCACGGAACGGACAACCATAGTCATCTCGCCGCCGACAGACACGAAGTAAGGCATATCCTCGCTTGCCTGGAGGCCCAGGAAGTAGTTGATAGCCGCCTCCTTACGAACATCGAACTCAGCCTCGAGAAGGACCTCGTTGTACTCGTCAACCACATAGCCGTGAACGCGGACATAACGGTCCAGATTGCGCTCGGGATCAGCCTCAATCTCACGGATGTTGGTCATCAGGTAGTCGCAGCTCCAGGTGTTCTGGTAGACCTTCTTGGTATTGGCGTTGATGAAAGTGGCGTTTACGCGCTGAGAACGAGCAGGCTCGGGATCATTGGGATCGGGATTGCGGGGAGGGAAGTAGCTGATGTCGATAGTGCCCTGGATAGCCAGCCACTCACCGTTATCAGCGCCGACCTGGAACTCACCCTGCTCCATCTTATCGAGCATGGTATAGTTACCATTGGCCTTACCGGACTTCTTCCACACAGGAGTGGCAAAGACACGAATCTTATCGACGGTAGTGCCATTCTCGTCAACAATCAGAGAAATGGTGCCGTTGATGAAATCGTCGCCATTCTTGGTAGTACCACGATTCAGCTCGTAGCCAGCGAGACGACCAGACAGATTTACACGATTAAACTTTTTCATGTTTGAATCTCCTTTTATTCAAGATTTGCTTTCAGAGAGGTATTTACTTCAGCCAACAGCTCTGCCTGATGAGGCTGGAGGGCGCCGACTTTCTTGCCGGGGCCAAGAACAGTTTCGATGATAGCACGAACTCTGTCGGCTCCATCTTCGGGATATTTCGCCATCAAGTCCTTTGTGAGCTGGTCAAACTCGGTCTTGAGGGCAGGGAAATCAAGGATTCTCTCATCCTCAGTCTGAATGGTTACGCTGGGACCAGCCGCTTCGACGGCCTTAGCTCCCTGCTTTTCGGCGCTCTTCTCAATGGCCGCAACCATGACCTTTTCCAGATTGTCGTAAGAACAATCAATGGAATCAACATCAGGTGTCCAACGACCACCGGTTCCTTCAAATCCGCCCTTGGGATTGAAGTAAATCTTGTGAGAGAAAGTACCGTCCTTATTACGCTCGCGCTTCAGATAGATAATCTGGTCAACGAACTTTTCGGCAACGCCGTACAAACCGGGACTGAGAGAAGTACCAATGTACTGCTTCTGAGTCTGGAAATCAGTCTTATCCTCGGCATGGACGATGTTCAGAAGAATGTACCCCTGATTTGCCAACTTCTGGAGCTGAATGCCCAGCTCGTTTCGCATGGCCTTTGTGCCCTTGCCGTAATCAGCGTCGGAACCGAAATCCAAAGTGCTCTTATCAGTGGACAACTTCTGGCCCACATACTTATCGAGCAGAAGAATGAGGTTTGTGTAGGTGTCGATTACAACGGTATCGAACTTCTCACGAGCCTGGGGCATACACAGCTGGATTACTGCCTGCTTGAAGTCTGCCCAAGAGCCGATAGGCACCGGAGTAAAACCTGTCAAACCTTCGCCGCCATTCTCGGTCATCAGGAAGATAGGACGAGGAGCCTGAGAGCCGAGAGTGGACTTTCCGGATTTGGATTTTCCGACGACCATGAAAGACTTTGACTTCATGCTTGCATTGATAGTATCTTTCACAGGAATGTCAAAAATGTTTACCACGGAAACTTAACTCCTTTCTCATTTTCTATAATTATTATACCATAAAAATTTTTTTATGTCAACCAAAATTAAAAGTCATACTTGGTATCAACAACCGCGTAGTCTTTAATTTTCACCTGTGGCGTAGTCTGATAACGGAAGGTATTAAGTTCCGCATCATAACCAATCACAGTGCCGACATAATACTGCTCTGTTTGCCCATCATAAGGCAAGCACAATGAGTCATATTCCTCTGGAGAAGAGGAGAAACTGATTGCAACGCAATCATGTGGTAACTGAATCTTGAGAGTATTCTTCTTTGGCCCAACCAAAGAGAGAGTGCTCTATGCAATCTTAACATTTGTAATTGCAATGAGCGGCTCTTTAATACCCTATCCCCAATAATTGGAGTAATCTGCAAGTTCTGCAATAATATCGGGAAGTTCGGAATCTTCGGCGTCAATGATAAAGTCAACCATATATGCAGTTGAGGTATCAACATCGGCGTACTTCTCCTCGAAATACTTTTCGAGCGCCTTTACCGCATCTGCTTCAAAGGCAATACCTGCTGCTTGCTGATGCCCACTTGCGTATTTGATTAACTTGCTGGCGTTACAGTCGTCCTTAAAATGCTCAAAGGCGGGCATATTATTAGGGCAACGCAGAGAACCATAGTAAGCACCATCATCGCCGAGGAAGGTCAAAATGCAGGGGCGCTGATAGTAGTCAGCCATAGAGCCGGCGACCAATCCAGTGAGAGCGCGCCACTCCTTATCGAAGTCGTCGATTGCGAGAAGGATAACTTTCTTCTCATAAAGCTTCTCTTCAGAAACCAAATCGTGAATCAAAGCCACAAGTTTATCGACACGGCGCTTCTGTCTGGACTTGCAGTTATTAGCCTATCTTGTCATCTCGACAACTAGATCAACTTCACCAGTATGGCCACGGGCGCCATCCTACACTTTCATTCTCGAATCATCATCGAGAAGTGAACGGAATACCAGCTCTTTCTCTTCCATGCTACCGATACGGTTTACCGCATTAAAGAGTGGCGCCACATAGAAAGAAACCACATGAGGGGTCAAATCTACATTCTAAATCTTATAGTTGGCGAACTTCGCGTATTCAAGATAATAAGAACGCAGATTCTCGGGTTTCAGACCTTCAAATACCAAGAAGCGCGTCTCAGCAGAACGAAGATCCATAACATCGGACACAAGACCGAGTGCTACAATATCGAGATAGTTGTCGGCGCAAACAAAAGAAAGCATATCGTCAAACACGCGGCAAAGCTGATATACAACGCCCACGCCGCTCAGGTCCTTATTCTTGTACCGAGAGGACTGCTGATTATTAACCACGATTACCTTCTCGCCGTCGCCACGTTCGCTCATGTCGTGGTGGTCAAGCACTACTACATCAATCCCTGCACTGGTGAGGGCCTGATACTGTTTATTATTACCGCTTGCGTCGGGGATAACGAATAGGTCGGGTTTAATAGTGTTCAGCACCTTATCCATAACCTCAGTATCGTCAAGACCGTGAATCTTACCTGTGTGCAGAATGTGAATGATCTCTGGAGAACAGTCTACCCAGTCTCCATATTTCTGTTGCATCCGAATATAATTGATTAAGAGCGCCGCGCTGGTATATCCATCCATATCCACGTCTACGAGAATAGCAATCTTATGATTTGCCTCAACGTGTTCACGGATTTTATTTGCAGCCTCTTTGATATAATCGAGGTCATATGGAGATTGAACATCTTCCCAACTTACATCAAAGAAGCCGTCAATGTCCTATACTCCTCGATTTGCCAGAACCTACTCTACTGGCGAGAGCTTCCTACCGAACTTTGAAATGTCGATGGAAGGAGCGATTTGTCTGATTTCTATTAGAAAGCACTCCTTTCAAGGCCATTCTCACGAATGTAGTGATAGCCAATACAAATACTGTCTACCACGTCTTGAATTACATCGGAGAGACCATAATAATTCTCAACAAACTTGCGGGCACCGGCTTTACGCTCATCTCTTGAACGCTTATGAATACCACAAGTATTTTGCCAAGAGGAGGGGGAGATAATCTCCACTTTTTTTCGATGGGCGGCAATTACTTCAAGAAGTACGCCTTGTACTTGACAAAGCGTTTGCATTGTCTTCCAGTTATTCTCTGGACCACCGCGCTTGTCTTCTTCGCCGCCGACAGGATTTTCAATGAGAATCATATCGGGATTAAATTCCTTGATTAAGTCCTCGAACTGCTTTCGAAGACTATGGAGGCGTTGGCCGCCGCGCAAGGTCTTTGGCGACGGCTCAACAGTACCCCATTTAACCGGAACTTCATCTTCCCAATATGACCAGCCGCTTACATTGGCTGCTTGGTCAAAGGAAAGGATTTTCACAGTTTCTCAATGTCCTCCTTGTATTGCTCGTACAAGTCATCAAAGAACAAAGGAATGTTCTCATGGAAAAGAGCAAGTGTCAAGAGAGCAACCTCTCTCATGTCTGGATGCGCGGCGGGCGCACAACGAAGGGCGAAGAAGTGACGCCACTCACGGATATTAGTGGTCATCACAATCTCTGTTTTCAACGAATTTGGAAGCACGGCACGGGCCTGCTGAGGGGTGCATCCATTGGCAAGTAGAGCCATGTATTTGTCCTCAGCTGAATGCATGGCGTCGAGCCAAACATCATACGCAGGAGTTCCACTTGGAATGGTAGAAGGTCTAATGACAGCGATTCCGCCACCAAACTTATCAGTCCCATAGTTGCAGTATCTTGTTGATTCCTGACTATAAGAGGCGATACGATGCCGTACAATTTCGTGGGTGACCCCTCTATCAGTAGTAATCCGTACCGTGATTGAGGAGTGCTCAATAACTGACTCGTGGCCTCTTTTAATAATTCCTCTGATAAACTTGTCATAGGAATCCTCCGTGATCTTATCCTCACTTTTGTAGCAAGTGCGACCAGCCTCTTCAATGAGCTATGCCATTGCTACACCGTCGAGATTCTTATTCAGAATCTCTACACTGGGCTCAAGTACAACCATCAGTCATCATCCTCCTCTGTTGGCCACTGGCCGGCAAAATCTACCTGAGTAGTTACCTTCAGGTTTTCGTCAACAACCTGTCCCTTTGACTTCTTTTGTTTGACCTCAATAATCTTCTTAGTGAGGTCGCCCTCCTTTGCGGCTTCGTCGATAATCTCTTGAGCCTCTTTCTCAGTATCGACTCGCCAAATCTCAGTTCTGCGCATCAAAACTTTGCTCATTGTATTACTCCTTCAAAATTCCAAGTTCTTTCGCCTCGTCTTGACGGATATACCAATCAGAATTTTGCTCAAACTTATGGTTCAAGAAATCCAGATCCATATTCGTCTCCTCGGCAATCAGTTCTTTCATACGGGTGACTTCAATGTCATATTGCGCCATTGCTGCCTTACTCTCACGATATGTGCCGCCCTGCATAGCAGAACCTTCATGAGCACAGAACACAGCGTTAGGACGCATAAAGCGTTTCTGGCCGCCCAGATAAATCAGAAAAGCGGCGCTATGGCAAATACCCTCGTTATAGGTATAAACCGGAATCTTACTGTTCTTGATAACATCATAGAGAGCAAACATCACATATAGATGGCCGCCGGGGCACATAATATGAAGCTTGATAGGAGTCATATCGTCAGCCTCGTGCTCATTCAAATACATAAGATATTGCATCAACCATGCAGTATTGTCCCAAGTAATCTCACCCTCATCCAACCAAAATTCGCGATTAGCGATTTGATGCCAGAGAAGGACTTCTTCGGGCTGAGGCAGCTCCTTACGATAGCCGCCGCCAAGGAACTAAATCTGAATGTTATCAATTCCCATATCCATAGTTTTTACCTCCTGGTATTAAAGTTTTGTGTAGTGACCATTCTCCATTTTCAGCAAGCGTTGGTTTCCGGATCCTCTCCAGAGATGCTCACCAGGTTTTTGAGCTTCTACAAAAGGCCCATCCACTATCACATTTACTGTATTTATTATATCATAAAAATTTTTTTCTGTCAAGGGGTCACTATGACGGTTTATCAAGTCTTCCATTGTATATCCCGTCCATACCCAAATATCGCAATCTGGGAGAGATTCGCGCACTCTCAATAAAAGATATGCGAGGCCGGGAATGTTCTCATCAGCCAGAGGCTCTCCTCCAAGAATGGAAAGTCCACGCTTGATACCGTCAACTTTAAGGAGGGCAATAACCTTATCAATCAAATGCTCGGAAAGAGTAGTTCCAACATGAAAATCCTATAATTCAGGATTATGACAACCTGGACAGTGGATTGGGCACCCGGAAACGAAGATAGATGTTCGTATTCCGGGGCCATTTGCCAGGTCGTTATTTACGATCTTGGCAATTCTCAATCCAACTCAACTTCCTTTCCATGTGTGTGCTTCACACGGTCTCTTACTTCTGCCTGTTTACCCGCATTGAAAGCGCGGCGATAGTCAGAAGTAATATAACCAGTTACGCGGCGAAGTCTATTAATTGCTTCGTCTGGTGCTCCACACTCGGGGCATCCGCCAGCAGGGATTTCGCCGGAGTATCCGCATACAGTGCACTCATCGAGAGGGAAGTTAAAAGCAAAGTATGGGATGTCATTGTCCATAGCGAAGTTAATGACTTGCTCCACCGCGTCAAGATTGTGGACAGCAGTTGTATCAAACTCTACATAAACGATATTACCTCCAGTGGCAAGTTTAGAGAACTTAGCCTCTTCCTTCAGTTTATCGAATACATCGATGTCATACCAAACAGGGACATGGATAGAATTTGTAACATACTCATGGTCAGTTACATTCTTCAGCTCCTTACCCCAACGCTGTTGTAACTTGGTCATTGCAGTATAGCAAAGGTTCTCAGCAGGAGTGTGGTAAGCGGCGAAGTTCAGCTTATTGCGCTCGGTGCACTCTGCGGCGTAAGCATTGAGTTTCTTCTCCATCTTCATGAGGAACTCTTCAGCCTCTTTGGACTCACCATGATGCTTGCCAAATAAAGCACAAAGAGTTTCGGCCCAGCCAAGGACGCCGATAACGAGAGTACCATGCTTCAATACCTCATAGACAGAAGCCTCGTCATCGTAATTATATGTGCCCTTCCAGACATGATTGACATACATTTCGTATGCAACCTTCATCTTCTGCTTAAACATGATATTGGCACGAATAAGCAGAGACTCTTCGGCCTTCTTCAGAAGATAATCGAAAGCGTGCTCAAAGCCCTCAAGGTCAGGCTTATCGCGCTTACCTGTCACAACACCATACTTGATACCAAGCTCAACAGGAATAATTGTCACAGGAGCCAGATTACCACGGCCAATACGATTGTAAGGATCACCCTCGCTGTAAATGTCGCGACCCATCTGAGTACGACAACCCATAGCAGTCAGCTCGGTATCGGGGTCATTTGGATTCTCATGACAAACAGAAGAATCGCAGTTGACAAAATTGGGGGTCAGGCGGCGAGCAGCACACTCGATAGCAAGACGATAAAGGTCGTAGTTGGGATCGGTAGGCTTCTTATTCACGCCGTTCTTTACCTGGAAGCAAAGAATGGGGAAAGGAGGAGTCTGATGATGAGGCCCAACGCCCTCAATCATTGCTTCAAGAATACCGCGAGAAACCATGCGACCATCCTCAGATGTATCCAGGCCAAGGTTCAGAGAACTAAATGGCAGCTGGGCGCCAGGACGAGATTGCAGAGTAGCGAGGTTATGAATGAGAGCTTCACATCCCTGGTGCACTTCATCCTCCAGGTCTTTTTTCACAAGGGCATCTGCCTGCTCTTTTGAAAGGCCAATATTCTGGTATTTCTTAATCAGCTTCTGGCGGCTCATATCAACGAAACGAGCCAAGTCGCGGTCAATATGGCCAGAAGCAATACCACCGAACTGATGCTGGCTAAGCACCTGGAAAATTACGGCAACCTGCTGACAAGCAGATGCAAAACGAGAGGGTGGACGCAGAGTAGCCTGACGAGTCTGGAAACCATGCTCCCAGATGTAATCAAAATACACTGTCAGGCAGTTATGCTGGCCGATGGCAAAACGAGAAAGGTCATGCTGATAGAGGATTGCCTTATTGTGAAGATCAGCAATCTCCTTTGGCATAAACTCGTCAAGCGCTGTCTCCTTCCACAGCGCCTCATTTGCCTCATACATACGGCCAGTAAAGGAGTTTTCATCGAGATTAGCGTTTGCTCTGGAATTGGCCTCATCAGGAGTGAGGGCACGAGAGCGAATCATGTTTGCGTAACGATTTGCTTTGTCACGCTCTTGCTTACGCTTCTCACGGAACAAGATAAAAGCCTTAGCTGTCTCGGGAGCTTCCGCGATGGCGTACAAGTCGATTTCAATGAGGTCTTGAATCTGCTCAATATCGATCTTGTCTTCCCCAGTGGCCTTCAACATCTGCTCAATGTCATCAGCGATGGCGTGAGCCTCATAGTCAAAGTTCTCCTGGTCAGTTGCGATGGCGGCTTTCATTACGGCTTTATAAATCTTATCCTTATCAAATTCCTCTAAAGACTTATTGCGTTTAATTACTTGCATTTATTTTCTGTCCTTTCTTAAAGATATTTGTCCTTTTAGTCACATCCTTAATAAAGGATAAATGGCAGCGGGTCTGGGATTCGAACCCAGACAACCCCTTCAGAGGGAATAACGGTTTTAGAGACCGGCGTCCTACCATTAGACGAACCCGCTATATGGCGGGGGAGGTGGGAATCGAACCCACTCCAGCGGTTTTAGAGACCGCCGCGCTAGCCGTTACGCTACTCCCCAATATTATGGTGCTCCGAACGGGAATCGAACCCGTAATCCCTCTCGGGCGGCAGATTTTAAGTCTGCTGTGTATGCCAGTTCCACCACCGGAGCAAATAGAAGGGCGATTATGGCTCGCCCTGGGCCTGTTCAGAAAGCCAAGTAAGATAATTCTTACCTCGTTCTGTAATTTTAATGATGTTGTAATCCTTCTTTTGTAATCGCGTCAGCTTAGCTTCACGAATTACAAGCCCATGCCGCACAAGACTTTTTGTCACAGCCGCATCAACTTGTTTCGTTGACAAGCCAAGCCCTTCCGCAAGTTCTGAAGCCTTTTCGCCGTCATGGTCGGCGATGTATCGAAGGATTTGTAAAGAAAGTGGCTTCAATGTAATCCAATGAAAGGTCATGGGCATTACCCTCCAATCTTGGTATTGAATCCATAAACAGTGCTGTTATAGAACTCAATCCAGTAGCGTTCCCTTTCATCCAACTTGCTTTTTGGGCAAATTTCAAGAACTTCGAAAGTAAAGTTCTCAGGACCTTCTTTGTGCATGGTACGATAGAACTTATTAGTCATGTAACCAGTAGTCCCAATCCCCAAAGCGCACTTCATGTGCTCTTTCCAGCGAGAGCCAATGTCGAGCGCCTGGCCGATATAGCAACGACCATCTTGAGCAGTAATCTTGTAGATACCAGTAATCTTATCAGCGCCCAACTCTTTACAGAGTTTTTGAAGGGGTTTCTGATAGTATTCTGTCCATACAAGTTTACAGAAAGCCTCAAATCTACTCAACTGTGGAGCAAAGTCCATAATCTTTGTGATGTCGGCTTTCTCTCCCTCTGTCAAATTAACAGAGTGAGTGGCAAAGAACTCTTCTTGCTGCTCCTTTTGAAGAGCTTGTTCTTGCTGGATTCGAAGAGTTTCCTTTGCCTACTTAATCTCAGAATTAAGCTAATCAAGTTCGTCCTTCAGTAGCTGAGCAGGATGACTCTTTTGGATCTCCTAAAACTCTTTCGCCAACTGATTTTCAAACTCTGTGCGGCGTGCCTCTCTTTCGGCCGCCAAATCCTTTGTCGCCTAAAGTTCTACTTCACGCCGCTAATCCTGAGCCTGACTTATTTGATAGTTAAGAACATCAAGTTTCGCGGCGGCCTCAGATACTTTACCGCTCATTTCTTCAAACGCTGCCGCGGCCTCTGAAGTCTTAGCAGATAGCTTAACCCACTAATCTTCAAGAGTTGCGTTCTTTTTCTACAAATTTTCAGTTTCATCCAGAATTACTGTTCGCGCTTCGTAAGTAATCACTTTTCCTTTTAAGAAAGCATTCTTACTTGCAAGTAGAACGATGAGGGCGACACAAACAATTAGTGCGATTACCAAGGCAATAATCATTTTGTGCCTCCTTTCATCTTCTACTTATATTATACCATAAAAATTTTTTTATTGCAAGCGAAACGAACAGCTGTTACCGAATTTGGGGCAATCCTTCATGACTGTCGCTCAGCTCTACATCTTGTACCAGCAACTTTTTGGATACCAATTTCTTGCCCCTTGTGCTCGCGCCGGTAAGGATATAAGACTGATGAACGGCGATTTTACCCGTATCGGTTTCAAGAATCGCGAACTGTGAGGTCTCAATCTCTCGTCTGGGATAAACAGCGATGACTTTTTCACCCTCATTCAACTTAATGAGGTCGCTCCATCTTCCACGACCCAATACAAACTGATTGGACTTTCGAGTAAAGCCGCGGAACTGATCAGTAATGATAATCACTTCATCGCCAGGAATGATGAGAGAGCTATACATAATGTCTACGGCAATAGTCTGAGGATCTTCAGTAGTTACTGTCATGTATTCCTGGCCGCCGCCAAAAATCATAAATTCCTTATCAGAGACTTCCCCGTCTTGCTGACTCTCAAACTCATCTCCATGATAAATCTGAGTGCGGCGCTTATCGCCATACTTATCGGCGACTTCCATATACCGCTCTTTCAGATGGGTATTGAAGATTTCTTCATCAGACAGAATCTTATTGATATAGCCCTGGTCAATCAAATTCTGCTCCAGTTCCCCTTCGAGCTTTGTAATGTCGATTTTAGTCAGCATATGCAGCTTCATATCGACAATCGCAGTTGCCTGAAGTTCGGTGAACTCAAAGTGAGAAATCAAATTCTTAATGGCATCGGCACGAGAAGTAGACTCTTCTTTGATGACATAGATGATGTCATCAATGATAGAGTGGGCGCGGATTAAACCGCGGATAATCTCCTCACGAGATTTCAGCGCATCGAGCTGACTCTCAAACTGAAGTCTGTAAACTTTCTTAGCATGATCAATATGAGCCAGAAGCGCTTCTTTGAAGGTGAAAAGACGAGGCTTCTTACCATTGTCCAGCATGATAAGTTTAATGGTAAAGTGCTTTTGAACAGAAGTATTCTTATAGAGCCACTTCTCGCACTCGTCCAATTTATCCGTATAAATACGAATCTGAACCTTGGTCTTAGTCAGGTCTTTGAAGTCCTTGAAGGGCGGCTTGCCTTTATCCAGAGCCTTCTGCAATTCCACACAGATGGTATTGGTATACACACCATATGGAAGTTCAACAACCTCAAGATACTTCTCTTTGATATTCTTCTTTACAACGCCGCGAAGAAGGGCAGAGCGCCCCTCGCCACGATTAAGACTATCAAGAGTAGTCTTGGGATTTAGCAGGATGCCGCCGCTTGCGAAATCAGGAAGAATGCAAAGTTCAATAGTAGGATCACTGATAAGATCACAGATGGCTCTATTAATTTGGCCGAGGTTAAACTGAGGAATAGAACTGATCAGACCAACACCGATAGAACCAAAACTACCGTTGCAAATGTTATAATACCCGACTGAAGGCAGAACAAGAGGAAACTCTCCTTCCTCATCATATGTGGGAGACCAATTTTCCTTGGGCAGCACTTTCAAATAATCGAAAAGTGCCATACCGAGAGGACTTAAGCGACATTCTGTGTAACGCTGAGCAGAATAGTCGCTGGAGTTAATAATCGTACCTTCGTTGCCATTAAACTCCTCAAGGAAATAACGCTGAACCAGAGGACGCCCCATACGGATAATCTGCTCATAACAGGACGCATCGCCGTGCACATAAGAGAAAGATGTCGCCGCAGCCACAGACTTCTGAGACTTCTTAAAAGGATGTTTGGCATCCAATTTCTCTCTTAACTGGGCATGAAGAATCTGGCGCGCGGTGTATTTGAAACCATCGCGCGTATCAGGAATGGCTCTGCGTTGAAGCACGAATGCACTATAATCGAGGAAAGACTCCTCCAAAATCTTTTCGAGAATGTTCATCTTATCACCTCAATCACAGGAAAGTTACTTGGTCAAAATCGACCTTATCGAACAGGTAATCACGACGAGTTTCTACATCAGTACCCATCAAATCATTGACGAGTTTGGAGAAAGCATTCCAGTTACCAGGCTTGAGCTGCTCCCAAACCTTAAACTTACCGAACAGAGACTCCTCAATGGCGCCGACATTCATCTCACCAAGACCCTTGGCGCGCACAAATCCCTCTTTTTTCTTTACCTTATTCCACTGTTCCTCGGTAAAGATATACTCATGAGTAGACTCACGATAGTATAGAGGAGCGCGCATCCAGTAAAGTCGACCTTCTTTAATGAACTCAGGCATACAAACATAGAAGAAGGTAATGAGCAAGTCAGCGATGTTCTTACCATCAGCATCGGCGTCGACGGCGATCAAGACTTTGCCATACTTCAACTTCTTCGCGTTGTATTTGTCAAAGAGGCCGCCGCCCAAGATTTGAGCGATCTCCTGAAGCTCCTGGTTATCGAGGTAATCTTCCTGTTTATTCTTCAAACAGTTGATGAACTTACCACGAATAGGGTATGTGGCGACGATGTTATTGTCACGACCTTTGTTCAAGGCGCCCTGAGCAGAGTTACCCTCTGTGATTGCGAGCCAAGCCTCTTCGCCAGTCGCAATACAATCCTTCAGCTTTTCAGCGATTTGGAGGGTGCGCTTTGGCTTATTGATTTTGTCCATAGCCGCCTTAATGCGAGCACGAGCGCGCTCAGCGGCTTCTTCGGCCTTCATCTCCATTTCGAGGCCCTTGATTACTTTTTCCCAATCCTTAGTTTTGGAGAACTTCTCCATTTCGTTCTTGAGAGCGACGGTAATCTCGACATTTACCTCTTTATTGGAGATCGCGGTCTTAGACTGATTACTGAACAACGGATTTGCAACGAAGATTGCAATATATCCATTAAATACAGCCTGGGCCTGATTGCCGGTCAGTTTAAGGCCAGAGAGGTCGTTAATAATTCTCGTGAACTGAGTTTTGAAGTGGGTAAAGAAGGCGCCGCCATTAGGTAGATAGAGACGATTACCATACGGTTTAATTCCCCCCTCACCGACCCCAAGCGCAATGATAAGGTTGTCTGACTCGTAATAGACACGAGTATTTGCCTCTTTCAGACCGTTTGGATGCGCAATATTGGTCTTATGGCCGTCAAAGTTGAGAATGATTTTATACTTGGGGTAGAACTTCATCATCTCGTCCAGTTCGGCAATAAGGTCCTTCTCATTAAACCAGGCATCACCGTAAATTTTAGGATCAGGCACATAAGACACTTTTGTTCCAGTCTTACCCTCAGCCTTGCTATCAGCGTATTTAACGAGCTTAGCGCCGTCATCATCAGAGACAAATATAGCAATTGCAGAAATCTTGCCATCATTAGAACTTACCGCAAATTCATTTGCAGTATGATTGACAATACTTCCACCAACGCCGTTAGTACCAATAGAGTTTACAGCGCGCCCATCAAAGTGGCTACCAGTATGACTAAGGGTAAAGGCAGCAACAAGAGAATAGTTACCATCTTCTCTTTTCTTATTGGGGATGCCGGGGCCGTCATCTGTAACTGTGATTCTATGGATTTTTGAGTTGATTTCAATGGTAATTACTCCTTTAGGAGCATTGGTTTCGGTCAAGGCGTCAAGAGAGTTTACATAGATCTCTCTCAAGCCGAGATGAAGCGCCTCGGTCTGGTCTGAGGACAGATACATACCGAGGCGTTCTCTACACGCTCGACCGAAAGAAATAGTTTTAATATCGCGCTCTGTATTTGGATTAGACATAAAAACTCTCCTTTCAACCGATTTTATTCTTTTTCATTTTCTATATTTATTATAACACAAAAATTTTTTTATGTCAATCAACCGCTTCCACTCCATGAACCACTCCATGAACCGCTCCAAGATGACGGCCAATAACTATTAGACCCTTCGCAACTATCGCAAGTATCACAAGTATCGCAAGTTACATCGCACTCAATGTTACATTCATCGCAAGCATCTGGATGAAGCAATAGTCCTGATAGTGCATTTGAAATGGCAGTAAAATACGAAGCGTAGACAATATCTATATCTTTCGTAAAAGGGCCTACACTAACAGTAGTACCGCCTCCAAGAGATTCAATGCCTTCTATTAACTCATTGACTTTATCCGCATATATAAAATCTCTTATTTCATGATCACCTGTCCAACCACCGCTGTCTTGCTCCACCGCTGTCTTGCTCAGTACCCAAAGCCGCTGCCGCGATAACATAATCAATTGCCGCATTAAAAACATCCCGAGGCAATTTTTTAATAATTATATCATTTTTAGCAAAAGTTGGCCAAGGAGCTGTTAGCCCATTTTGTGTAGCTAACTGTTTACCTAATTCACAAAAACTTTGGCAAGTATCACAAGTATCGTTACAATTTACACAATTTTGGCAAGTGTCACAACAATTAGAACAACTTGACATTACGCTGCACCTCCCGTCAATTCAGTATTAAATTTTGCCCATTCAATGAAATTTTTGCTATCAATTTGAGCAGCATTTAAAATCATATTTGCAGAGGCAAAATACAAAATCTTTAACCATTCGCACATTGGTTCTGGTCTCTCCATAACGTCGCCAGTCATTGCGAAATTGGTTGAAGGACATGACCATCCTTGACAAATATGGTTAATGGGACAATTCTTACAGTGATCTTTGCAATAGATGCATCGAGATCCATCGAAGTTACTCAAAAGAGCGAGATGTCTTTCTTTATCAATCCCATTATAAACATCACCGATATAAAATGGATTAGATAAATCATGATAAGTGCTATTCTCTTGGCAAGCGCATAAACTACCATCTGTTGCCACGCCAATGGAGGTTGTCCCAAGACCGCATCTCATATAATGCTGCGTTTGAGGTGCTTTTACCATAATTGCTTTAATCATTCTATTGATCCAGTTAAATTGAAGAGGATTTTGTCCATCTTCAATATCCTTAAGCATAATTCCGCAAATCAATGCCATATTATGCTGAAGTAGTTCGAGATCTTCTTTATTCCAACTCTGGCGAACATTTGGAATAGTAAACCAATTTCGAAATCCTCTTTTTCTTGCAAAAAGGTAATCTTGAACAACATTTTTAGCTGTTTCGGGAATTAAAGTACTTCTAAAAGTAATATCTGGTTGATACTTTAATAATAAATCAATGTTTTCATTTACTGGATCGAAACTTGATTTACCATCAACTCTTGGTCTATTAAACTCTTGAGTCTCTCTATCTCCATCAATAGATAATAAGAAATTACCTTTATTTTCAATAAACCACTTAATTCTATCTTCATTTAATAATTGGCCATTTGTCGTACAAGAAAATCTTAAATCAAATCTGTCTTTATATTCTGGAAGAATATAAGTTTTAACATATTGAACTAATGGATAAATAAATTCATCCCATCTCAGAGTAGGCTCTCCACCAAAGAAAGAAATTGAAAGTTTTTCCTTTTTATCAAGGTTCTTGAACTCCAGTATCTAAATCCATTACTCGAGGATTTGGAGAAGTAAAACAATAACGACAGCGACAATTACAGGCATCAGTAACATTTAATACCATACCTCGGAGCGGATGAATAGATAGTCTTTCTGGATAATCCATTAAATAACCTCCTAAATAGTTGAATACCACAAGCATTGAGTAGTATTTAAATGATCTGTTTCTCCATCCAATGGGATGCAGATTTTATCTTTTAATTTACAAGTAGAGCATTTATTCTTATCTTCCGGGTATAAATAAAGCTGACCATCAACAATGCCTGGGAAAGTTTTTATTTTTTCTAACAATAGGGTCCAACTAATAGAGACTTTCCCATTCTAAAACCATCCTACGGGTTTATTAAAAGGGACATGATAACTATGACCAAGTAAAGTAATTTCTCCGCGGCGGAAATACAATTCTATTCCAGACTTTAATTTAATCTTTTGAGAGATAATCTATCCATCGCGAGTATCACCAATGTTATTTTGAATTTTTTTAATTGCTGGTGTAATTCTAAAATGATCAATTTCATGCGTCGGAGATAAATACACTACAGCTGGATGAAAACTATTCAGATAGTTATAAATAACATCAATCTAATCTATAAAATCATCTGGTATTGTCGCTTTTAATCCAATACGTGTGGTGCGAATTTCTTCAGATAAGGAAGTGATATTATTTACTATTCTATCAAAAGCAGGTTTTGGGATATTATCATGAATTAGTTCATATGGCCCATCAAAAGAAATTAAAATAAACCAATTTAACCCATTTAAATGCTCAATAAGTTCTTTAGTTAAATTAAGTCCGTTTGACATAACTGTAATTCTAAATTGCTCTACTAAAAAATTTTCCTTTAGATAATCTATAATCTTAAAGACCTAATTTTTTAGAAAGAACAGCGGCTCTCCACCAAATAGTGAAAACTCCAACTGTTCACCATTATAATTACTTTTTGCAAAATCAATTATAGCTTTTATATCTTCCCACGGCATAATATATTTACCATTTAACTCTCTATTTCTCTTTTCATAGCAGTACGGACAATTTAACTAACAACAATTTGTTAAATACAGCGTATAGCTGTTAATCTTATTTTTTATATCCATATTTTTTCAAATATTTCTCCCCATACAATGCGACTAATCTTAAAGCATAACATTGTATATCATGATTTGGAATCCAAACAGAACGAGGAAGAGTTTTGTTAATCCAAGGATTTTGGCACATAATCCCCGCCGCGGGGCAAGTTTTACATATCGATTCCTCATTCTGGGCGAAATAAGATGATTCTGTCATTAAACCAAATCTATCAAGATATCCTTGAACAATATCTTCATCAAGACCGGTAAAAATATTACCAATATCAAAGTATTTTGCTGTTTCAATATCCGACCAAACAGGAAAATTATGATTAACTTGAATATCCCCTGGCGGCAAAATTGCAATAGAGTTCGGTCTCAAAAATTTTGTATCCATATAACTTGAATTAACAAAATTTGGAGCCAACATCTTTAAAGTTCTATCAAAAGAAAAACAACTTCTATCTGGATCATAGTGAGAGACATAATGCTCAACAGCTTTATCATATTCAACGCTTAACCAAGAAATTCTTTTCGGCGACCAGGTAGAAAATGTATCTACTTCAATACCCCATCTCTTGCAACCAAGCTCATAGAGAAAATGGTACATCTCAAATAGATTTTTCGCGTTATTCTGAGCCACGGTTGCTCTAACTCTCAAATCATTGCCGTCTTCCATAAGCCATTGTACTGCGCGCATGGCTTTCTCCCAAGTTGGCTCTCCCTCTTTAGTCTTTCGATTTAAATCATGCGCAGCTTGAAAACCATCCATTGAAATATCCATATGAATATCGTAATCTCGAATTAATTTCCTCCGTTTTTCTGTTAAAAGAATGCCATTAGAAACTAACCTGATTTCTTTCCCATATTTATGGACTATTTCTGAAATTCTTGGAAGATTTTTCTCAAAATCTAAAGAATCCCAATACTTTAAGGGTTCGCCACCTATTAAAGCGATAGACGGAATATATGGAAGATCAGGATTAGATATGAATTTTTCATACCAATCTATCGCTTTTTCAAAAGTTTCTAAAGACATATTTTGTTCCATATGGGCGCCGTTCTTTTTAAGATAACAGTATGAACAATTATTTGTGCACTGGTACCCTAAAATTACTAAGACGGAGCCTGGATAAAAAGTTAAATCAGACATTCCTTTTCTCCTTATAGTATTTATTATAAAAATAACGGAGCAACATTGACCATTTACATTGAGAATGCGGGAGTTTCATCAATCCCTTTAAATGCTTTTCTCGATAATGGCAATGTATACACTCTGTTAAATTATCTTCTTGGTTAGAGTCATTCAAAAAATATAATTCCGGAAATTCAATTAAAGTAGAAAAATAATCTTTCCATGTAAAATCTCTGATAGGAACTCTAAAACAATTATCTCCTGATAAAGTGGAAATAGTTTCATCCATATTTATATACAAAGGGATATTTTCAGTAGTCATTGCTTTTCTTTTAATTTGTCCATATTCTAAAATATTATACAAAATAAAGGGATATCTTAAAGAATCTTGTACAATTTGTTCTAAAATAACAGACATTTCCTAAAAATTTTCCTATTGCCACTCAGCGTGTTCAGGAATATCAGCTCTCATAAATCCCCATCCCCATTTCCATATTTTATTTTCTTTATGAAAATGGTATAGTTCAGGGAGTCCTTTATAAGTTAACTCTGAAACGACGCTATTTGTTCTAACCATGTCAGGAGAAATATTATGCGCTTCAATTAATTTCTCCATGGTCACGATGTTCATTGGGCGCCCCTAATAAAATCTATGAGTATCAGCCTTTACCACCTCATCTAAAGAAAAAGTAATTGTTACGGGAAATTTACTCAATTTATCCAAAATTTCCGGCGTCATTGCACAGCCATTAGTATAAATATTAAATATGAATCTAATCTTTTCACAAGACTTTATCATATAATTCATAATTTGGGTCATATAATCAACAAAAAGTAATGGTTCACCGCCAACAATCTAAACAGCTATTGAATATGGAATTTCATCTTCTTTCAATTCAAAACTATTGATAATTTTTACAATATCCTTAATGTCGTAAAAGGGAAGTTTATCAAATCTATCTTTTTCTCTTCCCCTTGTTATTAGACAATAATCACATATGCCGTTACATCTTTTACTAATAATTATAGATAAAACATTAAATTTTTTCTATAATTTTTCAGTTATCATTATTTTCTTCCTCCAAGAGCGAAATTTGCAATATAATCAAAACATTGGATCTTATCATCTACTCCTATACCTACATTTTTATTATGAACTCCTAAAATCCTATATTTATGAAAAAAGTCATGTAATTTTACATAATTTTCTTCTCCATAATCATAATACACTCTATTGCAGAAAGAAAATTCCCAACTTTGATCTTTTAAACGGGTTTCAGAAGAGAAATTATAATTCAACCCATTAAAAGCTACTTTTTGAACTGGTGCTTCAATAAATGGTTTTATTTTTCTTTGAGAAGATAACGCAAATGGACCAAAATCTTCTTCTAAAATTTCTTTTAAGAAAAATTCAAAGCCCAATTCTTGTTTTGCAATCTTATATAATTCAATTCGCGTCTTAATTGCTGTAGCATCTTCAATTCTTAAAATCTATGGACCATCTTCAATTACTAATTTATGCGTTACTGAAAAATGAAGGTTTTCTTTATTTATTGACTAATCAAAACTTGAAATTTCATTCATTAGTTTTGATAATTCTCTAATTTTAGAAACAATATTCATTATTTCACCCCTTTTAAAATTGCCGAGATAGCAAAATCCTCTTCGGTTAAACGAATACCTTTTAATTTAAGATATTCCGTCAACTATTCTAAAGTAATTTTTTGATGACTTTCGTAATCAAAACAGACAATTTTTCCATTTATAATACCACAATTATTAAAATTTATATCTTTAATATTTAATAAATGAGCTAATTCAATAATGCTTTTATATTCTTCTTCTCCATAATCTCTATATATAATTTTTTCCAAAGATGTATTTTTAAGATGAAAAGGAAGAACTTCTAAACTTGCCGAAATTTCAGGCAAAAGACGAGCTTTTTTTACTTCAATTTCATCTGTTTTCCTCTATTTTGTAATATATAAATGCTCTCCAGCATATATTAGTTCCTATTCTAAGAAAAAAGATAAATTATTTTTTTTTGAAAGCAAATATATGGCCTTCGAGTCATAGTATTCTATGGGAGAAAGAACCCTATAAATATAATTACCATCATTTAAGACCAAATGCCCATGAGTATCCCATTTAAGACCTCTTGGAGAAAGAGACTAAGACTATCCTTCTTCTGATAACTAAACGATTTCTTTATCAAGCTAAATAAATCTCTAAACTAAATCCATATTTCCTCCTTCTCAAAAAGAAAAAGCCCTGAACATATCTCTATGTCCAGGGCCTATCTCATATCATGTTACTCAGCAACCTCATTGGCTACCTCGTAATGGCAACCATTTGGTTCCTGATTCAAAATGTAACAGCTATTTGGGTCCATCGGCCCTGGCAGACTGAACGGACCACTTGAAAAGATATTCCGCTTTGCTTTATGAGCCATCATCGGCTCAATCATATCTGCCACATTATCCGCTTCACAGATAACTTTCTTCTGGCCTTTGGAATCAACAAAGTATAGAATCAAGGGGATCACTCCTCCTTTTTGATTACCCTCCGAGTACTGGTAGTAGCAGTATCCTCTTTCTTCGCAAAGAGGCCAGCGCGGTCCAGGATAACCATAGTACGCATCAGGTCATGAGAGAGACGGATAATCAGGTTATCACCGGAACCACCCTCACCAGTGCCGTCGAGGCAACCAGCAGCAACAGCGTTGCGAACAGGCTGCTTAGCATAATCGGGAAGGTCTGCAATGGTCTTATAATTCTTACCAATTCTCTCGTCGAGAACGGCTTCAAATTCAGCTTTTGTCATAGTAGCTAAATAATCTCCTTTCGCGTTAATTAGAGCTTGCACATCATTTCTGAACTGTGCAAGAGAATAGCCAACATGGTTCCAAAGATGTTCAGGATCGCCGTGATTGGAGCCGTAGCCATCAAGGCAAGCCTGACGATGTGTAGTGATCGCTGTCACCGGAAGACCATGGAAAATGCACAAATCAGCGAACACTTCAGCGGCCGTGGCAGTTGTGCGCATGATGAAGTCCTTGGTCGCTGTGGGATTGTTGTCCCTAAAATTCGCACCTCCAGTGTAAGTGATGGTGCTTGGCTCAGTCATCTCGATGCCAATTCTGGTAGAGTTAAAAGAACCCTTCTTACCAGAGCCAACATGATAGCACTTCTTAGCCTTCCTCTTCTTTTCATCACAAGGCGCAGTCTTAATGAAAAGGCCAGGCTCAATGAATCCATGGACAGAAGCGCGGGCACTCTACTTATTGAAGTTGTTCACAAAGACAGATGCCTTTGGCTGAGGACAACCAACAGAGTGGAGAACCAAGCCGTTAATGGAAATTTCAGGCAGATACCAATATTTATTATTGGTACAGTACTGAGTCTTGGACTCGTATGCCATCGTCTCACTCCTCTCTTAGTTTAATTATATTATACCATAAAAATTTTTTTATTGCAAGCAAACCGGATGCAGGAAGAAAAATCCCACATCCGGTTACTGCAATTTTACTTATTGAAGCGGTACTAATTCGTCCGCAAATCCAAATGCTTTCTCTGCATATGCCCAATACGTTACTCCGTATGGATGGTTTCCTGTATTATGCCAGTAAAGCCATTTAACCTGCCCATCACGAGTTGATAAGTCTAAGCCGTATGTGTCGCGGCAATAAACTATCATTTCAGCAAGGGTTAGCAAGTTATCATATGGATTAGTGAGGTCTCTGCTGGAGTAGTCATCTGTAAAGTGCGTGATATTAGCTCCGTGAATCCAGAAGCTATTGATTTGGCAAAGGCCGTAACAGCCTGCATTGTATGCGTCTGCCTGGAAAGTTGATTCAGTGAGAATCATTCCATAAATGGTTTTTTCAGGGAAATTGTATTTCTCACACATATCTCGGATATACCATTGAAGATCTGTGTCAACTTCAACTTCCCAGCCATTCTTATACACTTTATAGAGTGGTTTGCTACGATCTGGGGATGGAGGTTCAACCTCCTCGACTACTTCTACCTCTTCAGAAGCATGAGCCGCGTACGCTTCGGTTACGGCTTGAGTAGCAGCTATTGTACTTAGCGCAGTTGGGACTACAAGCGACTCGGTGACGGTGGGAACCACTGGTTCATCTTTGTCATCTAAATGTCCCGCGCCAGCAGTACAAAGCACGATAGCTAAACAAACCGCAAGTGCGACAACTGTCTGTGTCACACGCTTCTTGGGTGGTAAAATCATCTTAACTCCTTTCGACTTTAGAAAACCATCTATCAATCACAAATCAATTCTGCTCTTTTTGCGATCCTGCCACGATAGATATTTTCCAACCTGACGTGACCCGCATAGTCCTCTCCACGGAACACCTCGATAGCGGCGTTAAGACCATTAAGCCCATTCTCAAAGCCATCATGGTCAACTTGTCGCTCATCGCCCTCGACACAAATCTTACAGGTATCATTGGTGCGCTGCAAGAAAAGTTTCATAAGGTATCGAGATGTATTTTGGGCTTCAGTGAAATACACGAACGAATCTTCGGGCACTTCATAACCGCGGCAGTCGCCCATCGGCATTAGGATAAGTTCCTCTTGGTCGAGGAGCCGCTGGACATTATCTCGGCCGCCCAATTTAGAAAGTAAAACGCTGCCAACGGAGGACTCCATCAGCTTTTCAATTTTACTTCCCGGATAAAATCCCATCTTGACGGCGCCCGTTGCAACATATGGATTACAGAATACCACAATCTTGCTAATCGCGCCGCGCTCCAGCTGTTCAAAAGCATAAGCCAATGCAATTTGGGTCTTACCAGAACCGGCAGGACCAGTGCAGAATGTTAGCTGGTTGTGGGCCAGACTATCCATATAGGCAATCTGGTAGGGATCTTTATCCTTTGGTTTGACATCGCCAAACATTTTGGAAGAAAACTTACGGTAGAGAATTTCAGTATGCCCTTCTGGCTCATGCCAGACATAGGGGCCAATCAATTTGCCTTCGGGCGTTTTCAGCACGAGGTATTGATTTTGTTCAAGATGAAAAATGTTCTTGTCCATATGGGAATAGAACTGTTCCATCTACTTCTCTGTCACATCAATTGTTTTGATTCCAGAATAGGTCATTAAATCTATCCTTTCGTTTCTCTCTTAAAAAGGAAGTTCCGCCCAGAGGTTGTTTCCAACATGGGCGGCTTCCTGAGAATGTTTAATCTACGTCCGTCTCAGAGTGCGGACGCCATTTCTGCTTGGGCTTCGGCTTTGGCCGTGGCTCGTCCTTCACGTATTCATCAAATTTTGCTTTACGCTTCATGTCGCGCTGCATATATTTGTTGTTCTTACGCTGGTCACGAGTGAAAGTTTTGCCCATAAGTAGTGATTAGCCCTCCTTAGGCGTCTCCGTCTCAGCCGGAGTATCAGGCTCGTTGGCGCGCGCAGCAATTGCGGCCTCTACAATAGTCTCCAGCTTCATTTGTTTCTGCTCCTTAGCACTAAATTCGTTCTGGGGATTGCTGCCCTTGGCGTTGGAAACCAAGCTATAAGCACCAGAGGCAACCAGACCAGAACAAATACCTGTTGCGATTGCATCAAAAATCTGCAAGTCCGCAAGCTCGGCAACACCAGTCATCTGACCGACAACACCAAGCACGCCGCCCACGACAGCAGAGATGATGGGCACCCACTTAGTGGCCAGAGGAGTCAGCTTGACAATCTGGCAAACGATAAAGCAAATGACTGCGATACAGCCGATGGTTGGGAACATCTACATGATCTGTTCCATAAATTTGCCATCCTTTCATTATGAAGTTTCGGAGGTGTCGGTATTGATGTAATCCAGTGCAGAGACGCTTGCGTCTTCCGCCATTTCTGCCTCAATGCCGTTCTCAGTCTCTGGTATTGCCGCCTCGTCTTCTTGTGCCTGCTTGCCTTTCCACGGCTTGTCAGGCCATTGATTGTTCTTAGACAAGTTTTCAACGAGCGACTTCAGTGCGTAGACCAATACAACTCCGATTATTTCTGTAATGGCAACCTGGGAAAGTTGCTCAGCTATTGTATACTTGTCCATAAAGGCCAAGATATAGGAACACCAAACCCAGGCGTAACCATTTAACAGACTGAATAGAACAACCCACTTCATGGTAGTGAATGGCTTGCGCGCTTTACGGCGTTCCAGCTTATACTACCACTTCGCCATCTTCATAGCGGTCTTTGTGGATCTTTTTCCGTCACCCATGTCATTCACCCTCTTTCAGTCTCTTTTTCTAAGATTCCTTGAAGAGCTCGGCCATGAGTTCCATGATATTATCAATGTATTCACTGCCACCATCTTGTCTATACAAATCGGTGGCGCGCTTATAATCAGCATCAGATATTGTTCCACTCAGTTTTGCAACTTCGTAGATTTGAATTATCTGGTCATGCAACAAGGACATCTGCACTTCATCATTATGCTATAAGCGGACTTCGATGCGCTAAAGGTCATCGTCGTATTTGTCAAGTCGCGTATTAACATCTTTGAAATGCTCATCCATTGTTCTCATGTTTTCTGAGAGCGTTTTTTCCAGTCGATCTGGGGCAGTGAATATTTTCCAAACTGGTTTGCATAACCTCACAAAAGCAACAATTGCAGTAATTGTAGCAATAATCCAAAGAAGAGGCGCAAACCAGGCCTACAGATCACTCATCTGTGTCCTCCTCTCCCATTATTGCTCCTTTCACTCTTTGATTATATTATACCACAAAAATTTTTTTATGGCAAGCCAGGAGAGGAAGTATTATCCATCTCCTTCAACATGAGTTCCATAATTTAGGACATGGATAACATCTTGTGCATTTTCCGCACTAATATCATCATAAAGAACGGAATACATCAAGTCGAGATCTTCTTTTGTGGGATGGTTGCCGGGCGCTGGGTCTGGTGGCTCAGGAGGAACATATGTAAAACCATATGTTACTCGCCATTGATTACCCTCATTGGTAATCAATTTATCATAACCCTCAACATTATCGGCTTCAATAGTCCATGTATAATTGGGGTCCAGATTTTCCCAAATCCAGTTCCAACTCCATCCATTACCAATACGAACAGTATCATACAATATACCGTCGCGCATCAAATGAACTGTCGCATAGATAGGCCGCATACCAAGAGTGTCCTAGTCATCTCCGTAAAACACTACTTCAGCATTTACATTGACTTTTTCTGGCTCTGGAGTAGGGTTGAAAGTCATTGTAATAGTGGTGGTATCAGTATATTGAGGGTTCCATCCATCGCCACCAGTCTATTCATGACGGTCTTCATAGGTTGCAGTATAGCGCTCCAACTAATCTGTTACACGAACAGTATATTGATAACGCCAACTTGGATTTAAATTATTCCAGGTATGCTCCCAACCTTCGGCAGCGGTTATAGTTCCATTTGTATTGGTTTCGCTATTGCGTAGAATAGCGACATTTAAGGAAGAAGGACGATGTGATGTATCTCCATTTTCGCCAACCCAATTAACTTTAGCTACTACTGGCATATTATCCCTCCTTAAAAGGAGAGGGGCTTAGCGCCCCTCTCAACCTCCAGATTCGGTACGACGACCAAATCCAAATACAATCCACTGTTGCTCAGGCATCTCAAGAATGACTTCCTGAGTGCCATCTTCTTTGGAGCGCAACAACTGAGAACCGTCGTCAGTACACCACATAAAGTGAGTGTCGTCAAGTTGAACCATGTGTGCGTCGCCGCCAGGATGCAGCACTTCTTCAAGGTCAACAACTTCCATCTTAACCAAGTCAAATCCGACGGGCTTGCCGGTATCATCCTGAGTAATCAGAATGTCGCCATCATTCATCAAAATTGGCTGGTTATACTCGTGCTTGGTGTTGTCCAAGCCGCCAAATGGAATTGTTACCTCTCTCCAGTTATTACCATCATAAGACAGTACTAAACCTTGCTGAGTAGTTGCACTGGAAAGTAAATAACGCTCGCCAACGGAAGTGGGCAATTCATATGTGCAACTCTTCGCCTAAGGGTTGGTCTGAGAACAATAGTCATTCTGGCCACGGTTTGCAGATTCTGCGATAATTGTGTCACTATTACAATCGTATACAAACCACACAGGACAGTTATCACCAGCTTCAACCTTTACACATAATACTTGATTGCCGTTAGTAGTTGCTTCAACAACATAGCGGCAAGCATATGGTGTATAATTATCACTACCATGTGCTCTAACACTAAGGGTACCTCTTACAGGGTCAAAGTTATAGGTGATAATTCTACCTTCTGGAGTATTTGTAAATACAACATTGTTATTCAAACAAATTGCAGAAGAAGAAGTGCCGTCAATCGGTCCTTCTGTTACAATATCTCCAGTGTCAAAAGAGAAGGAAGTAAATGTTGGGGTATCGGGATTGGTGGAAGTATGCATATAGAATTGACCAGTTGGATCGATACCGGGCTTTGTATATCGACCAGGATCAGATAGCCCCGTATATCCAGTAGGACGCCAAGTAATCTGTTTTGTTTCATGAGTTACTCTATCTCCCCAAACACCTAATCTAGTGGTGATATACATGAAGAAATATCTCTCGTTAACATCAGTAGCTAAGGAGAAAGGAACATCGGTATTTGGAATATGCTCACGACTATAATTTGGTACATCAAAGATAAAGTGGTCTCCAGTATCAATATTATAGCAGAACATCTGACTACCGTCACCAGCAGAACCAATCATAAACTTCTCATGCTCAGAAACCCAAACATAACCAGTAGGATCAGTTACATCTTCCAGAGGACCGATTGTCTCGCCGTTTATCAGAGTAGAATACTCGCCGATAACTGTCGCCCAAGGAGTAACGCCAGGCTCAGTTCCAGGCGGAATTTCCTCTTGAGAACCAACTGTCAGAGACATAGTATCCAGATGGAACAGATACTGGATCAGACGAGTAGCGTTGGCCGCGGTAAATACATTACCAGGCTGTACAGTATTTGTCCAAGCCAGAGTATTCTGAATTGGATCTGGGTTGTCAATGTCTTGAGTCTTATAATGTTCAAACTCATGCTCATCGGTGAAGCAAGTGATATAGGCTTTTGTGGAACCATCGTCACGTGCCATGCCGACCAGCATCTTATACCAATCAGGATGCTTCATAACTTCCTTCCAGAAGCCCTCATGCAGCTCAGTTACAAGATGCCAAGCGGAAGGAGACTTATAAAGTTCATAACGCTTCTCATTGGTATCAAACTCAGAGAGAACTTCGATGTCCTTAATCAACTGAGAGTGAACACTGTTGTCAAGAACATAAAGAATGTCGAGCTTGTCGCCCAAGATAGGCTTACGACCGAAGACCATAGAGAGAACAAATTCTTTCTCGCCGCGCTCATTGGTATGAACAATGTACATGGTTGGGCAGTGACCCTGGGTCTCATCATTTTCGACATAGATGAAGTCGCCATCCATGGAATCGGCGGGAATTTCGAATCGATCAAGTTCGGCTTTTGTACCAACAGTGCCAAGGTTAATTGGCGCATCAGGACGGCCGCCACCAGAAGCCTCGACTTCAACCCATTCAACCTTACGGGTCAGAGCATTGTATTGACGAGCATACTGTTTGCCGTCCAGAGGAATTTCTGGATAAGGCTCCCATTCATATTCGCCAGTTACTTGATTGTAACGACGCATATAACGCTGACCATCATTACCAACTTCAGGATATTTCACCCAGTAGGTACGGCCATTCTCGTCAATTCGACGCTGATAGTTCATATTAAGAGGATCATTTGGAACGTCCTCAATTCCCGTGTCCGGTGTATCTTGGGTCTTCGAAATGGTTACATAACTGGTTGATTTTACTGTGGAGTCAGCGACAGAAGTCGCAGTGATTTTCAGCACTCGTGCAGTCTCGTCTGTGGCGATGGTCAACACACCCATTTGATTGATTGTGGTCTCAGCCTTCAGATTTCCGTCAAGGCTCCAAATAACCTCTTGAGAAGGATTATTCTGTCCAATTACGGTAGCCTTAAAGGTAATGCGGTGGCCAGGATCAGACTCAACAGCCGCAGGGCTAATAATCACAGCATCAACTGTGGTTTCATCAATACCAGGAGTATCCTCAGATACTACATTGATAGTTGACTCAGCGAACTTAGTTGGATCATAACTTACTGTCGCACGGAGAGTAATCTCATGCAGTTGCTCGTCGGCGCCAATATAAACAACACCATCACGAGAAACATGAGTTGCAAGAGAAGATGCACCAGTCAAATCCCAGATAATGGAAGCGGGAGGATTATTCAAACCAGTCAGTTGAACTGCGAAGCGCGCGTTCATTCCACGACCGATTTGAGTATATGCGGGATACAGCTGAATAACAGTTACCACAGGCTCATCTTCGGCAAGCTCTGGAGGAATTACTGTTACCAGAGAAGTATCAGTAAACTTAGGATCTGCGGCGCAAGTAGCAGTGACAATCAGAAGAGCGCTGGTCTCTTCCTTGTCTACATAAAGCACACCTTCAGGAGTAATAATAGTCTGAGGAGACTGATTGCCGCTCACGGCGAAGGTTGCGTTATGATTTGTGATATTTACGCCAGTGACGATAGCCTGGAAGCGCAGAGAGTGGTCTTTAATAACGGTGGCCTCGATAGGCTCCAGATAGAAACCAGTCACCTGCTGCAAGATAGGCGCTTCCTCATCAATACTGATAGTTGCGGTTCCATACTTAGAAGTGTCAACGATGGAGCGCGCAGTCACGCGAATCATCATTGCATCTTCGTCAGCACCGATTGTCAGAACGCCGTCAGAGGTAATCTTGGTATTAGGATCGCGCTGACCGCTAATAGACCAGGTTACTTCCTTAGACAGCTCCTCAGAGCCGTTTACGATGGCCGCGAATGTGATTACAGAGCCGGGCGCCACAGTTACAGCATTGGGAGAAACCTCAATGCTATTGATTACGGGATCAGGCTCTGGGATTGGCTCTTCAACTTCCTCCTCAATAGGAGTCCAAACAGCGGAACCGTTTGCAGTACGCTCACGGACATATTTGGTATTGAGAGGAGTTGCGGGAACATCGGTAAATCCATTGTCACCGCCGGCATCATAAGCCGCAATGGTAACATAGGCGATGTTGTATTTGGTAGCATCCTGTTTGGATGTTGCGCGAACTTGCAGGCTCTGGGCAGTTTCACCAATACCGATACTCAGAACACCATCATCAGTCAGGTATGTAGTCTGAACATTATTGCCTGTCAGACTCCAAGTAACTGCCTGAGAAGGATTGTTCTTACCAATGACTACTGCTTTGAATACAGTCTGCCAGCCTTGCTCAAGTTCCACCATATCAGGAGTAATGATAATTGCATCGACAGTTACTTCATCAACACCAGGAGTCTCTGCGGGAACCACATCAATGATGGCCTCGCCATATACCTCAGGAGTTTTCTGAGAGTAAGCAGTCAATACAAGCATATTGCTTTTCTCATCTTCGCCGACAAATACCAGACCATTGGGAGTGACACGAGTATCCTTAGATGTCGCGCCAGTTAACTTCCAAACAACCTGCTGGGAGGGGTTATTTACGCCGTTCACCTTAGCGGCAAACTGCTGACTATAACCGCAGCCAATCTGTGTCGCGCCAGGATATACAATAACTTCAGTTACAGTAGACTGATCAACTGCGTGCTGAGAATCAGTTACGCTAACAGTCGCAGTAGCAAAGAAACGCTAATCGGCCGCAGCTTTAGCTGTTACGACGAGAACCTTAGATTGCTCGTCGGCGCCGATATGAAGTGTGCCGTCCTGGTTGATATAGGTATTTGTAGAACTTTGTCCAGATACAGAATAAACAGCAGAGAAATCACTCAGATTTACGCCGTTCACCATTGTATTGAACATTACAGAGCGACCAAGGACAACTTCTACGTCAGTAGGAACGAGGACAATACCAGTTACAACTGGCGCCAAGGGGTCCTCCATATTTACATCGACAGAAACAACTGCCTACGCATATACGGATTCATCGGCTTCAGAAGTAACACGAACGGTAATTGTCTTAGAAGTTTCCTTCTCGCCAATCTTCAGGATACCATCCTGAGTGATAGTTGTATCGCTGACGCGCTGGCCTTTAATAGTCCACTTTACGCCGCGAGAGAGTTGTGCATTTCCTTGAACAACAGCGGTAAATGCAACAGTTGCGCCCTGACCAACAGTAATGTTGAGAGGGCTAAGGGTAATTCCTTCAATTGTAGGCTCCTCACCGGGTACTGGATCGGGATCTACAACTTCAGTGCCGCCGCCTGGAGTATTACCGGAGCCGTCTCCACCTGCGTTGCCGCCTCCAGCACCACTGGAGCCTCCGCAACAACCACAGCCAGACTCCTTGATATACACCCACTTAAAGTGAGTATTCAGAATCCACTTCTCACCAGTAGTGAGAGAGCGTGCTTCTGACCCAGGCTGAATGTCTGTGAAGTTGGTAATTGGAGGAAGATCTTCGGCGCCTTGATCCAGGTAGAACAGTTTTCTGTTGTACTGCTGTGACTCAAGATGCTTTACAAGCTAAAAGCCCATCTGCTGAGCACCTCCTTATTTAATTGCCTTTTACTCAGTGAATACATCCACCCAGTTGAACCAGTCAACTCGGAGCATGAAATTGGAGAAATTCCCGTGATCGTCCCATAACATATAGGAGCCGGAAATATCTACTTGGTCGTTCTTGTCTTCGAGCTGAATGTGCAGCTGTCCAACAATAACTCTATCACCTACGACAAATGTGTCGTCAGTGGTCCAGTGATCTACATAGGCGCCATTATATGTGAGTTCTGGATTGTGCTGTAAATACATATCAGACACATCCATCCACATCTTGCGCCCGTCAGCCATTTCAATATGAACATCTCTGTTACGCAGACACAGAACGGCATCCTTCAATGGATGACCCGCGTCGTGCGGCACATGAATATTCATCATAAAGGAACAACGAGGGCCGTATACTTGCATTTGAAAATGTCTGTGCGGCTCATCGTCGATTGGCTGATAGATATAGGGAGGATCTGGTTCGATTGTTTCAACCAGGTTCTCGGGAGGATCAGAAACCAAAGGAGTCTCGACTACGATAACATTTGGATAGTCCAAAGTAATATCAACCGCTTCTGTCATATTGATAGAATAGCCTTCCTTATGGTCAACTGTTCTATTGGTTGGGCCGCCAACCACTTGTGAGCGGCACATACAGATACGAGAGACGCCGTGGTCCCTTACAAGTTCTACATCCCAGATATAAGGGCCGGGATGAAGCCAAGTTTCCTTTGAAGACAATGTAATATTGATGCGCCCTTTAATGGCATTAAGGTCCGCTACTGGGATTTCTTTTGCAATCAAAGCGCGCTCATCATCATAGTCATGGTCGAATTGCTCGGCCTTCAAAGTAAAGAATACTTGATAGCCAGACAAATCAAATGGAGTGCCGTCCGCCCTATGAATCAACACAGGGATTGTCAAGGACTCACCACGACCAATGTCATCAAAGGGAGTTACAGTGATTTTTCGTGGCATTTTAACACCCCTTTCATGGTACGATTCCGACGGTATCTTGCAGCTCCTCAATCTTGTCAGTCAAGGCTTTTACCTTGTCGTCCATATCTTTGAGGGTAGTCTCCAATTCTTCGATTGTGGATTTCTACTGGTCCACAATGCCCATCAGGGAGGCTACTTGCGAGAACACTTGAGAGTCCAAAGTTAGCGTCGGAGTAATAATTACAATAGGCGCTCCTTCAGCAAGCGCCACAATGGAAACACTATCGCCGACCTGTAATTGCCCCAGACCAGGGTTTACATAACGGTTAGACGGGCCGCCGTCCAGTGTAAAGGACAGGGTACACAAACGCATAACTGCGCCATTGGTTTGATGAATTAACTCAATATCAAACCAGAAGTTGCCCGGCTCAAAATCTGTATCGCGGCTTGTCAGTTCGATATTGAACTTACCAGTCGTGGGATTTAAGAGGGCAATATCCTTTTTGATGTAGCAGAAATCATCGTGACGGTCAAAATCAGTTTTTACAGGTTTTACTGTAAAGCAGGCCTGATAGCCGGTCAAGTCGATAGGATTTTCATAATTATCCTTTATTTCAACAGGAATAATCAGCGAACAGCCGCGCTGGATTACTCCATAATCTCCGCTTTTCTGAGTAGTTCTTGTTGATGCCATCTTTTTCCCTCCTCTCTCATACTCAGACTTACTAATATACCATTTTATAACATCAAAAATAAAAGATTTACTTCACCCAAAATTTTACTATATAAGTAACAAAAAAGGTATAGTAAAATTTTCGACGAAGAAAATCTAAAGGGTATGACTAAGCGGCGGGCCAAATAAGTTAAATGCCCCGCTATAGTAGTCATTATTCATTTCTTCTTATTTAATTAACAATGCTTTTTGATTTGATAATACCAGTCGACAATAAGGTTGGCGCACTCGATGACATCTTCGTCGTCCGCAGATAAGAGGTTACCACGAAGCGCCTCTGAAGCAAGAACATATGCTATTGTTCTCTCCAGAATGTATTGCCTTATTGCCTGTTCCACCTCCTTGTCAGTAGGGATGGTATTATCAAAAGCATTAGATGTGTCAATCTCTCTGAAGGCATCAGAGTAATGGAAGTCGATGGCTTCTTCAAAGACACGAACAGTATTGGAGTTTGCAATGCGCTGCGCCTTGGAATTGGTATAAGGATCCTTCTCGCCCTTGCTGAACCAGTGGAACTGAGCAATATCTCCAGCCAACTCTGCCGCGTCAGGAAATAACTGAATAAGAGCCTGAACGAGGTCTTCATTGATTTGAACATCAGTAACTTCCTTATAATCAAACTCCCAGCCATAATTGGCAAGTTCAGAACGAACCATTGCGCTCACAGCGACGCGGATATTATCTGTGAACATGACACGGCCATCAGGGCCTGCAAAAGAACTGTAACATATCTCAAAGTACATCTTAGAATATTCTTTGATGTATTCCTCATCGCAAAGCTGTTTTTTACCAGGGATAGGCTTAAAATGGTCTTCAGTTACAAATGTAAAAGCCTCTCCGAACAATTTGCCACGATGAATAGCACGCCACTGATCCTTTTGCATAGAGTTAATGATTTCCTTCATATAGGGGTATTTATTGATAGCATCAACGGTAGGAACTGTGGAAATACCCATATATAAAGTGGCGCCATAGTCAATAGGCTCGGGTTCAATTCCATTTTTGGAGTTCAACTCATTTTGCTTGAGCTGAACTTGCAGATTAAGATATGCGTGGATTACGGCAAAAGCGTGGTCCCACTGAGCAATTTCTTTCTGCCCATTGAGCATAAAGTGTATTTTTTCAATTCCACGCTTATTAGCGAAGCGCTTCAACTCTTCAATCTTCATCGTCGTCTTCTACCTCCTCTCTATAATTATTTTGAATGTCTTCGAGGACATCCAAGGCGATTTCATGCATTTCTGGAGTAGAAATGTCAGGATGTTCTGCTTTGAACTTATTGCAGAAATCTCCAAACTTTATGCCGCCCTTTAGAGTTAAATCATAAAGAGTCTGATAAAATAATTGAGCAGTAGTCATATGTTTCCTCCTTTCTTATATATAGAAAAAGTCCCGTAACCATGACAGACCATGACAGTTACGGGACGTCTATCCTGAGCCTGTAGTTGCCACGGTGCAACTGAAGCCATTGGCAACTTCAGCTCCCTTAATGAGAAGCTGGGTTGGTGGCCGCAGCGCCTCAGGATAGGTAAATTATTATGGTGTAATTTGATAGGGTCTTCCCCCATCATCTATTTATATTATACCATAAAAATTTTTTTAAGTCAAGCGAAATTCCTACTGAGGCAATATTACTCGTCGCTCATTTTTTCTGCGAGTTTTTTGTTTGTTTCAAACCAACCGCCATTAGGTTTTTCTTCGGATAAACCCGATTGACCCAGTTTTGCAAATTCGGATGCAGCGGCCGATGCGACGCTGCCCTGAACCTGGGCGCGAACGGTATTGCAAAACCTGTCATATACTTTCCAGAAAAGTTCAGGAGATACCTCTTTCCAGAACATTTTCTGCATGGACTTCAACGGATGGTCTCTTTCGGGCAGGTCGCCAATGAAGAAGGTATCGTAATCAAGAACAGCACGGTCCTTTGTGTCATGGTCACAAGACTTAAAGTACAGGAACATAGCTGGCAGCTGGTGTTCATTGAAATCTATACCAGTCATTGTATGATATTCCTCTGGAACATCAATAATGATGCACCAGATGTCAGTGTCCTCTCTTTTGAAGCAGCGGCCGATGTGTTTCTTGAGAATTTCCTTCTGCTCCTCAATCTCCTGTTTACGGAGTTCGTACATCTCATTACGTACTCTTACCCATTCATCATTGACTTTGTGCATTTTTTGTTTAATTATGTCGAGATTAGTCATTTAATTTCCTCCGTTTTTAAAGAAGGGATCTTGTATTCATATGTGCACCAGTTGGTAACAAGATTGTCCAAGAGCATAGCTCTTGTCATCTTTCCAATCTTGGGAACATATTTGACATTAGCCGCCATGTCGATAAGACCACTATCGTCGTCAAGATTGCCGCCAATGTCGATAATCAGCAAATCTTTTGCCATTCTCAGACAGTTGGCGTCGAACTTGTATTTCTTGCCGGGAGACTGCGCAAAAATGAGGACATCAGAGAAATCACAGGCAAAGCGCAGGTCTTGCACCCCAGAGTTGAAGTGCATCACTGTATAACCAGAAGAGTTGAAGAGATTGGCGCACGCCTTACCGACAGGGCCACGGCCGAAGATAGAAACTCTCTTACCTTCGTTATAGAACCAAGCCAACTTGAGAGCGGCATTGGCAGTTGCAGGAAGGCGGCAATACTTATACATATTGCCGGGGTAGGTAGTTGCCATAAGGCCGCGCTGGATGAAGGTATTGCCGTCAATGTCCTTCTGCCAATCAACGACATTATCGGCACCGGACTCGCTAACTAACCCCTTGTAGTCATGATGGACGATAACACCATGCACATTTTTGTTCTTATTGAAACTCTTAATTTCTTCTATAAGAGTATCAATAGTCGGCGCAAAAGAGCTAAAGACCATAATGCCAAGGTCATTTGCGTCTTTTGTCAGGTATTTGATATAAGGGGCGCCCATATCTGTTGTTAGTGCTGCGATACCAAGACCGGGGCCGCGGTACATTCCATCATGTTGCCAATGGTTTACAGTTTTACGGAGTTCATCCAGGTTTCTTTTTGCCAGTTCATCGCAGGTTACAATCATAAATCCTCCTTAATAAGTAAGGGCGATTTCTCGCCCTTACTTTTCACCTGTGGAGCCAAAGCCTCCACGATTATTCTTACCAAGATAGCGAACTTCCTTCAAACGAGGGTTGCCCTGATTGCGCTGAATACGGAACTGCGCGATACGGTCGCCAGCTTCGATGTGTGCATCACGAGTAGCAAAGTATGGAAGCATCCAAATATCATCGTCACCAGAGTAAGTCTCGTCGATTACGCCGATGGAGTTTGTCTGAATAAAGCCATACTTTTTGAAAGAGGAACTACGAGGGGCGAGGATGGCCTCATAGCCGTGAGGTACTCTTACGGAAATGCCAAGGTTAATAAAGCCTTTTGTGCCGGCCTTCAAGTCATAACTCTCAGCGGCACGCACATCAAACCACTCGCCCATGTGCGCCTGCTCAACGGGTTTGGCGACAGGAGTATGGTATTTAATGAGAATTTCGGGTCTCAGTCGATCCAGAACTTTGTTGTTATCCTTGCGGATTCCTTCAATCGCTTCCTCCAGTTTTTCCTTGTTCTCCTTACGGATCGCTTCCATGCGCTCATGGACGGCTTGCTGCTCTTCAGGGGTGCGCTGGCGACGGAGAGACTTAATATTGAGACTGGCAGGTGGCTGCATGGGATTTCCTTGACCACCTCGAACTTTGGTTCTGTCTACTCGGTTAGGAACAACGAACTCACCGGCATTGACCTCCTAATTCTTAACTTCGTTTTCCATTGGGGTAACCTCCTTATAGGTCGATATTGATATTCATTACCACGGGTAAGTGGTCAGAGTGGCACGCAAACTCGTCATCCTGGAGAACATAGATGTCCTCAACCTTGTCCATCAGCTCTCTGGAAACAAGGAAATGGTCGAGGCGCATACCCTTGCTGTTCTCCTTGGCGTTATACATATTGCTGTGCCAGGTAAAGATTTGCTCGTCAGGATTGAAATTGCGCAGAACATCAACCAGTCCAGCGTCCTTCTTTAAGGTGAAGAAGGCGTTTCGTTCGGTAGGCGTGGTTCCGGCGACAGACTTGACATTGGTATCCTCGGCACTAGGCGCAACGTTGAGGTCACCACATACGATGAAGGGCTTGAAGTCTTTGTTGGAGACGACATAATCATGTAGGGTGGCTTCAAAGTCTCCTCGAGCGTCCAGTTTTTCTGCAGCTCTTCCAACATTTGGGGAGTAAGAGGAGATGAGCTTGAAATGTTTGAAATCAAGGATTTCAACGCGGCCTCCTTCAAAGCCGAGAACTCTTCCATCTGTGTCAAACAGCGGTCCAGCCAAGCATCTTCGTACAAAGATAGCTGTTCCCGCATACCCCGGCTTGTCGTGCACACTGAAGTATCCGACATAATCTGTTCCAAGGACAGAGGTTGGAATTTGCTCGGGCTTGGCTCTAACTTCCTGTAAGCAGAGAATGTCGGGCGCCATGCGTCGGATGGCTTCGGAATAACCGTATTTAGACAGGCGCGCACGTAATCCATTGACATTATGCGATATAATTTTAAGCATTGTTCAAACTCCTCTCGGGCCACGGGGACCTCCTCTATACCACTCAATGAAGTATGCAAGTCCAATACCAATCATAAAAGCCACAATGGGCGTCATTGGATCAATCATTGAATACATCACTCCATAAACATTTTTCAGGGGCTTTATCCTCACGAAGTTTCATCAGACGAGGATGACGGAGAGAATGACCAGCCTGGTCAACGCTCATACAGTCAACCTCAATGACAGTGCCGATGTAATACTCCGGGTTCTGCCGAGCCTCGGTACGCATTTCATCATCCAGACCGCTGGCCACAGTTCCAATTTTGACCAATTCGCCATCACGATAAAGGCCAATATCAAAACCATTCGCCATATTTTGGAGCCACAGGCGATTGACGGGATTGCCTTCCTCGTCACGGTATGGATAATTCTCCGGATCTTTGCCGGTATATTCCTTGGTCGGCAGATTGATGCCCATGATAACAACATCCACGGTGTCAACCTGCTTAATCTTGTATGTGGTGTGCATCGGACGCTTCGCCGTCTCACCGATATTGGAAACTGCGTGTTTCGCGGAGACCTTACCGTTGGAGCGCAACAGTTTCAGAACGCCGCCCTCATATCCCTCAGACAGCCACTCGGCGATAACTTCCTGCTTACCCTTGACAATAAGCTGAGCGAAAGACAGCCAAGGATAAGTCTGGAAATCGGTTTCCTCTTCCAGCTCCTTGAGGAAATTGTAGCGGTCGATGAAGTCTGCGGAGTAATACGCCTTGCCGCCCCAATACAGAACATCGAAAACATACGCTCCACAAGGTCCAATCTCTTCCTGACGCTTGGCGGCCTTCGCAGGAGTGCAGAGCATAATAGAGTTGACAAACTTGCTGGAAGAATGCTCTTCCCACTTGCCTGCAGTCCAGTTGTATTTACTCCAAATCTCGACGCACAGCTGAGAGCCGAGAGGGAAAAACTCCTCGGCGAACGCCTTCATGTGCGGCATATTGTCAATCTTGTCGATGACTTCGCCGGTTTTCTTGGAAATCTTGTCGCCATACAGATGAACAGAACCATCCAAGTCCTTAGACCAGACATAAGAACTGCCGTCCACCTTCAGCTCGATACCGTATTCATCGGACACCAGAGCGGCATCCAGAACTTCTTTTTTCTTCGCCGTGGCATACTTCATGGGCTGCCAAAGACGATAGGTTTCATTAAATCTTTCCATTGTATCTCCTTCCAACAACCATAATGTCACGAACATCTGCAAAGATTTTCTTGCCGTCTCGATCAATCACGGCGGTATTGAATTTGGGGATAATGTCAACCAGCTCCCCACAAAGACCTTTGTTACCGGACCACTGGGAAACAATCTGAACTCTGTCTCCCATTTTCATGTTGCTGACCATAACATTACCCCTTTCCCATTTTCTATATTTATTATACCATAAAAATTTTTTTATGTCAAAGAAAAAGAGTTGGCCTTTTAGACCAACTCTTCTCTATAATAGTCAAAACCTGTAACCAGTACGCCGCCGATGATATTTCCTGCCGTAGCGATGCCGAGGAAGGCCAAATAATTCTGGACAGAAAATTCTTCGACGAACAGCATATAGAACATATCGGCGATACTGTGTTCAAAGCCAAAGAATACGAAAAGGAAAATCGGGAAGAAAATGCCGAATAACTTTAATACTCCTGTATTGCGCCGCGCCATAGATACTGCATAGCAAACGAGCATATTACAAAAAACAGCGAGCACAAAAAGTTGTGGATAAGAAATTAAGACTTTGGCGTTGGCAACTCGCTCAATAGCGTGTAAGTCGAATCCGGGAATTGAGATACGGACTCCATATGCAACCCAGATGGAACCTATGAGGTTTCCAAACCAAGATATGACGAGTAAGCCAATAGCCTGCCATTTATTGCATCCGTTGGCTACACACGCGCCGTAGCTGTAAATGTTGCCGGTGAAAAGCGAAAGGTTGGCCATGATAATCAAAATTAGGCCGATGGGGAAAATTACTGCTTTGATTAGCGCCGCCCATTCAGGAGATGCTGCCGGACCACCTGCAATAACTGCTGTGGCCGCGGCAAGTGAGAGAACTGCTCCAGCACCAATCGAGTTCAAAAATGTGATAAAAGGTCGTGGTAGCTGATATGTCAACTTTCTATGTCCTCCTCTTCATCCTGGTCTCCCGGACGAATTTCAAGGCCTCTTCTGAGAAGCTCGGAGAGCGGCTCAATCGTTACGCCAAAGTTTTCAATGGCGTAGTCTTTGCCGTGTTCGTCGTAAGGCACCAGAATAAGAACTGTCCCGTTTCTCGCATCGGTATCAATGGAACCGACAATCCAATAAAATGAAGGGTCAATGCCGCCTTCACCCCAAACTCTAACGACAACATCGCTGATTTCAGAGTCGAGGCAGAAGGTCATCCAGTCGCCCCAGTGTCCACTCATCATTTCTTTAATATTCATCTTCATCCTCCAAAAAAATGGGCGGCCAATAGGGTGAGAAAACAACTATTCCCTAAATGCTTGAAAGTTTTTCCCCTATCGCGGCCGCCCTATGGTGTTAAACTACCGGCTGGATAGAAGGGACGATAAAGTAGTAATGAACATGAGAGCCATAGTCTACATTCATCGTGCCATCTTCATTTTTCCAACAGCGGTAATAATAACCGAGTTGTGAATGGTTGAGTTTTTGGTGGGCAACCATTGCTTTCCACGCTTCGTCATAGCTGTCGTATTGCCCAAGCCAATGAGAGGTGGATAAAGACATGGTGCCCCAATAAAGATCAAACTTCATCTGTGGGCGCCTCCTCGTCCTCGTCCTCATCTTCGGAGGCTTTGCGGCGCTCCTTCTCAATGTCTTCGAGAACCATCATGTCGTAAGCGAAAGCAGTAGGGCCTTCACCCGCACCAAACCAAGAGTTCCACATAAAATTACCTCCTTCTCATTTTCTATAATAAGTATAGCACAAAAATTTTTTTATGTCAAGCTCGTCAACTACTCCACGCGCAGTTCCTCGCGGACTTTCATCAGAGCTTTTCCAAGCCAGTTAAGACCAACTTGGTCACGCGCCTGGCAACGACTGCATTTGCAAACGCCCCAGGTATTGTCGTGCCAAGTATTGCCTTCTTCCAGATACTCGGGGTCAGTTTCCAGAAGTTTGGCGGCGAGGTCTTTGTTCTGCTTGAACTTGTTGCGAACGATGCTCAACATAACATTGCGCTTAATCTCTTCCCAATGGGGACGGAGTTCTAAGTGACGCCCCTTGCGTTTGGCTTGACTGGGCGACAGAATTGAGAACTCTTCTCGGATTGCGGGGTCCAATATCTTGGCGGCTTGGAAAGCGGCTTCGGCACTGGGATAGACGACGCCTTCGTATTCAACTGGACATATGTAGAAGTTGGATAAGAAAGCGTACTCTTTATCGAAACTGGAAATCACCTATCTTTAACCCCCTTTCCTGGTCGCCATATTTGGCAATAAATCCTTGAGCGGATTCTTCGGCGATTTTTCTTTCCCGTTCAGTTATGACATGGCCCGAGCCGTGACAGTCAGGGCAGGTAATCCAATCGCTGGGGTCATTTGGATCAGGCCGGTCATCTTCGGCACAAGCTCGAGAACGAAGGATTTTGCCCTTGCCCTCGCATTTCTCGCAGGTGGTATTGATACGCTGAACGGCGAGAATGGCCGTATCAATACCAATCAGTTTGCTTTTGTATTCAGCTTCAAGGTCGGCCTTCTCCTTTCGGAGTTCCTTGAGTGCTGCAACCAGATTAGGCATCGTCATCCTCCTCTTCGGTATCGTCGGCGCCGTCGGCGGGTGTGACCCGGAAAGTAATCCAGGACTCCAGCTCTTCCTCATACATCTCGGCGGCATCCTCGTCGGAGACACCGTATTCTTCCATCAGAGTTTCGAAGTCGCCAGAGTAATCGTCGATAGCGTCTTCGTCAACGCCGGCGTCAATCAGCAACGCACGGCGGCAGTCGTCCATGTCCATGATGCCGTGGCATCCTTCAAAAGACTCGTAGTCCTCAATAGCCAGACGGCGGGCCTCTTCCATAGCTTCCTCACGGTCTTCGAACTCGCCAGTGTAATCGTATTGAGCGCCACCAAAGCCGCCACCCATGCCATGATAAATCTTAAAGAAAGGCATTCTCTATACCTCCTATCGCTATACATCATATCCTTGATCTCTCATAACCGCGAGAGATTTGTAGACCATTCGGTTCTTGCTTTTGCTTTTTGCTTTAACCACATTTCCCATCTCAATGAGGTGGCCAAGGATGCGGGCCATCTTTTGAGGAGTGACCCCCGCAAGATTGATAGATCGCGACTTAATCTCGTCGATGTCGAGGGCCTCCTGACTTTCGGCGAGAATAATCATGACTTCGCCCTCCCACAGAGCGGTTTGCTGGGGACGATACTTACTTGTTCTTCTGCCAGGCATGATTATTACTCCTTTTCTCATTTTCTATATATATTATACCATAAAAATTTTTTACTGTCAAATTGTCGATAAATAAAGATAAAGGGGCAAGGAAAAATCCTTACCCCTCTTAATCATGGTGGACCCGGCGGGAATCGAACCCGCGTCCGAAGCAACCTATCTCACAAAGATTACTTACACGATAGTTTGTCTACTTTCTTCGTTTTTTTAGATGGACGAAGCCCGGCGCAAACATTCCGTAGCGAGTAAACCATCAGGGCTGTATCGGTTAAGATATTGCCTCCACCACTTGCATTTTCAAGGATATGCAAGAAACCCCCATGCGGTACCACCAGTTTTTACTAAAACTGGAAACTCCCACCTTTCTCCCGGTGGTCGGGCGGTTCAAGCCAAATTAGGCGGCCTGACGAACCTCCATCATAGCGGAGATTAGTGCAGGATGAACCATAACAATGACATTAGAGTTGTCGTTTCAATTTTGTTGAACACCTTGAGGCGGTTGTTCATTACCCGTGACTTTATGCTTTCAGTCCCCCGTCGAAACCTGACGGGCCCATATAAGTTCTGCGGAAAGTAGTGAAAAGATAATCAGTCTTTTTGTTAAAAAAGGAACTTTCTATGCAGATGTGAAGCGGATAGTAAAATCTGATTAAAAGTCAGGTGCTTTGCAGCAAAAGGAACTATCTATGCTTCTTTGAAAGACGCGAGAAGTATCTGATTACTTTGGCGCAAGCGCCATAGTATTCCTCCTAAAAAGGAACTTCTTATGCGTCGTTATAGCAGCGAGAGGTAGTCAATTTCATATTTGCAGTATGTTTTATAAAAGGAACCTCATTTGCTGCGTGAGGGGGATAAGCGGACGGTAACTCCAATGGGCTACATCCCCAGGCTCCCATTGGCTGAGTTTCTTCTTTTATACTTACAAGTAAAAAAGGAACCGTCTATGCTGTTTGGCGAGGACCGCCACAACGGCGGCAGAATTATATAGAAAAAGGAACTCCATATGCCAGGTAGATGAAAGGCGAATATTATAGCGCGCACCTTCTTAAAAAAATACTGAAAGAAAGAAAGCTGGCCGGCCATAACCACTGAAAAAAATTCATCTAAAGGTGCGGGCCGACGGGAAATATCCTTGCCTCTCATTCTATAAATATTATAGCACAAAAATTTTTTTATGTCAACTCAATTTTTGATAGGGCGAAAAAGATCGCCAAAATCGAAGTTGGTTTTGTGCCGGGCATTTCGGGCTTTCATATCCTCTGTCGCGCAATGAATACAGTATGGAAGTACCCATCCCGTAGAGTGGAGAGAAGCCGGAGCGCCGCATTGAGAGCAGACTTTTTCTGATGCTTCCAAAAGGTTGGTGCAAAGGGTATCGAGTTTCTTATTCAGTTGTCTGTTCGGCGTGTTCTCGCAATAAATACGGATGCCGCCGAATTTCTCTTTTGCTTGCATGATAACGAGGCTCTTGTTCGCATCCATATGATAGAACTCAAAGAGCGCCGTTACCTTTTCGCAAAAGCTGAGAAGTAGGTTTGTCCAGCCGGGGCAATGCCTAAAGGCATCATCGAAGATAGTGTCGCCAGGATCTGGGGGATACATTCCCGTGTTCTTTTCAGCATCGTATTGCAAAAAACCAAAGCGGTCAAACTTAGAACTCATGTATCACACCTCCACCTGTTCGAACCAAAATCCCTTTTCAACGCCCTCGCGCCGAACTACCATTTCACGGGCGGCCTTTACGAAATTAGGCCAATGAACATGACCAATCTTGTCAGGCTTGGCAATGGGAGGAATGAGAGTGCCTTCAGGAGCATACCAAATGCCACCAAAGAACTCTCCGTATTTCCAGCAGTTATGGAGGTCGTAACCCGGTTTATTCCAGTTGCTGTGGAAATACTTTTCAACCTCCTCTTTGGTCAAGTTGCGAACACGAATCGCCATGATGGTGTCGTTTTCGTCCTTGAAACCAAAGCACTTCCCTTTGAAGGTTTTCTCCACTTTGCCGCCGGCGGCCACAAACATCTCGTGATGCTCCTTGTCTGTATACCACCGAACCTTCTTCTCGGCGCCCGTCTTGGGGTTGATAGCGATGATGTACCAGTATTTGTCCTTGAACGGCTCACCCTTGAACTGCCAAGTGACATAGGTCTTTGCTACTCCACCATACATTTTCTCAACCCCTTTCTCATTTTCTATATATATTATACCACAAAAATTTTTTTAAGTCAACCCGGGGCCGAAGCCCCGGGGACTATATGGTTACTCCACTTTCCCGTCAACGAGGTTGAGCAGGGTGCCAGGAGTCAGGTCCTCAGGCATCAGGGAGATTACCTGAGCGGCGGCCTCGGGATCATCCTGCTTGAGCTGGGCGAGATCCATAGGAGTCATCACCCAGGCGCCCATAGCGCGCAGGAAAGTAGACATATGCATCTTGCTCTTGAAGATGTTCTTCATGCCGGCAATCGCAGACTCGTAATTGGCGCTGGGTACAATACCAGTCTGAAGCGCGCCGCCATAGATGTAGAAGCGATCCTCAGTGAGCATACCGAGAGTCATACCATGCTGGCCGTTGAAGCCAAGGCGCAGAGGAGTCGCCAGCAGCTTGGAGGCGTCGAAGGTAAAGTCGCGGCTCATGTCGTTACGATCATTGCCGGTGAGGAAGAACTTAAACTCGGTCTCGGGGAGACCAGAGAACAAGCTCACATCGAAAACGATGTCGTCCTGACCGAGCTTTACCCAGAAAGCCTCAGCCGCGCCGCCCTGAGCGATAGGAGCATTGGTATTGTCACCGGAGTAGACAACATCAGTGCCATCGCGCCAGTAAGAGTTCCAACCAAAGTTGGCCTTGACAGAGTGGGCGTGCAGGTCAATGTCCACACGGGACTCGCCGTGCTTGGTCTTGTTATTGGTCCAGTGGACGCCAACGGTGAGATTGGTACGACCAGCGGGGATAACAACACCAGTGCCGTAGGGGATAACGCCCATCATCTGCTTCTCGGTAGTAGGAACGGCGTAGTCCACATCGTCGGGCAGAACGAAGGTCTTGCCAGCGAACTGCTCGTTCAGACGAGTATACAGCGCCTTCATGCACTCCTGAATGCAACGCACATAGACGTTTGCGGTCTCAGGGTTCAGAGGCTGGATGCCGCCGTCCTTGACGAACATACGACCATTGCGCACAGTGTAAACTGCGGGCAGACTCTCAGTGGAGGCGCGAGTAGAGCAGGAGTTGATAATCTTGACGAGGTCGCGGTTGCTGGCCTTGTCGAGGACTCCCAGCGCCTTCAGATACTTGCCCTGAAGCATCAGGTTGATGAAGTTCTGGACAGCGGTATCTGGCAGAGGCTTATGGTAGGTGTCCGCCATGCGGCGCATATGGTTTACCAGACGGGCGCAGTTGGGATACTTCTTGAACGCCAGGAACAGGGGCTTGTAGCGCAGGAAGATACCAGCGTAGCCAGGTAGATTGGCCATAAAGACACGGGCAGGCAGCTCATTCACGGGGGAATAAGCAGAGCGGTTCTTGATGGTCTCGATGGTGCGGCGGTTCTTGATAATCATGGGCACGCCAGTCACCTTGTAGATAAGGTAACGGAGGCCGCTGATGGGCTGGGCAGGATACACGCGCTTGTAGTCGCAGTACATGACCATAATCTCGAAAGACTTAATCTCGTCGGGAGTATTGGTCACGAAGGGGAACAGCTGCTGCACGGCGTTGCGGATACGGTCGTTGGGTGCAGTCAGGGTCTTGAGGTACTCGTTCAGAGTGCCCTTGAGGGTCATCAGGGGCAACATACGAATGACGGTGATGCGCTTGATGTTGAAAGCATCGGCGGGGATCTCCAGCGCCTCCAGAGGCACATAGTTGCCGGCAGTAAGACCGACAGACTCGCGGCCGTAGGTGGACATATAGTTCATCATCTGCTGGAGCAGCAGAGTGAGAGGGTCACCATATGCCATCTCCTTGAAGGACTTGTGGAAGGTCTTATTGAAGGCGATAACCTCGGTGCCATACTCCTTGACAGCGGCAGTATAGGCATCCAGAGGGGCATGGCGCACAGAACCCTGGCCATCCACAAAGAGGATGCCGTGGGCAACCTGCTCCATAGGGGAAACGCCACCATTGATACTTACGCTATCAACGGCGGACTTGAACAGCTGGATAAAGGCGGCCTGCTGAGCGGCAGTTACGTTCAGACTCATAGCTTTTTACTCCTTTCATTCTAAAGTCCAGTAGTCCTGGACTTCAACGATTTTAAATTCGGGATACTTCTCAAGAAGTTCCGGGCCGTGAAGATAATGGAGAAAACCCCAAGTCTTCTCTGGGCCGGCGACTTCAGTTGGGAAACCATGTTTTAACCGACCGCAAATTCGACAGCGTGCACCAGATGCATAATCAATTCTGCCAATGAATCCGCGTTCTCGGTCAAAGTTGGCATTTTTATTGAAATACTTGATGATACATGGCTCAAACTCATGTCTGTGGTCGGCCTTTTTCGGCCGAGGTTTCTTTTTCTTACTCCGATAGCGAACCTCGCTTTCATAATCCTCGTAGTTAATCATTGCATTATCCTCCTTAAAAGGATTGGCGGAGTAGACTGGACTTGAACCAGCACGCCGTTGCCGACTACTCACGGTTTAGCAAACCGTTGCCTTACCAATTAGGCTTACTACTCCATATGATGGTGAGAGATGCCTCCTCGGCTTCATGCCCACATTACGCGATGGTGGGGTCTCCCAATGCTCAGAGGTTCTGGGTACTCATCTCTCACCTTGTATATATATTATATCATAAAAATTTTTTTGTGTCAACTATCGGCTTTTACATACCGATCGTGTTCGGGATCGTAGATGTAGCCAATAGGCGCGTTCCTGAGCGCCTTCATCTCCTCAGGAGTAGTCTTAGGCTTGGGGTTAGCAGCCTCTTCCTGGGCCTTCAGCCAAGAGGGAAGGGCGGGGAACTGGTAGATGTTTTTGCTCCCCTCGGGATAATATGAAGTGCAGGGCAGAGTGATATTGTATTTATGCGCCGCTCTGCGATGCATACGCTCAATTTTCTCTACCACATCGTCATTCAACTCGCCGCCGCGAAGATAGGAGTCCAGTTCTGCATAGGTAAAGCCCCAGCGGTCTTCATCAGTCTGGCCGCACATTCCGTCAGCAGGAGGCTTCTTCATTGCCCTTTCGGGCATACCGAGGGCAATGCCAATCTCGATAATCTCAGAAGCGGTATAGTTAAAGAATGGAGAAAAGTCCCCACACTGGTCGCCCCACTTGGTATCATAGCCAACATAGGTCTCAGACAGATTGCTGGTATTGGCCACGCGACCGCCGACCTGATTGGCAATCATATAAAGGATTGCGGTACGCAGACGAGAAGGATGATTGTAGCCGACAACTTTGCTAATTGTCCGGAAGTCTCTATACCCGGTTTCCTTCAGAGTATCATAGCTGATTTTTACGAGCGGCCCGATGTTATAAAACACGCGCTTGATTTTGAGGAAACGAGCGCAGCCCTCAGCGTCAGCAGAATCCTTCTGGATTCCCGACGGAAGCATTACTCCCAGAACGCGGTTGCTACCGACCGCAGCGACGCTGGCTGCGGCGACTGCTGCGCTATCCTTGCCGCCCGAAAGCCCTATGATAATAGGAGCGTCGGGGCCATTCTTCTCCATATAATCGCGGATAAACTGAACAACTCTATCCGCTTCAACATGACTCAAGACCGGCTCGGTCATCGAGATAGATGTTTGCATAAATCTTTCTGCCATGCGGGACAACCCAAGGGGCGTCCTGATTGATTGCTTGGCATGGGATATTGTTCTCCCTGAAATATTGCCACATACTCTCATAACGCTCTGGCACAGACGCCGACCAGCAGATTATATGTGCATAGGGCTGCGCCTTACGGAGCAGCTCTATGACCTGATTGTATTCCCAGCCGGGGCGTTCGTGAGTATTGAACACGGTGTCATCAAAGTCAAAAGCGACAATGAGTTGGCCATGTTTCTCATACTCTATAAGGAGACGACCAAGGGCGCGCTCTTGGTCCATATATGGGTCTCTCACCATTTCTGATCACGCTCCACATCTCTCTTCTCTTCTTCACGAAGGCGCTCTTTGATGGTGTCGAAATCTTCAAAGTTGAAGCATACGCCATCCATATACTTTTTGACCATAATATTGTCAGAAGCGTTCAGGGTCTCAGTATAGGACAGGCCATCGACCATCTCATAATCACCGTTCTTTGCGATGACTTTGACGGCGCCACGAGGAGATTTCTTGCCGGGATCGGTTTTGGGCATCTTATAGATGGGAACCTCTTCGCCGTTGATGATACAGTCAGTAGCCTTGATAGCATAACCGCGGGTATCACGGGTCACATACTGATAGGTATAGGCTCCGATGCCGAAAGAGATATTGGTAATATCAAAACTACTGCTGACGCACCACTGGCCAACTGCTCTGGTAATCTCAGGAGTAATGGCATCGCCATAAATCATGCGAATATGAGGATTGAGAACGCTGCACTGATGCTCGTTAAAAGTGCCGCCGAAAGTCTGCCACAACAGATGCAGGGTGCCCTTAAACTCGGGAGTCCCGGGTTCGGCCTCAGGGTCGCCGCAGATAATCTTTACGGGGTTGCCGCTGTCGGGGCGAACAGAGAGAACGCCGTCACGGTTAAGGATTACATCTTTCAGCAGGGGGAGCACCTTGGAAACGACACCCCAGTAGTCGTAGGTATCAGACACATAGGTCATAACACCAGTCGGCTGAACCTCAGTCAGCAGATGATTCAGGAACAGCATCTCAGCAATGAGATTGATGTCCCAATTATCAAAAGCCGCTTTCTTAAACAGATAGCGCTCATCAGAAGTCAGCTGGCCGTGTGCAATACGCTGCTTGTAATCGGCCACACCCTGCTCAACGACGCTGTGCTCCAGAGAAGGAGTGCCGCGCATAGGCGGTGTAGCCAGATGGGCGCCATAGTAATCCCGCAACAGGATGTTGGAGCCGATGGTTGCAGTTCTGTCAAAAGACAGAGCATGAGCGGCGCCAGAGATATAACCGGCCTGGAGAGAGGTATGACCACGTAGAGAGAAGTCACCGCACATATGGTCGAGCGCCGCCATGTCGCCATGAGTAGCCTTGACAAAAGGCGCTAACAGCTTGCGGCGATAATACGCAGTCGTTGCGCTGGTGCTGGGGAGCCAGTTGTTGGCACTCCACTGGTCTTCGATGAACTGAGGAAGCCATGCGAAGTTGGGATCGGTATTGAAGATTACATGGTCAGGAATACCGATGGGAAGCAGAGTGCCCTCGGGAACACCATAGACGGCGATAGGCAGATGGCCCAGCTCATGGAGTTCATAGAACTTGGAGAAGTCACAGTAGGTCTCGTCAAAGGTCTTACCCATAACCTCTTCCCACTGTCTCTCCAAATCGTTGACCGGCACATCGAAAAAGTTTTCCTTCCAGAAGTCATGCAGCTCAGCCAGCGTGTATTGATAGCCGAAGACTACGGTGCGGTCACAGCCAGGGTGATGCTTATTGGAGCGCGCAGTCCAGGTGGAATATACCATTTCGGCGCTCTGCGGCTGCATCTTGATTGCATGACCAATCTTGTAGTAGTCAGCGGCGAACATAGCGAAAAAGTTTCTCATCCAGCACAACCCCTCTCTTCTTTTGCGGGCAGGTTACAGGTATCTCTCATTTCATCGACGGTCATCTTGCCGCCATAGGGATACTGAGCGTTATAAGGAATGACGCGAATTTTCTTAGCAGCGTCGCCCCCCTTGGTCTGAAGCGCGTAGTGCATAGAGTCAGTGGTATAAACCTTGACATAATGCTTGAACACATCGCCAAGTTCGATGGTTGGCTCACAATGAGTGATGGCAAGAACCAACTCGCCGAAGCCCATCTTCTCCAGCTCCAAGGCGGTATAGGTAAAGGTTCCGCCGCGAGAGCAAATGTCGTCGATGACAAGGACTTTCTTGCCCTTGTATTCGCTGGCCGGCACACAGGCAGGATTGATAATGTCGAGACCCTCAATCTTGCCGGTTTTCCAGTTCCGAACCTTCTGGCCATAGAAGAACTTATAGCCGGGGATGGAATTAACATATCTCTCCTGAGCGCCCTTGTCAGGGAACACAATGTAGTCAGGCTTGACTTCATCAATAACCTGCTGATGGAAAGACCGAACATCCATAGTCTCCATGCGGTCAATCATATAGGAGGCAGGAGAGTGCGGATCAAGCACGATGACTCTTTCAAAACCGAGGGAGTTGAGCCACTCGGCGAAGTATTTCAGAGTAAAGACCTCGGTGATGCGGTTCTTCTTGCGATCCATCCGCGCATTGGGGATATAGGGCATAGTCAGCTCAACCTTATAGCCAAGGTCTTTGATGTGCCGAGTAAGCATATCAATAATCGGCATCTCGGAGTAGTTGCCGAAGATCCAGGCAATAGAGAGGGTCTCGGTAAAGTACCAAGCCTTATTGCCGTTGGCATCAAAGGTGCGCTCCATCTCGTCGAGGATGTCAAAGAAGGGGCCGAGGTCTGTCAGCGCGGGAGTGCCGTCGGGAAACCAACCGAAGTTTACTTCAAAGCCTTCAACATAAATCATCTGACTACCTCCATCTGCTGAGCGGCGAATACGGTCAGAGCGGCGTTATGGGACTCAGGAGTAACGCCGGCGCAGGCATCTGCATGGATATAGATAGGGGTGTTGGGGAACTGAGCGCGCAGGATAATGGCGTTGGCCGCAACACAAATCTCAGTGCAGAAGCCGCAGATATGGATTTCCTCCAGAGGGTTGGGATAGATATGATCCAGAACCATATCGCCGATGTCCTCTGTGCCAAAGGTATTCTTGTAGATTGTGCAATGAGAGTGGTCGGCTCAATCATGTCGGCGACCTCTTTGACAATCTCCCAGCCGCGGGTATTGTAACCGCAATGGAAGACAGGCAGTTTCTTGCCCTCCAGGGTCTCAGAATAGTTCTTCTCATAGTGGGTATCCTGAGTGGCGATGATAATAGTATCGCCGTCTTCGTCGGTCATGTCCCTAATCAGCTTCTTGATATTGGGGATAGCGGCCTGAGCTTCCTTGGTGCCCAGTGGCCCAGTCACGAAATCGTTCTGAGCATCAACGACAATCAGTGCTTTCATTATTAGAGTCCTCCTTTTTGTCTGGTTCAATGTGAAATCCCATCGGGATCTTATTGCTTGGGGTATTGGGCTTAAGCACCACAACCTCGCAGTTGGGGTTAAGCATATCCATAATCTCCTTCAACTCCGAGAGTTTCATGCTCAATCTCCTTTTCTCATTTTCTATATATATTATACCATAAAAATTTTTTTATGTCAAAAAGAAAAGCCCACCCTTTCGGGTGGGCAAACGCCGCTTAGGCGATGTTTTTGCGGATAGTGTAGTTACCGCAAGTGCGCTTCTCGGTGACTTCCTCACCGTTGCGCGTGACCTTCTTCTCGACCTCGTTATTGCAAACCCACACATTGGAGTTGCCGGCACGGGTCATCTCACCGCCGCACACCTTACACTTGATGGGGCGAGGCTCACGCTTCTCGGGCGCCTTTACGCCAAGCGCGTCGGCCAGCGCAGAAAAGGAATTGAAGGTGCCGTGAGTGGTAGCCAGCTTCTGAGCGAAATTGGTGTTCTTCTTGTTCATATTGAATGTCCTCCTTTTAATCCAGCATATTGGTTACATAATCGAAGATGAGTTTTTCGGGGAAAGTAATCGCGGTAACAATGTCCAATGCTTGGCAAATGATAAGGCCGATAGCCATTGCGCAAAGAGCAACAAAGCAAATAACGCCAATCTCATCATAATCCAACTTGGAATCTTGATAATGGGTATAAGCATGAGCCATTTTCGCCAAAGCGATAATAGCGCCGATAACCAATACCAGACCGAGCGCCAACCAGACACATGAAGTGCCGATTTCAAAGGCCGCCCATTTGGAAACCAGAATTGGCCACCATTCCGAGATTGTCTCTGCCGTGACAGAGACTGCCATGCCCAAATGCTCAAAGAGGGCATTGACAATTTCTACTCCTGTGTTCATACTTCTCCTTTTCTCCATTGGCTTATAGTTACTGGTGATGCCACGGGGGCTCGAACCCCGAATCTCCGGCTTGAAGGGCCGGCGTGTTAAGCCAGTTCCACTATGGCACCATATATGTGGGGAGCCACGGGAACACTCCCCTCCGGACTTACGCGCCGGATTGCTCTGGCCAGACCGATTTGACGCCAATTCCATTTGCTACTCGGTCGCGAGTCCTTTCACTTACAGGGATACTGGAATTGGGAATGAACCCTACCGTCTTTTTCTTACGCTTTGGGCACTCCCCAAGAGTTCTGGTCGAAGTGTTATTCCCCAGCAATAAGTGTGGAACCGGAAACCACTCTGGCGACGCATACGAGGTTCGAACTCGTAACCTTCGGAGAGACAGTCCGACGCTCTGCCAGCTTGAGCTAATGCGCCATATAAAACCGCTTTATTTATGTGCGATGGAAGCGGCCGGAAACCACCGTAGGCTACTTATTTAGTGTAGTTGCCTTAACAAACACCCAACTAACGCATGGGCGCGGGCACAATGGCCAGTTGGTGTGCATGGCGGGACTCGAACCCGCACGCCGAAACACCAGCACCTCAAGCTGGCCTGTCTACCAATTCCAGCACACGCACATATAATGGATTGTAAGGTAGAGCGCTCCAGTTTCCTCATTTAAGACTGACTAACTTGCCATCTCCACTGTGGAGCCAGTAGGTCTTAAAAATCCAGTCCCCTTACTAACGACATCCCTGCCGCCGTTTAGCGGGTTCTTCCGCAAGGACAACGGTACCCTTTGGTGCGGGCAGAGGGATTCGAACCCTACGAGCCTTTTAAGGCGGCGGCTTTTGAGACCGCTATGTCTACCAACTGCATACACACCCGCATAACTCGCAGGATTTAGGTTTCCTGCGAGAACCTAACACCAAACTAAGGAGGTCATTTAATACGACCTGGTACAGTCGGTGGGACTCGAACCCACAACATCTGCCACCTGAAGACAGCGCGTCTGCCAAATTGCGCCACGACTGCATATTGAGAAGAGAGGAGAACCGGCCAGACGGTTAAACTGAGATACACCGGAAGTTCTATGGATATTACTTTTCTCTGGACAAATCCTTTCGCGATTCTCCTCATGGCACCGGATGCTGGACTCGAACCAACAAATCTCGGGTCAGAGCCGAGTGTTTTGCCATTAGACTAATCCGGTATTTACGGCCAATCCCACTCGAAATCCTCCACAAGGTCATAGATGTGATAGATTTCGGCGTCAGAAAGATAATCGGTTTCGATACCGTAGACGAAACACGCTTGGGCCAAAGAGCAATCATTGATGTACATTTCAGTTGCCAGACGATAACAAAGACCATCTCTAATCATCTTTCATCCCTCACTTTCTATAATAATTATAGCATAAAAATTTTTTTATGTCAAATTACGGAAGAAAGTAAGCGTTTGAAAGAGGAATGACACTGATTGACATGACTACTTGATTAGGATCTTGCGTGATGTGCCGCCACACTTTTGAAAGAGCGGCGTCTGCGGAATCGGCTTGGGTAATGTAAGTGATTGGACAAGAGGCATAAGAACCGCTCGGTTGTATTAGGTGATTACCCAGGCCACCTTGGAACATGATTTCTGAACGAAGAACAGCGGTTACTTCAAACAAGTTCATTTAAGCACCTCGATGCTAACAGAGCCATCATTGCAGAAAATAATCTGAGAGTCAAGCTCTTCGCACTCGCTTGCAGACATATCGTCGATGTACTCGCCATCGCTCAAAACAAAAGGCGGATTGGGGAGAGTCATTGCTGCCATAAAGTGACACATGGCTTCATATCGAGTATGCGCGGCGAGAATGCAGTGATGATAGAAGTATGCGTGCTGTGCATCATAGCACTTAACAGTAACTTTGTAGAAGTTCATACTAATTCTCCTTCCAGAATGGTATCCCGAGAGGGACTCGAACCCCCGATCTTATGGTTCGTAGCCATACGCTTTCTCCGACTAAGCTACCGGGACATAACAGCGACTGTCAGCAGCGTCGCCCCCGCTGCATTCTGGATCAGCAGCATTACCTGAGTACTTATATTGCGTTCTCAGCACAACGCATCCGCCTCTGTCCTTAACTTGAAACTCATCGGTCTCCAGACTTCACCGGCGATGGCGGAGTGGACAGGACTTGAACCTGCAACCCATATTTCAGAGCACATGATTTCCAATCATGCCGACTACCAATTATCACACCACTCCATACGGTGCTAACCTAATTTTTAACGAGGTCGTTAGCCTCCATCCCCGGGCCCTTTTCGCCACTCCAGATTGTATCTCCAAGCCAGCCGATCTCTTTGCACAGCGCTATACAAAGCCGCTTTAACTTGGCCTTAAGGCTCTTGGCGCCTTTATGGGTTGTAAGATGGGACTTGAACCCACACCTGCCTCGGCCACAACGAGGTGCTCTACCATTAAGCTACTCACAACATATAAGCAATAGATTTTTATATCGGGTATCGCTCTTCGCTTTGGCCTTTGACTGGCGGTACAATCTCCGGCTTCCCTATCCAACCCTATCCGACTCCACTCATGTGCCAGAGTGCATACGGACTGCGCAGTAAAGTGGCCACAATACTTAGCAGGTTAGGATTTGCTCCTTTTGCCGCGTCTATAATGCCCCGTCGGGCTGGTGCTTCCGCAGGGACTTGAACCCTGAACCTCGTGATTAAGAGTCACTTGCTCTACCAAATTGAGCTACGGAAACATAAGGTGCGGGGTATTCTCCTATTTGCCGGCCGTGCTTTCAGAGAATAATCATGGCTCCAACCCGCAGGCCATGCAAACCCAGTGTGTCTCGAGCCACTTTGAACTTTCTCGTCCTCGGCCGCGGGGTCGGCCTCGCTGGTGCCTCAAGGTGGAGTCGAACCACCGACGCAGGGATTTTCAGTCCCTCGCTCTACCTCCTGAGCTATCGAGGCATATATGGGGATTTAAAGCATCCCCTGGCTTTGTTGGAACCGCAGATGGGACTCGAACCCACATCCAACGGTTTAGAAGACCGTGGCTCCTCCATTGAGCTACTGCGGCGTAGTTAGTTAATCGCTACGCCAGCTCTCCTTGCCACCTTAGTCAATGTCTTAGGAGAAGTAGTGTCCTCGGCCACCAAATGACAGGGCTTTCCAATAAGAGTGAAAAGACCAAGTAAGGAACGGCAATCCACCATAATCATGCCATCAGTGGAGTGCGCCCACAGAACATCTGGGGTCTTACAGGCCACAGCACTTAACTTCTCGGCGTCCTCAGCGGACTTGATATTGATGTCCAGTACCATTTCTATCAGCCTCCCTTCATATTAGAGTTAATGGACGCATAGCCCAGATTCGAACTGGGGATCCAGGTTTTGCAGACCTGTGCCTTAACCAGACTTGGCAACTATGCGATATTGGCGAGCAGTAATCAAGATAACCAATCTATTAAAAAGGAACTGCTTATGCCAATGATTGCGAGAAGTAATGGCTCTGGGGGAGGGATTCGAACCCACAACCTTCGGCTTTAGACACCGACGCTCTAACCTATTGAGCTACCCTAGAAATCAAAAGGAACTCCATCTGCAATGAAAAGTCGCGAGTAGTAAAACTTGTTCCAAAATACAATTTCAAAAAGGAACTACTTATGCGACAATGGTGATGCCACGGGGACTTGAACCCCGAATCTCCAGCTTGAGAGGCTGGCGTGTTATACCAGTTCCACTATGGCACCATATAAATCGACAACACTTCCATTCGGGGTCGGCTCCCGCACCTATCGTTTACCGCGTCCAACGATTTTCTATTCCGAACTTTTCCTTTGCAAATAATAGCGGGACATTGCAGGCTTATCAACCACGTCGCCCTGCACGAGGAAGTTAGGCAGGTAACACCAATAACCTTACCTTTAATTGTCTGGCCGCTTCGGTCACAATCTCTCCGTATTGGTTATGGGAAATTGTGTTCACCCTCGGGACGCGAACCCACGGCTTATTGGAGGGCGCCCGCCTTTCGGCGGGGACTTGAAAGTGTACTTTTCAAAAAAATGAATGGAGGTGGCCCCTTTCGGGGTGGAGCTGGCGCGGAGACTCGAACTCCGAACCTGATGATTACAAGGCACCTGCTCTACCAATTAGAGCTACGCCAGCATATAGAAGGCCGCCACTGTTCTAACCACTTAAACTACCGGCCCCAATCGGGGCCAGGCGGGATTCGAACCCAGCATCTTTGGCCGCCGGTACACAGAGTCCGGTTTTTACGGAAGCCGACTCTCAAAGAAAACCGCCGCTTTCTATCACCCCTGATTGTGGGGCCGCGCACTCAGCTTTATCCGCGGTAACTGTATGCGCTGTATGTCAGATTTCTTGCGCCCATGTGCTGAGGGCGCCGGCAGTCGTAGGGGCATTCCATTCTGACGACCCGTGTTTGCCGTGGTGCTGATTTGTGGTGCTCTTTGAACTGGCCTTACCCAGAGAGAACGCGCATCGGCACACCAAACCTTCGAAGCAGCTCTCTTTTGTGAACCTGCCTATTTCCTGACCCGACAGCGGGGGCAATTAGCGACTCGTTCTTTGGTCTGACTGCCGCTTCCACCAGTACATTATAAAAGGCTTAGTCTACTTTCGCCTTTGGGCAAGTGCCTCACCCTTCTGCGCGCGTTCAGAAAAAGGATGCCCATGTAGATTGGCACTGGTGACGAATGCTGGGATCGAACCAGCGACCTCATGCTTGTAAGGCACGCGCTCTAACCAGCTGAGCTAATCCGCCATTTCCTACTTTCTGTAATTATTATAACACAAAAATTTTTTTGTGTCAACCTGACGCTCAATCCTCCATATAGCCGAGGTAAGGGTCAGGAGTTCCATTAAGGCCGGTCACATCAGTGTCGTTCACATCATCGGGGTCAATGCCGGTCTGAAGAAAGGCGGCCTCGATGATGTCGTCGGGGTCCAGAGGAACATCGCTCTCAACGGTAGTCAGGACGGTTATGTTCACGCTGTAAGTGTATTTCATAGGTCTTATCCCCTCTCTCATTTTCTATAATAATTATACCACAAAAATTTTTTTGTGTCAAATAGCGGGAAGTAATAACCCCTATATGGTGGTGGAGTCGTAAAGGAACTTCTTATGCTATTGGAGAGGTGGCGTCATCCCATCAGACACTCATTAAGGCGCAGTAACGTTGCACCGCCCCTGTGGTGCTCCCTAAGGGACTCGAACCCTTAACTTACAGAACCTAAATCTGCCGCGTCTGCCAGTTGCGCCAAAGGAGCATGGCGGCGAGGGAGGGACTCGAACCCACAAGCCGCTCATCACGACCGACAGTTTTCAAGACTGCTCCCCGCACCTACTGGGGTCAACCTCGCCTTATGTAATAATTGGCTGGCCGAGGGTGCAAAAGCAAATCCCTGAGCCGCCATTGGATGGATGCTGAGGACAACCACGACACGACTCAGGGACTTTGTTTAGGTCAATACCGAAGAGGTTTCCATTGGGCGTTTCCAATGGTTTGAGATATTCTCGGTATTGCTTCAACTCTTTAAGCCACTCGGCCAACTGTCGGTGCTGTTCGGCGCATTCATCGCATGACAAGGAAGCTCGCTCTTCAGCGTGCTTGATTGCTTCATCCAGCGTCATAAGGGACGATGTATTAAAGTCTGTCATGCGATTACCTCCTTACTCAGATTTGTTTTCAGCCTCTGCTTCAGCTTTGGCTCGGTTAGCCGCAGCTTTTGCCGCAGCTGCTTCACGACGCTTCTTATCGAGGCGTTTTTGCTTGCGCTTTAGCAGCGCACCATTGTATGCCTGAAGAACTTTAGGAGCATTTGGCATATTTTTCCCTCCTTAAAGTTTATGGTGGAACTGATCGGACTTGAACCGACGACCCCCTGCTTGCAAGGCAGGTGCTCTCCCAACTGAGCTACAATCCCATGAGGGGGACGACAATGTCCCCAGGCTTTTATTTATACTCGCAGTCGACGAGTTTGGCTGGCATGGTGGGACTCGAACCCACAACCCCTCGGTTAACAGCCGAGTGCTAACTACCGATTGAGCTACACGCCAATATCCACAGGAGAGGGACGATGGCAGTCGTCTATCTCCCCATTTCTTTAGGCTCTGCCAAGCCGCAAAATGTACCTTTTGTTTCAAGCAAAAGGGTTGGTCTGAATGACTGGACTTGAACCAGCGGCCTCTACCACCCCAAGGTAGCGCTCTACCAAACTGAGCTACATCCAGATATGGTCCGAGTGGCGGGACTCAAACCCACGGCATCGTGGTCCCAAACCACGCGCTCTATCAGCTGAGCTACACCCGGATATTGCCGGAGTTTATATTTAAGAGAAACCCCCGGCTTAAACCTCTCCGCAAAGGTTACCCAGCCGTACAACGGCAGGCGGCGTCTCCGGCCGATGAACCAGCTTGCACTGGCGCAGGGCGCGAATCTTATCCATCCAGATAAGGGTTCCGTCGCCGCCATCAATGTCAAAGTGGATGTCGAAGAAGAACTCGCGGTCATTGGGGTCAATCTGATGGATGCGCCCCATACCATACTTTTGATGACGGACAACATCTCCAATCTGGAGAGTCTTACGCTTACTCATGTGAACTCCTTTCACTAATGGGTGGGTAGGTGTGTATCCTCTGCGTTTTCACGGGCTTGGAACCGTTCCTTTCGGAGCCGCATTATACACTTGGGGCGGATTATCCGCCGCTTGGGTATTGTCAGATTACTTCTGACTGATGATAGGCTCTTCATCGCCAAAGATGAAATCATCAATGTCTTGGTGGTTCCAAGGAAGCTCGAAGTACAACAGCATTTTCATGCCTCCTTTCTTATTTGGGATGATGGTATCTCGACAGGGACTCGAACCCCGACTTGCGCCTTATGAGAGCGCCGTGACTGACCAATTACACCATCGAGATATACAGGGCTGGGCTTTTGATGTTCCAAAGGAAAAGGAGTGCCCGTGCCGTTTCATCTCCTTATGGGTGCAGAGGCAGGATTCGAACCTGCGATTTCGACCTTATGAGGGTCGCGAGATAGGCCACTTCTCTACTCTGCGATATTGAATGGGGCGGCTCGACACGCAACTCCGAGCGCATTAAGGCGTGGTTTGTCTTATCGACCTCTAACGCCACCCTCATTTTCTGTAAATATTATACCACAAAAATTTTTTTAAGTCAACCTGTCGAATCCACGAAACTGTTTCCCTTGATATGGTAATTCGGGACAAGACATTCCATGCCGCCACATCCACTCTTGAAGGGCAATACGCTCAGAGCAGGGATTTTGCGGCGCTTCATGTACCATCAATACAATGATAGGTGGGCCTTCGAAATGGTTGCACTCACGGACTTGGTCTTTGATACGAGCACATCGACCAATGAAGTCCATGAAGTCAACCTTCTCAAGCTGGCGACGATATGCGTCAAGGAAGTTGCAGGTATCGGGCGTGTAAGGACAAGCAAAGCCGCCGCAACAAAGATTGGCACAAGACTTATCTGGATGCAGCATCTCGGCGCGCAAGCCATTACATACTTTGTTATTATCGAAGTACACAAAGTTCTTGTCGCGACCTGCGTGATACCATGCGGGATCGCCGCACGCAGTTGACAGTGGAATCATATTTGGTGTGAAATTGCGGATTTGGTAGAAGTATGAAGTATAGAAGTCCATCTTGGGTCCTCCTTTTATGGCAGGGGTAGAGAGATTCGAACTCCCAGTCATGGTTTTGGAGACCATTGGTTTAGCCATTAACCGATACCCCTGTATCTGGGGCGGCGTCCCGCCCCTTTAGCCAGATTACTTGGGAGCCATTCTCCACTGTCGGGCGAACCTGGCAAGCCTTTTGTTCCCTACTTATAGCTGAATGGCAAGCACCCTAAGAGGGCCGGGCCTCCGTGGTCTTTGTTTATTTGTCCCACGAAGAATTTTTGTGAACCGTATCACTTGCGCTTCAACACGATGAGCCTCCTTAAAATGCCGTAAAACTGGCCAGAGTTCAACGCGCGGCAGTAAACCGGTTGGTGCAACCAGCAGGGATTGAACCTGCGACCCCAGCGTTATCAGCACTGTGCTCTACCAACTGAGCTATGGTTGCATATAATGTCCACGGAGCCACCCTTTCAGCAAGGACTGTGCCGCCTCCATATGTAACGAGTCAACGGAGAACATATCGGGGCTTTTCGTACTACCGACCCGCCAGATTTTTCAGGCTATGAGGTATCTGGAATCTACCTTGGCTGCTCACGAAGCCACCCGGAGCTGTTACTCTCTCCCAGCCCGTCTTTAATTGCCAGGTGTCGGGCGCGGACTTTCCCTAACCTGCTGGACCGGCTGACGGGACTTGAACCCGCAGTCCCCTGCTTGGAAGGCAGGTGCGTTAGCCAATTACGCTACAACCGGATATGTGGTAGTTTCCCGTCTTTGTAATCTTGGAGGCACTACCAAGCCCCAACGCGTCGTGCAAGTTCCAGCATTCTTATCCCAAATGGAACTAAGCTCAAATCCAAGGGTCGCTTTATGAACTATTCGGTTCCTTTCCACCGGCCTTACAAAGCGATAACGAGGGCACAAGTCAGACGGTTACAACGATGCTGATACCGACAAGAGCCGCGGTCATGCGAACTTGACTTTCGGCGCCTCGTGCACAGGCAGTCTTACTCATTCAATCGCATCCAACCAATGGTGACCCATCGGGGGTTCGAACCCCGGCAACCCGCCTTAAAAGGGCGGTGCTCTACCAGCTGAGCTAATGGGTCATAGGATGGCCGTAATTTGTTTCCGACGGCCACGGAAAGGAAAAGAGTTATTTGTCTGGCGCGCCCTTCTCTCGTACTCGCGCAGCCGACAGGGTTTTACCCGCACTGTCGTCTACGGTTACTCTTCCGGCCAAATATCCTCAGAGTAGAGGGCGCGGTCAGAAGTGTCATGGGTGAGTTGGCCGCATCTCAAGGCCTCATACTTGGCGTCGTAGCGGTCAAGGAACCTATCCATCTCGTCGAGGAAACCTTCAACGATGTCGGGGGACTGGAAGTAGGAGTGGCCGAAATGCTCCTGAATTGTTTCATAACAATCAGGATGCCGCGGGCCAGCCACAATGATGGGATAGTCAGTGCCGAACGGCACGAACTTTACAGCAGAACACTTAATCATCTACCACCACTCCTCTCTTATTCAGTCCATAAACCAATGCGGTTCCCCAACGCTCGTCCTCGATATAGAAGAAATCGCTGGGCTTCTCACAATCGTGGCACTCGGCGTAATCCTGAGCCGTTAGCTCGAGCACTTGCCCGAACCGGAGGTCGGTGCCGACGGTCATCCAGTAAGTCTGGAATAACCCAGTCAGATTGGGAATACGATTTGGATTTCTCATAACTCATCCCTCACTTTCTATATATATTATACTACAAAAATTTTTTTGTGTCAAGTGAGGGGAGGAGTCATTGATTACAGCCGAGCGAGCAGGCCGGCCAGGTCAGTCTCGTTGGCCGCCTGAGCCGCCGCAATCTCGTCGATGTTGTCCTCAGTGCGGGTAATGGCCGCACGGGTCTTATCCATCTCGTCCGCCAGGTACTCCAGGTAATCGTACTTCTTGGTGAGCTGGGCCTCAGCGAAAGCCTTGCGCCGCTTCAGGATCTTCTTCTCCAGCCGCAGACCAGCGAGAGTCTCGCCGTCGTCGACAGAAGGAGTATCGTTGGGCGCGCACTTGGCGGTTGCGCGTACTGTCTCACCATGATACTGTCCGAGGGCGATCACCTTGTGAATACCGTCGCGACCAGTAGTGTGGATGAAGCGAGTCTCTGCCTTAGTCATTTGTCATACACTCCTTTTATTTATCAGATTTCAGATAGCTTAGCAGAAGAGGAGTAAGTGTATAGCCTCTTACAAAATTGGGAAAATGTAAAGTAAAAGGCCTCTCTTCATCTTCAAAATAAAGCTCCAAATCTTGTAGATAAAATACTTTATCACCTACATGGACTGGATTTTTTTCAGAATCAAAAACTACTTTTCTTACACCATCTATCTGGTATTTATCTTTTCTTTTTGAGACTGCTGGATAATTTACTGCAAGGCCATCATCTTCGTATTGCCTGATAGAAATACCAAACAAATAATCTTTAAGAGCTTGCATATCTCCCATAGATTGATTGCCGCGGAAGTCTGTAAAGCCAAACATCGCAGGGGTTACAGAAATATAATCCGAAGTTTTAAAGCCGTCATCATCCAACTTTACTGCCCCAATCCAAATTCCGCCTTTGGGGGAAACTTAGATTGAGATATTCAGGGTTCTAAAAGATTTTCTGAGACATAATAATCCCTCCTGTGGTAAAAAGTGATAATTCGCGGGTGTTAGCCGCTTATGGTGGTTCCTGGGGGAATCGAACCCGCGACCTTCCGGTTATGAGCCGGCGGCTCTCACCAACTGAGCTAAGGAACCATATGTAGTAGGGGAGACACCGAGAGTCCCTACTCGGCTTTAAGGCGCCGACTTGCGCATCGTACATCTAAGCGATGCAGCCTTTGGTATCTTTACCTATGGCAGCCCCGGCTGGACTCGAACCAGCGAATGCAGGAGTCAAAGTCCTGTGCCTTACCAACTTGGCGACGAGGCTATATGGTGATGCCCCTACTTACGGGAGGAACTTAATCCCTATCCGGTTCGGGGCATCAGTGCTTACCACAGTGCCCACCAATAGTCAAACAGACGATTAGAACGGTTGCCCTTTCCAAAAGTATGTTGTGACCGACGCACTTTACGATGGGACTGGTTCTTCAGAAAGCGTTTTCTGGACATAGCCATAATAGCACCTCCTTACTTGGTAGGGGAGGTGGGATTCGAACCCACTCAGCCGTTAAACAACGGATTTACAGTCCGCCCCGACTCTCCAACTTCGGCGCTCCCCTATATAGAGGCGGGTATTAAGCCACCCGCCAGGGCTTTAGTCGATGGCCTCTTCCTCGATGCGGATAAAGATGCGGTCGGGCGCCTTGGACTCGTCAACCTCCAGAACCTTGTTGTCCTGAAGATAGTCGATGGACATGATGCCATTGAGGTCGCCCTCATAAAGAGTGCGGTTGTCATCGGGAACATCATCCACCACATAGGTTGCCCTGGGATACTTTGCACGCATCTGGCGAAGAACCTGATTCAAAGATTGAGTCATTGGAATCTCCTCCTTTGATTGTATAAATATTATATCACAAAAATTTTTTTGTGTCAACCTACATTGTAAGCCTTACAAAGTAGGCGGTAGGTTAATCGGTGATTAAATTGATAAAGCTGCCGAGGACTTTGGCGGCGATGCCCAGCGAGGCAAATACGATAGTCCATGTGGGTGCGCCGACATAAACTGCGATACCGATAACCGCGATGCCGATGAGCATATTATACCTCCATGACCGTCATGTATCCGAAACGGATCGCCGCCCAGGAGTCTCCATCCTCACTGTTGTCAGAGAATACAGCGATGTCGCCGTTCAGCCCAATGGTAATATCCTCGTGGGCGAGCACATCCATGAGATAGTCTTGCAGAGTGTCGAGGTCTTCGTCGGTCAACGACAGATCGGTATTGACCTGACCCATCTCAAGGTCGGTGTCACAGAGGGTACAGTCCTCGAAATTATAGCGGAAATCCTTGCCAGAAGCGCGAACTTCCAGTGTCAGATTGAAAGTATCCAATTCACCCACGACGCGCACAGTCGCCAGGGAAAAGTTGCGAAGAATCATATCAAATATCCTCCTTCATGTATTGTTTACGGTAATAGTTCTTCATGGCATAGCCTCTTTCGCCAGTTACTTCGGTGCAGTTGGCCAGGTAGTCGATAGGCTGCCATGCAGCTGCTGCTTCCTCAGAGGGGAACTCGACTTCGGCGTACCACCAGCCGCCGTCCACCTGATTGACTTCGAGGGTAAGGCCGTTGTTCATGGGAAACTCATACCAGTCCTTGTGATAGACGCCGTACTTGGCTTGTTTGAGCAGGCGATTGTATTCCTCTTCGGAAATCCAGCCTTCAAGCTCGGTACGCTTGAGGCCATCGCCAGTCTTAAAAGTCCACTTGTATTTGGGCGTACCAAAAATGATGCCATTCAGCCCTTCGACGACTTTGATGCGCTTTGAAATACGCAACTCAGCATCGTCGTTCGCAAGGAGGTAAAAAGAATCAACCGATCTGTGCTTGCGAGGACGATAGCCTTCAGGGAGTCCAGGGACCAGCCACTTACGCTCGATTTCGATTCCGTTTGCGCTCATATTTCCTCCTCAGTCCAGGCAGTTCTCAATGTCCTTCGCCCAGAACTCGATGTTGCACACCTCGTCGGCGAGCCGCAGGGTAAGGACAATCTTCATGGTATTGTCAAACATATAGATGATGGACAGCTGCGCATCAACGCCATCAGGCTCCTTGTCCAGAGCGTAGCGCATACGCCGCATAATATCATCCCAGCTGGCCTGAGCCTGGTCGATATACTTGCTGGAGACGCTATCCATATAGAGATAGAGATCGTTGGTATGGGCAGTCTTGAAGTACAGGGTCGCGTTATTGTCAGCCATGGTAAAGCTGAAATCGAAATCCGTAAACTTCATTAAAATCCCTCTATTTTCATTTGAATGTATTCAGGTTCTTGGTCGGCTTGCAGGTATTCGTCCTTAACTCCCAATATGTCGGTCTTGAATACATAGAAGTCATTGGGCTGGCGGCGCAGTATTTTACGCATCTGGCCAAGCACCTGCTGCAAAGTATCGAGTGACTTTTTGTTTTTGTCGCACCAGTCGGCCCAGAGAGAGGTAACTTCAAGTTCTTGCTTGGCGCCCCGTCTGTCCACGCGTAGTTCGTGGAGCTTCCATTTGACAGTCTCCGCATCTAATTGCTTTGGTGCAAACTCCAAGGCGTGCAGCAAATCTTGAATGGCAGAGTTTGGATATTGCTCTGCCTCTGTTGCTCTCTCGAGGTCGCTCTTGGCTTCGCGGCAAATGTTAAAAAATTGAGTTATGAATTGTTCAAGTTCTGCCGCTTTCATATTATCGCTTCCTCAATTCATCCAATCCAAGATTGATAAAGGCCAGAACCGCCACCAGATACGCACAACCGGTATTAATGTCGTTAGCAAAAGGCCGACCATTCGCCACATTGATACAGCCGAAAATGAAGTTTACCAACCAAAAACCGGCGAGGAAAAAATCACATACTACCATCGCGCCACACTCCTTTCTTAATAAAATCCGCCTTGACGATTTCGTAGATGTTGTCCAGCGCCACAGGAGTGAAGTTGGTTACATCCACGGAAAGGTTAAAGGTATGAGTGAGCGTATTGTAGAATGGCTCATGGTTATGCACATGGCCGTGGCACAATACCACCTCAGAGTTGTCGCGCACAACCATGTCGTAGAACGCCTCATTCTCCAGTGGGAAATGGCACATCACAAAGTACAGCCCCTTGTATGGCAGGTAGGCGACATCGTGAACAGTAATCTTCTCAGGATACTGCTCATAAATAGCGAGCTTACGCAGCGTATCGTGATTGCCGCGTACCAAATGAATGTGACCGTTGAGCCGATGGAGAATGGATGCGGTATTGTCGGCCAAGCCCATAATGAAGTCGCCCAGATGGTATACGGTGTCCTCGGGTTTCACGACGCTGTTCCAGTTGGCGATGAGCGTCTGGTTCATGTCCTTGTGGTCACGGAAGGGCCGGTCGCAATACTTGATGATATTGTCGTTATTGAAGTGGGTATCCGAAGTCAGAAAGATACTCATTTAATCACTCCTTTCATGCGAAGGTCATGTTCAGTCTGAGCGCGCCGCAGGATGTCATTGAACTCAACGACATCGTTGGTGGGCATCTTGTCAAGGAGCAGCTCGTAGATAATCTTGGACAGGCCACAGTTATCATAGTTCTTCTCCGGCTTGGGATAAACTATGTCGGAAGCCGTCCAGACTTGCTCACCGTTGATCCAGATGGAATAATCCGTGAAGGAAGCGCCTCCGCTGTCATCGCCCCAAGGATGATGACAACAAGAAAGGTCTTTGCGGCGGTCAATACGAGTTACGATGACGCAGGTCTGGCGGTCATCGTCAACGATTTTCAGAATCATAGCGGCTCCTTTCCAACAGCTCGTTAATACTGACAAGCTGGACGCCATTGGCAACAGCATCGAGTATGAAGTTGAAGACAGTTTGTGCCTCTTCGGGCCGCACACCAAATTTTGAGCCATTGATGTAAAGTCCTGAACCTTTATCGTAGGTCATCGAGTT